AACCACTAGAAGCTTCAGTGATTATTGATGGTAGACATTTACAGATTGACGGATATGATTTATCTCCGAAAGGAATTATAGATTACTTAGAACTTAAACAACCTATCTTCAGTAAATCAGCTGAATGGGGGCATATGGGTAATGGTTTTAGTTGGAAATAAAAGTAAAAAGAGCTATATTTATAATAAAGAAAATCGACCCCAGAGCGATTTTATTTTATATTAACCGACGATCTTAGGACGTCACAAATTTTAAATGATATGAGTACATTATTTTATGAACGTACACCGTTCGACATTTTAGTTAGAAATTTTTTTCAAGACGCCGGCAATTATCTTCCGCTGGCAGAAACCAAAGTTCCTCACCCAGTAGATATTTACACAAACGAAAAAGGTCTCTTTTTCGAAGTAGCTTGTACAGGGATCTCAAAAGAGGATCTTAAAATCGAAACCCAAGATAATACTTTACGAATTAATTACGATAAGTCTAAAGACGCAGCTTGCTGTGAAGTAGGCGATTGTGATTATATCCACAAGGGTATTGCTAGAAGATCTTTTAATTTAGGTTGGAAGATTGATACTAAATTTGATCTTAATAAGGCTAAAGCAGACTTTGCTAACGGACTTTTAAAGATTGAAATTCCTTTTGCTAAAGGATCAGAGTTAAAAACTTTGAAAATTAGCTAAATTTTTACTGCTCTGGGTTTGATTTTCGATCATAAAGTATTATATTATAGTTAAATAAAGTTATCACATGAAACAGTTATTGCCTTCAAATGACAGACTCCTTCTTAAACCGATTGATGAGGGAGAACAAACTTACGGAAACATAGTTATTCCTGATATGGGAAAAGAAAAACCTGAAATGGGTGAAGTAATCGCTATCGGTAAAGGTAGAATGTCAGAATATGGACATTTTATTACTGTTAATCACAAAGTAGGCGATATAGTTCTAGTACCCAAGATCGGTACTTTAAGAATCGATTTTGAAGGAGAAGAGTACTATATTGCTCAAGATAGAGAGATACTAGCAACCGTAAAAGAAAGTGAAGAAAATGAGTAAAAAAATTGTATTTTCCAAAGAAGCTAGAGAAGCTCTAGCAGTTGGAGTAGATAAATTAGCAAACGCAGTAACAAGTACCTTAGGACCTTCAGGTAGAAATGTTATCATCGAACAAGGTATGGGTAATCCGGTATCAACTAAAGATGGTGTAACTGTAGCTAAGTCTATAGAATTAAAAAATAAAGTAGAAAATATTGGTGCACAGATAGTTAAGCAAGCTTCTATTAAAACTGCTGAACAAGCAGGTGATGGGACTACTACTTCGACTCTACTGGCACAAAATATTTTATCAGAAGGTATAGATCGATTAAATAATCAAAAAGATCTAAATGCAGTAGGTATTAAGAAAGGTATTGATAAAGCAGTCAACGATGTAGTTGATTACTTAGAAGGTATCTCAGCTGATATTACTGATGAAGAACAACTTAAACAGATTGCTTCAATCTCAGCTAATAATGATAGCGAGGTTGGAGAGTTGATTTCAACAGCCATGGACAAGGTAGGGAGAGACGGTGTAGTTACGATTGAAGAATCGAAGACTGGCGATACCTATTTAGAAACTGTGGAAGGTATGCAATTCGATAGAGGTTATAAATCCCCTTATTTTGTTACCGACAATAACTCTATGACATCCATTTTGAAAGAGCCTTACATTCTTATTATCGACAAGAGGCTTAATCAAGTAAAAGAGTTACTTCCTATCTTGGAGGCTGTTTCTCAACAAAATAAATCTTTACTTATTATTGCTGACGATATTGATGGAGAAGCTTTATCTACGTTAGTTGTAAATAAAATGAGAGGTATTTTAGCTTGTGCTGCAGTTAAAGCACCAGACTTTGGTGATAGGAAAAAAGCTATAATGGAAGATATCGCTACATTGACTGGAGGAGTAGTTGTATCAACTGAGAAAGGTATGAGATTAGATAAATTTGATTCTTCTTGGTTAGGTAAAGCTAATAAAGCTACTATTTCAAAAGAAACTACTACGATTATTGATGCTAAAGGTAACGAAGAATTAATCACTCAGAGAGTTGAACAAATTAAAACTCAGATCGAGGAATCCAATTCACCGTTTGAAAAAGAAAATTTACAAAATAGATTAGCTAAGTTTATCGGTGGAGTAGCAATAGTACATGTAGGAGGACATACTGAAATCGAAATGAAAGAGAGAAAAGATAGAGTAGAAGATGCTTTACATGCTACTAAAGCTGCATTAGAAGAAGGTATCTTACCGGGTGGTGGTATTGCTCTATTGAATGCTTCTAAAGAACTAGTCGGTAAAGTAGGAACCCTAGAAAAAGAAGACCAAGTAGGTTACGATATTATAATTAATGCTATAGAACAGCCTTTCTACAAAATTCTTAGAAATGCAGGTTATGAAGAGCAAGAGATTTATGATACTGAAGAGCATATTATAGAAGAAGGAGATATCTGGTTCGGGTATAATCCTAGATCAGGTGAGTACGTAAATATGTTCAAACAAGGTATTATCGACCCTACTAAAGTAACCAGATTAGCATTAGAAAATGCTGCTTCTGTAGCCGGTACACTACTTATTACAGAGGCTGTTGTTGCTACTGGGAAAGAAAAGAAACAGCAAGGAAATATTGACCCTAGTATGTTACTAGGATAATTTAAATTTGTAAATATGAATAAACAAGAACTATTTGAGCAGATTGCAGAGCAGTTTGCCATTCTACAGGAAAACAATTCCGGAACTACTAAAGCATCTCAAGCTAGAGCTAGAAAGGCTGCCGGAGAAATTAAAAAGCTGATTACTCCATACAAGAAAGCTAATATGGACGAAGTTAAAGGGTAACTATTTATTAGTAACCCGTAATAAAGAGGGGCTCCGGCCCCTTTTTTAGTTTGTGGGGGCTGTTTTTTACTCCGACGAAGTCGCCACGCGCGAATATTTATAATATATGCAGTTACAAGAGCCAAAACAGATATACTTTACCAAACCGAATTCAAGCGTTAAATGGATGTCAACCGATGGTGAATGGGAGTGGAGAAATAATTGTGCTAAATTCCCCGATGATAAAGATCTTTTATGGTATAAAGACAATCCTATAGAGTATTCGTTTAATAACTACGGATATAGAACACCGGATGATTTTGTTGAAGGAGCAGAAGGTAATGCGTTTTTAGGATGCAGTCATACCTTTGGTATAGGACACCACTTGAAAAATGTATGGAGTTATAAAGTTAGTAAAAAAATAGGCGGGAAGTTTTTTAATCTTGCACAACCCGGTCGTGGTATCGGAACAGCAGCACGAGTGTTGTGGGCGTTTAAGGATATGTTAAAGATAAAAAATGTTTTTCTTTTTGCGCCTCATCCTGCTAGATATGAATTATATGATCCCTATAAAGAAGCATGGACAGTTGTTGCACCGGCATTTAATTATCCTACGTCTACAAATCCTATCTTGGATCTTCCCGACGAAATGCGATACATCCTAGCAGATGAAAATAATGTGCAATTTTACTACGCTACTAATTTTGCGTTTATAGAACAAATATGTAGAGAAATCGGCGCGAGACTCTGGAGTGTACCTATGCCGAGTTTTAGACAATGTGGTGATTCTGTGGTTCCATGTCGAGCTAGAGATTTAATGCATCTTAACGCACTAATTCATATGAAAATTGCAAAAGATTTCTTATATTCATATAATAATAATATTGAACCGTATCGTGAGGCTAATATGGCTCGATATAATTTAGTAGTAAACAGTAAAGTTAAAGATAAAGATAGATTAATTTAATGAATAAATACTTAGTAGTTATATGCGGACACCTTACAGAAGGTTTTAAATCTCAAATTAAGGAGTATATTAATTACCTTGATCTTGATGAATCCGATATAATGGTTGTAAGTGATCAAGACAACTTTAAAGATTTCTTACCAGAGTATAAATTCTATCCTGTTGAAAAGGATGATAGGTTTGAATTATTTCCTTTTATTTGTTTAGATGAAGCTGATTACCATAAAATTAAAACAGAAGTAGAGCATCAAAGAGTTTATGAAGAATGCTTCTTTATTAACACACATATAGAGCTGTTTAACTTTCTTCCTGGTAAATTTAAGAAGACTAACTATAGAACAGTATCATTATTTGACCACCAAGAGTATAGTGTAAGAAAAGATTACAGAACTGAATATGATAAAGTATATCATCCTCCTCATTTATACGGTAAGGATTTTAGAAATATGGAGTATAAAGATGATATAAAAGTTGTAACTCAATTTATAAATATAGTTGTACCTACTGCTGCTTTTTTTCATTGCCGTTCATTGGAATTTTCTAATATAGCTAAATATTATAAAGCAGAAGAATGGAAAGAATTAGATACAGGTAAGTGGAGTGCTAGAGCACTTTATCCACATGGTACAAAAGAAGTAGGTCCATATTATGCTCATCCTAACGCTGTACTTTACTGGTTAATAGAAAAATTATTTTTTGCAAGAGAATATGTCACGTAAAAAGATAGCAATACAATTATCAGGTCATATACGAAACTTTGATTTAATTCAACAGTTTCATGAGTATGTAGATAAACATTACAAAGACAGCGAATACGATATTGATTGGTTTGCATCTTGTTGGATTCATGAAGAGTATACTCTATCTTCTACCGACATATGGGCAGATTATGAAGAAATAGATTTTAATTCAACTGCGACTTATCCTCGATTTGGTGAAAATAATGAAAAGTATACATATCTAATCCAGAGAGTTAATCTTTTAAGAAATAAATACGAACGAGAAAACAAGGTTAAATACGATATGGTACTTTGGACTAGAATAGATATTACCTTACATATAGATGTTCTAGATAAAGTTTTTAAAGATAACCATTTAAATGAAAGAACATTATACGTTCCTGGTAGTATTCAAGCTAATAAAGTTGGCCCAGCTTATTACTATTCGCTAAATGATAACGGTGCATATGCTCTTCCTTGGGTAATGGATATTTACGCCAATATGTTTTTGTATGGATACTGTGATAAAGAGTTTAACAAGTTTCCTTGTTCTCATGCTATGAATCCATTTTTTATGATATCTAATACTTTATTAGCTCGAGGATGTCCTTTTGAATATAGCTTGGTTAGAGAAATGCATAGAGGTAAAATTAAAATGATAATAAAGAATGAAGGAATAGATAAATGGATGAGTAAGTACCATAAGTTACGTAAAGATGATGAAATAATCCCAGAAGAATGAATATAAATTTAAAAAATTACATTAACGAAATTCCTGACTTTCCTATTGAAGGAATACTTTACAAGGATATTCAACCTCTATTACAGAATAGTATAGCCTTTAACGCTGCTGTATCTGAAATGTACTACTTAGTTAATAAACCGGATTACTGGGTTGGAGTAGAATCTAGAGGATTCATATTTGCATCTGCTCTTGCTATCAAATACGGTGGAGGAGTAAAACTTATAAGAAAACCTGGTAAGCTTCCAAACAAAAATATTCAGTCAGTAGAATATAAGTACGAATACTCTGAAGGTAAATTAGAAATGAGTATGGGTTCCGGAACAGTAGTGATTGTAGATGACGTATTTGCAACTGGCGGTACTATCGAAGCTTCTGAGGAATTAGCAAACACTTGCGGTTACGATGTAATCGATAAAGTATGTCTTGTAGATTTAGGTATTTCAAGTTACGGTATTAAATCAGTAATACAGTATTAATGCAAAAGTATTTATATGTAAATGGTTGTAGTTATACTGCCGGAGATAATCTTAAGTTAGAAGAAACCTGGCCTTTTAAATTAGGAGAATTGTTAGGTGTAAGAAACGTAATGAACAAAGCTGTTAACGGCAATTCAATGTTCGCTATTTCCCATACTACTTTTCATCATTTAGAGCAACTATCCCCAGAAAATATATATGTTGTGATAGGTATGACGTGGAAAGGCAGGAAAGGATTTTTATTTGATAATTCTACCATTAATATTACCCCTGCAGATTTAGCTAAAGAGAAGCCTTATTATAAAGATAAGATATCAACTAACAGAAGATCATGTGCAGTACATGCTCTTGATAATAACCACCGTATAAAAAATAAAATGTGGGCTGACTGGATAAAAAATGATGAATTAGAAAATACTGCACAGCTCTATACTGATCATTATAAGAAGTTAATAGAGAACGATCCTCATTTAGATAGAAATTTAGATTTAGAGTACAAGTATTACTTATCTATGCTCGAAAATTACTTAATATCCAGAGGCTTTAATTATATGTTTGTTGATTTTCAACAATATTACCTTACTAAGAAGTTTCTTAACTTTAAAATAGAAGACAATCCAACACTACATCCTACCGCAGAAGATTGTACTAAAATAGCAGAATTTTTATATAGAAAATTTACAGATGAGTAAAATATTATTATTATCGGCAACTAAATATGAACACGGTTTAGACTCGTTATTTGATATTCCAATCTATACTATCGGTATAGGAAAAATAAATGCCTCGGTCAATACTGCTAATTTAATTAAAGAAATTAATCCTGATTTTGTAATTAACTTTGGCTCCTGTGGTAATTTAAAAAACTATAAAGTAGGAGAGGTTTTAGAGGTAGGAGAAGTAGTTGACGATTTAGATACTCAAGGGTACTATATACCTCCTAATCTTAAACTAAATTCTGCTTCTGATATAAAATGCTTAACCACAGATCATATGTATGATAGTTCTCATACCAATTATATAGATTCATATCTCAAGCTAATAAAAGAATGTGATATAGTAGATATGGAGTTATTTGGTATTGCAAAAGCTTGTTACATTGCTAATAAACCTCTCTATTCATTTAAATGGGTGTCTGATGATGGAAGTAATGATGATTGGTTAAAAAATGCTAGAGCAGGTTTCGAAAATTTTAAAATACTTTTCGATAACATATTTTTATGAAAATACTCTTAACAGCTTCTGCCCGCTCAGGTTCAACAGCTCTTGCTTCTGCTATTGGTAAGATATTAAAATACCCAGTAAGATTTGAACCTTATGATAAATGGGTTGAGACTAAACAACCTGTTAGTCTTAAAGCCGATAAACTGATAGAGAAGAATATAGTAGATCAGATACCAAAAGAAAAGTTTTCGGAATATAGTAAGAGGTTTGATAAACTTATTTTTCTTACTAGAGAAAATTTATTAGAAGCATATGAAAGCTTTTATTATAAAGTATACCATCAACCAGGCAACTGGCATAGTTACTATACAGTAAAGGAAGGCGATATACGTATGGATCAGGAAATATACGATAGGTTAGAAGAAAATCATAAATTAGTAAAATCTCTTGCATATATGAATAATATTTCATATATTTCTTATGAAGATATTTATTCAAGCAATTATGATACCTATCTTAATGCCTTTAGTAAACTTCAATTAGATTTGGATCCTATGGAGTTAAAAACATACTTAGATCCTAAACATAGATATAGAAAATTTAAAAAAACGGTTATATGAGCGATACAGTAAAAAAGTATTTTGAAATGGTCGAAGCAGGAGAGATCGAAGATACTCTCAATGTAACTCCTGCACCAAATTTTCCTAGTGAAGGAGCAAAAAAAGAGGCTTATACTATTCTCTGTACATATAGAGAGGAGTCTATTTTAGAAGCAGCAAGGATTTTAAAGAGTGGAAAATAAATACTGGCCTAGAGAATCTAGAGCAAACCAAACATTCACCAGATCAGGATCTGATAATAGTGACTTGAATACCTATACCTATAACGAAATAGGTTTTAGAGGAGATTCAATTAAGGTACCTATTCATATGTTAGCAATTGGGTGCTCTCATACTGAAGGTATAGGAGTTAATGATAATGAAACCTGGCCTTACTATCTAGCTAAGGAATGTGGATGGAATCATATCAATATGGGCTTTACCGGTAGATCAAATGATTATATTAGTAGAATGACTTTAACCTACTTAAAAGAGTTTGATCCTGAGTTTTTATTTATAATGTACACTTATACAAATAGACGAGAATATTTTACTAAATATGGATATCAACCCTGGCATCCTTCCCCTTGGGGTTACTTTAAAGATAATTATCAAGAATATAAAGCATTTGCTGATTTAAGCAATCCCGAAGCAGATATGGAAAACTACAGGAAAAACAAACAAATAATTGAAATAGCCTGTAAGGAAAATAACACTAAGCTTATTTGGAATGGTACCTTTACCGAGGATAAAACTCCAGAGGTTAATAGGTTTGACGGTAACTATAATATTAGTCACGGAAAGCATGCAACAGCTGAAGAAAATAAAAAATATTCTAGTGAGTTAGTTGAATTTCTGAAAAAAAATCATTATATTTAATTATGATTAGACTTCCGCACGAACCTAAACAGTCTCGTAAATGGATCGAAAGCTATCTTAGTAAGAGATATTTCAAGAAACCTTACGATAGGTTTATGTGGTGGAGAGGATATACTCCTAAGAACAAACCTCTTCATAAGAATAAACCTTTTATCGAAAAGATAAAGAATGGTGACTATGAAGTAGGACCTTACCTATGGGAAGTAGAACTGGCAAAGCATACTATTAATGATAAGTTTCTAAAGTGTAGAACTACTAACGGAGATGTTGATTATGGAGTATTTAACTCAGAAACTTCTATTGATAAAGCTAGAATAAAAAGACTTAACCAGGATCATGAGAAGGAAGAAGTAAAGAAGCTTCAAGAGGTAAAGAAAGGTTTCTTAACTGTTTTTAAGATGACTAGTGAGCAGTATGAGGAAGAGGTACTTAATACGAATGCAGAAGAACTTATAGACTTTTATTTTGAGATGGAAGATAAGTATGGAACATATTGGAAACCATTAAAAAAGTTAGGATAAACATGGGTTAAACCTATTTTTATATATATTTATTTTAAACTATAACAATTAAATTATGCTTTATTTATTACTTGCTGTTGTACTTGGAATCGGTGCAGTAGTGTACCTTACTCAAAAGGGTAAGATTAAAGATTCTGATGGAGATCTAATTCCTGATGTTGTCGAAGACAAGGTTGAGGAAGTAAAAAAGACTGCTAGAAAAGTGAAAGCAGCTGCTAAAGAAATTAAAGAAGAGGTAGACGACGTAGTTGAAGAGATTAAAGATGTAATCGAAGAGACTAAAGACGTTGCTGATGCCATTAAAGGCACTAAAAGGAGAGGCAGAAAACCTGCTGCAAAGAAACCTGCTGCAAAGAAACCTGCTCCTAAGAATAACCAGAAATAATTTTTATGCAAGAAAATATAAATGTCGACATCAATCAAACAGAATCAGTTACATGTGAGGAGTGCGGAGGAATCTACTTCGATCAAGCACTCGTCATCCGAAAGGCATCTGGGTTCCTCACAGGTACAGGAAAACCATCTTACATCCCGATCCCAGTCTTCGCCTGCAAAGAATGTGGACATGTCAATTCAGAATTCCAACCTAAACAAGCTCAGCGATTGGACTAGGTTTACTTATTCCGGAATTCAGGATGAAATTTATTAGGTGGCCTTAGAAATAAGGCAAGTTGGAGAGCTAGTTCGAGGGTAGGAGCTCGGCTAGCAAAATTATGGGACTTTCGGGTCCCATTTTTTTTACCGATGAAATCGTGCGTTAATCGAGGAAATCAACGATTTCTGGGAAAATCAATATATTTATATTAAAGCGTTTTATACCACTGTTCTAGAGAATTAGTTGTACTAATCCTTAAAAAAGAGCAGGTATGAAATTTATTTTATGTGCCCTCTTGGCACTTGGTTCTTTGAACATATCAGCACAGGAATACTACACCATAGCAGATGTTCAAAATAATATAGTTCTAGGACCACTAGCTGGTAATAGAAACATTACTTTCGGAGTAAAGAATATTCTGGAAGAAGTTCTACAAGATAAAGGATTTGACCTTGGACCTAACTCATCTAAGCAAATCGAAGTTTCATTATTATATTTTGACGTTAAGAAAACAAATATGCAGTTTGCTGTATATGGAAAAAATCTTGACGTTACTGAGATTATAGCTCAAGCTAAATTGGTTGTAGATGGAAAATCTAAAAAGCCGGTTATAGCAAAAGGCACAGCCAAGTCTATATCAACAGCAACGTTAATCATAGATCAAGGTGGTAAATTCTCTCAGGCTAATGTTTCTACAGCCTTGAAGAAGGTATGTGAACAGTTAATTGATAAATTAAAATTATGAAAAAAATTATAAACTTACTTATTAAGTTTGATAAATGGTTATCAAAGTTAGGATATGAAATGTATCCAGAATTAACTAAACATATGAAAAAATGATTAAAAAATTTTTATTTTTACTTTTACTTCCTTTCACAGCTTTAGCACAACAGGGGTACTTAAGTCATAGCTATATTGACGCTGTACCAACTGGAGGGTTTTCGGTAGGAGATACAATTACTGTGAAATTTGAAATGATTGATGGAACAGGTATGACTCCTGATTTTGCTCATTTCGACTTTGAATGGAATAATAAACTTGTACAGTATATTTCTCATCAATTCGACCCTTTATCTAAACTTCCAGCGAATACTCAAAAATCATGGACTAAATGGACTGGCTATCAATTTAAACCGTTGACTACTTATGCTGGTGTTCAATATGCTGAACATGATTTAGATTTTCAATACGAATATGGATGGAAAAATAGAACTAATGTTACCGGGGATACAAATTCTTATCCTAATGCTACTGATTGGAGTGTAGCTAGAGTAATACTACAAGCCGGTAGTTCTCTTCCTTTATCTGATCCTTTAATTTATGTTAAATTTAAAATTAAAGATAGAGGGGTAACTAATTATGAAAACTATAATAACGTTACAGAATTAAACTATATAAGAGCAGAAGATATTGGAGATAGCTCAGGTCTATATGATGTTAAATCTGGGACCGAAAGAATTAATTTAAGCAGTGTTAACGGTGTTAATGCAGGTACATTTACTATCAACTTAAAAACATCTAGTACTGCCGATGCTTATTCTACTGACTATACTTATAAAATTTATCAAACATCGACTGACGGTGACGGTAATACTACAAACACAACAATTGAAGAAGGTAATTTTGATGCAAATGGCCAAGTTTTGACGACTAATTTAATTATTGACGAAACTTATAAAATTGATATTGAAGTAGACGACACTGCAACTTGGTTAGATGATGTATTAACAGTAACTGATGTGTATCTTATTTTTCAAGAAGCAATAGGTGCAGGAAATACCCCAGGTGGAACCGCAGGAGCATTCGAATATAAAGTTCAATATGAAATAGGTGAAATAACTAATTCAGGAAATGTAGATTTCGATGATTCTTACGAAGGTCTAGCTTTCTTAGCAGGTAACAGTACTGGAACATATTTTACTTCTAAAGATAATGGAGGTATAGACAATGAAGGAGATATAAGTACTTTTGGAGTTCCTTCAAATGATTGGTATTACGGGTTTAAAAATGAATTTACTGCTACCGAAGGCGGTACAATAAATATGGGACATGCATTTAAAGGAGATCCTGATTTCTCACATTCATATACTCCTACAGCTGAAGGATCAACTACAGGTAATGCTCAAACAGCTCAAGCAAGAGTATCTATGACTCGTAATGCTATGGAAGCTCCTATAGAAGCTAACCTTGATATAGTATCAGAACTAATTGAAGGAAAAGTACATGTAAGCATTCAGTTATCTGAAGAAGATATAGTAGGTAATCAATTCGACTTAACTTATGACGATACAAGACTAAAATTAGATGAAGTGATATTTGATAGTGGAAACGAAATGACAAACTTTAGTAAGCATGATGAAGCATTATCTAAGGTGTTTATCGGATCATTAGATCAAACAGGAGCTAATATTGTAAAAACCGGTACTCCATATAAGTTAATTTTTACTCCTACTGAAACTATAACTAATACAGCAGGGTTGGTAGCCTTTAGATTTACAGAAGGTGTTAAAAAAGATGGAACAAAAGTTAAATACATAATTGAATAATATGAAGAAATTTATTTTAATAGGCCTACTTTTAATTCTTTCAGGATGCATCAAAGATGATCCTTTTTATATAGAGGAGGTTCCAAGAGAAGTTCCTGCAAGTTTAATGATTACTGAATTAACAGGTGTCAAGCTAGCTTCTTATGTAATAGTTGAAGAAGTTGACATTAATATTAAACTACCAGAGACTGGTGTTTATAGAGTCAAAATTAGACACGGATTAAATAATGAAATTATCTCTCAAGAAAAAATTAACGGCAAAAAAGGAGATAATTTACTAAAAGTATACGTTAGAGCTTTACCAAAAGACGCGTATAAATTAGAAGTAACCAAAGAGAATCACGACCCAGTTGGATTCTCATCTTTTGCTAAATTATAGGTATGAGTGAAGAAAAAGAAGGCTTTTTTGGTCAAATTAAAAATCAAATAGTTGCTACTATCGGAATAGTAATTACAGCTGCCGGTGGATTACTAGTAACTAATATGGAGGCTATTTTCTCTCCAGAGGAGAAAGTAGAAGAAGTTCAACCAATGTTAGAACAGAGTATCTCAATTCCTGAGACTGCTAAAGACACAGTTGTTATCTCTAAGACGATTGTTGTTCCTCCAAAAAAGGTAGAGAAGAAAACAGAAACTGAAATCCGTAAGGAAGAAGGTTACGATTGGTAAAATAGTTAATATAAAGATTATGAAAAATTTGTTACTAGACATTTGGAAAGACAAACTTAGCGATTACGTTATATTAGATTACATATTTAAACTATGGATCTATGGACTAATGGGCTTGTTTGTATTAGGATTTACTGCTATTGTTTACGGAATAATTTCCGGTGAAGCAGATATCGCTAATGCTACTTTTGGAATATTTGATACACTAGGATCATGAGAATACTTTTATTTTTACTTTCGTGCTTATTCACTTCATCAATCATAGGTCAAACTATAGGTAAGACTACTACCGAAAGCTATACTGCTGGATTTGAATCACAGGCTTCTGTCTATGAAATACCAGAATACTTTGGAGAGCCGGTCCCTGTCGCTATCCTCTCAATCGGAGTTAATCAAGAAGTACTTGATCAATATCCGGAACTAGGAGATTACCGCGTAGGTTTAGGACTTTCCAATATTACTGTAGCTTTTATGGATGAGACTTTTAGATTCGAATTTGTTGAAACTAGAGACGAAATAAAAGATAGAATGATCAAACAATATAAAGCATCTAAAAACGGATTATCTGCAAATGTAATAAACCCTGTAGGTAAAATCGTACTAGCTAAATATTTCGGATATATTGAAGTATACGACTTCTCCATTTCAGAAGACGAAACTATAAACCTTAAAGACGGAGTAAAAAATACGTTAGTTACTCGTTTAGGTCTTCAAGTTAGATTAGTAGATTCAGAAACTGGACTTTATATGACAGGTTCAGGATTGGGCACTGCTACTACAACAAGAGAAATGACTTTACTTAATGATGAAAATTTAGAAGAAGTTGCTTTTAACCAATCTTCTATAGGTGTTGCAACTAAAAAAGCTCTTAATACGGCTGTTTATAAAATAGTTCGTAGAATGAGACAGAAGAAAATTTTTGATCATTAAAAATGAAAAAACTGCTGTTCATACTATTGCTAGTATGTTCCAGTCAAGCCTTCTCTCAGCAAATTATACAAACGTATACTGATAGATGTACTGGGGCTACATATACTTTTTCTGTAGCATATAATAGCTCTACAGTTGTTACATTCTATAATAAATCTAGAGTTTTTACTTCAACAGAGTTTACAAATGGTACACTACAAGCATGGTTAGAAGAAACTTATCAATGGTGGAAGAATTTAAGTCCATGTTCTGCTAATCAAGCAAATACTTCTAACACACAAACTACTACTCAAAATACTACCTCGAACGCTACTAATGCAGCTAACAATGCTACAAATAATACTAGTAGCTCAGGTACTACTAATAATACTTCCTCATCTAATACAGGCAGTACTGGTACAAACAGTTCAGGCAACACAGATTCTGGAAGTACTACTAATAATTCTAATACTAATAATAATGACACATCTAATGGAAATAGTTCTTCCGGTTCTGGCTCATCGGATTCAGGAAGTTCTTCAGATAACTCGTCATCGGGTTCATCTTCTGACTCTTCGGGGTCATCGGACAATTCTTCAGATTCATCTAGTGGGGACTCATCTTCGGGAGACTCTGGTGGGGATGGAGATGGCTCGTCTAGTGACTCGTCAGGCGGATCGGAAGGAGATAATGGCGAAGAAGGAGGATCTTCGGATAACAGCGATTCAGGTGAAGGAGATAGCGGAGAAACTGACGAAGGTGGATCAGGAGATTCTGACGACAAGAGCGACGATTCGAAGGATAAAGAATCCTCCGAAGAAGATAGTAAGTCTGAATCAGAAGAAAGTGAAAGTGAAGAGACTGAAGAAGAAGTAAAAGAAGAAGAATCCGAAGAAGAAAAACAAGATGAAGAAAAAGACGAATCTGACGAGGAGTCAGAGGAGGAACAAGAAAAAGAGGATGATGAAGAAGAGTCTGATGAAAGTGAAGATGATGAGGAAGAAGACTCAGAAGAGGAAAGCAGCAACGAAGATGAAGAGGAAGAAGATGAGGATGAAAAGAAAAAAAGAAATCTTGCTCCTCCAATCATATCAGCTAACTTAATGACTATGCAGATGATTGACGGTACTATTAGTACTGCTGCATCGTTTGGTATATCTCAATCATCATTAACAGGAATAGATACCTATTCTTTAAACGGAATGGTATGGTCTAATCTACAGCAGTTTATGTTAGGAGGTTCTAAAAGTACTGTATACTTTAAATATGATAGAGAGGTTCCTAGAATAGTAGTAGACCCTTCCACAGGTAAATCTTACCAGTTTGGTAGTACAATGGAAAAAGGATCGATATGGTCTATAGATTCACATGCTGTAAACTTTATGTATATGTTCGGTACGACTATGGGGTCTTACACATACAGTCAAGTTTATATGGGGCAGAAAGATAATTTCTGGAAAGGTTTCGTAGGTGGTTACGCAGCTACTGTAAGTGTTGTTAATGCTTTCGGCAAAATAAGTAACTCTACCTCTATTACTGGTTTTGGTACTAAACCTTTTAACTTTAAGAAATTACCTAGATGGTCTTTTAGTCCTATGTTTGCAATATCTTTACCGGTTAAATTATACCCTATTGACTTAAGAGTAGATCCTTTTAATAATTTTACCTATATTGTTGGTAATTCAACTAATTTTCAAATTACTCAAAGGTTTGTAGCTAATTTAGGTATAAACTTTATAGGTAATACAGATCCTATCATACCAGTTACATTTGCTGCTACGATAGGTGCTAGATTTGCATTTCAATAGTTTAAAGCTATTTATATTAAAGTAAGTTTCATTTAAATTGTTATAATATGTTTAATTATTTAAAACGTAAATGGATGGCATTTAGAGATATTTTTAAAGATGAGAACGATATCAACGAAAAGTCTGTAGTTGGATTCGCTTCTTTTGTAGTTATGGTCTTGTTTGCAGTAATCGACTTAGCAACAGGATATTTCGGCAAAGACTTAGTTATTAACGAATTTATTTATAATTCATTTGTATACATCGTTCTTGGTTCATTCGGAATTGCTGAAGCAGGAAAGATATTCGGTAAAAAATAAATAATGGCAGTAATAGAACCAAAAGGAATTATTGTTCACTCGATGGGAGAGTATCTTAAGATGCCAAAAGGACCAATGGGTGCACATGACTTTTTAAAGTCGATGAAGTTATCAGTACATGGGTTTATTCATCCAGACGGTACATATGAAAAGATGATTGAATCTCCTGGCAAAGCAGCTCATGCTGGTAAATCAGAATGGGCTGGTTTACAGCATCTTAATAACCACTTCTTAGGATTTGAATTATTAGTACCTGGTGAGCATGATTTTGCAACATTTTCTAAAGCAATAGAAACTCCAGGAACATATACTCAAGAGCAGTTTGATACTGCTGTAGCTACATGTAAATGGTGGATCGATCAATATAATATACCAGTAGAGAATGTTGTTCGTCATTCAGACTGTTCTGGAGACCATGTAAGAGGTGAAGGAAAAGGTAAGACCGATCCAGGTTCAGCATTCGATTGGGACGCATTTAAAGCAGCATTAGTTGCTTAGACGATAAAAAAACGTTATATTATGAATAGAGTAAGTGTTTTACTTCTTTGTATTACAACTTTGGCTATATATTTTATTATAGCTAAGAAGCCAGAATTGGACATAAAAAGATACGAAGATAAAATTGCTGAACTAGAGCAAGAGGTTATTAATATGGAGAAAGAAAATGATAGTCTCCAATCTCAATCCCTAGAATTAGAAAAGGCAATAGCAGCTTACGACGTAATTATAGAAAATTTTAGAAATCAAATCTATGATATACAAAGAGACGCACAAGAAAAAGTTGATGCTGTTGATAATTTCGGTGATGATCAGCTGGAACAGTTTTTCGCAGAACGTTACAAAAGACTCATTGCAGCAAAAAACGATTCAATTAACTAGTCCGATTGCTAGATTAGTTGTAAAAGACCTCATTAAATTTGACTCTCAGACAGATGAGATGAAGTTAATGCAAAGTATACTTACATCTACTAATGATAAGTTACTTACACAGACAGATTTAGTTAGCAACCTTAAAATCCAAAATGCTAATTTAGAATCGATTATAGTTCAAAAAACTCAACAAATGGATGCTCAAAAGAAAATAAGCGATGAGTTTAAAAAAGCTTATGAGAAGGAGAGAAGAACTAAAAAGTTATATAAACTAGGCACTACTATAGGTGCAGCTGCTGTAGGATTATTACTAATTCAAAAGTAGATTCCTATTTATAATAAATTTTACTATGTGGAAAAGTATTAAAAAAGGTTTTTTTCCTTTTATTATTGCATTCTCTGCACTATCAGTATCTGGTTCAGCTGCATTTTATTCCGTTAGCGGATTATCTAAATTATTTGCTGGAGCACAATTAGAGGTGATTATTATGGCTGCTTCTTTAGAAATAGCTAAGTTAGTAATTGCATCACTTCTATACCAATATTGGGATACTATTAATAAAATCCTTAGAACGTATCTAACCGTTGCTGCTATCATACTTGTACTTATTACCAGTATGGGAATTTATGGATTTCTATCTGCAGCTTATCAAGAAACATACCAAAAGTTAACAGTTAATCAAAATCAGATAGAATTTCTAGAAAATAAAGCTAAATTTTATGAAGACGATATTATCAGGTTTGATAAAGAGCTTGAACAAATACTATCAAATATTTCTAATCTTAGTAATGCCAAGTCGCAGTCTATTCAAGTCAAGGACACCAGTGTGGTTGGAGGCGTTCGAAACACCATCAGCACGGCTGAGTTACGCTTGGCTCAATCTCGTATCGAAGTTGAAGAAGAAAATAGGAAAGCAGTGAATTTAAAAAGAACCGTCGCTGCCGATAGTTTACAGAGATATAAGTTACAGATACTTGAGCTACAGAACAATGCAGATACAGTAGGAGAATTAGGTCCTCTGCAGTACTTATCTGGTCTTACAGGTACTCCTATGGATAGAATAATTAACATATTGTTACTTGTAATTATTTTTGTATTTGACCCTCTAGCTATTTCTTTAGTAGTAGCTGCTAACTTTGCTTTTGATAAAGCATATCAAAAAAATCTCTACGGTGAATTAGAAGATGAGGAAGATATTTTTGATATACTAGACGAAGAAGAAATTAAACCTGACCCAGATGACCTTCCAATCATTTCTCAAGAAGAGATAGATGAAGAGCTATACAGTAGGCCTGAAATTACTGAAGCAGATGAAAGACGAATGGATATTATAGGTCAAAATGGTAATGACGGTTTACATTATGATGAGGACTGGAAAGTATTAGATGAACAAAATAAACCAATTGAGGTTAAAAAGGATCGTAAAGGTAATTTATTAGTACCTAAAAAAAGAAATGACGATCTTCGTAAAGAATATTTGTAATTCAGAAATATTCTTCTTATATTGAATAATAGTTTTAAGTTAAATTTTAGTTATGCAATACAGAGTTATTAAGATGCTCAAAAAGACCTTTGAGGCTCAACAAGAAAAGGCGTTAATGACATTAGAGTTACTTACCGAACATCCTGCTGGGATTGGAGATCACTCTACTACCGATTTTTATAACAATGCTGAAGAAGCTATTAGAGCTCTAGCAGAGGCTGATGATGTATTGGAAACTATTCAAAGACATTTTGGAAATAATGAGTGATAGAGAGATTATGAATGCTAAGAGACAGATCCCTCTTAGCGCTAGAGAAATTCTAAAGAGTGAATACCCAACCATTTACGAAGGATACCAGACAATAATTGACGAGCAATTCGAATTATTTGCCAAGAAGCATTTAGATTATGGTATGCATAATGTTAGTGCTGGTACTAATTTAGATAATCAAGACGAAGTAGAGTTTGCTATGACTGGTTTATGGTATAGACTTTCTGATAAAATTAATAGATGGAAGAATATGATTATATCTGGTAGAAAAGCTCAAAATGAATCATTAATAGATACCTTTCAGGATATAACTAACTATGGAATTATTTCTCAGTTGGTTGAAAGAGGTCTCTGGAAAAACGATTAGATGCCGAAAAAGTTAAAAGCTCCTGTTAAACAAATATGGGAGTCTAAGATTAAACAATCACCTTCTAAGTATACTCATATATCTTACAGTTCCTTTAGCACGTATGATAAATGCCCTAAGTTATGGGAACTACAGTACTTAAGGAAGAAAGTTCCATTTAAGCAAAATATCTATACTTGCTTTGGTACTGCCATGCATGAGACTATTCAGGAATGGTTAACAGTTATGTACCACGATAAAGTAAAAGCTGCTAACGATATTAATCTTCATAAGCTTCTATATGCCAATATGGTTAAAGCATATAAGATAGGTAAAGCTCAAATGGACCAGGAACATTTTTCTACTGCTGAAGAGCTGCAACAGTTCTGGGTAGAGGGTAAACATATATTAGACTTCTTAGTTAAAAAGAGAGCTGCTTACTTCTCTACTAAAACTATGATGTTAGCAGGAGTAGAAACTTTACTATATCAAGAAATTAAACCTGGAGTAATGTTCAAAGGATTAATAGATCTAGTGTTCTATCATCCAGTAAACGATACTTGGACGATTATGGATATCAAAACCTCAACCTCAGGTTGGAGAGATAACCAAAAGAAGAATCCTAATCTTACTGCTCAAGTTGTACTGTATAAAGAGTTCTTTGCTAAACAGTTTGGTATTGATAAAGATAAGATTAGTGTTGAGTATTTTATTGTAAAAAGAAGAGTTCCAAAAGATGCTGATTATGCTTCGATGCAGAGAAGAGTTCAAGAGTTTAGACCTAATGATGGTCCTAGAAAGACTAAACAGGTAATAGATAAGTTAAATAAATTTATAAGTGAGGTAGTAGATACCGAAGGTAAATTTATTGATAAAGAATATTCTTGCAGTAATCCTTTTGGTAAATGTGAAAATTGTAGTCCATTTTTAGATTTATAGACTATTTATATATAAATATATAAGTATATATAGTTATGGTAAAAGACGAAAAACTCACCTCCGTTAAAATTACGCAACCTTTATTTGATAAATTTAAGATGGCTTGCTTGCAAGATAAGTTTTCTTTTAAAAAACTTGCAGATCGGGCGATTTATCTTTATATTACTGATAAAGAGTTTAAAGAAAAAGTTCATAAAATTAAATCCATTAAGTTAGAGAATGAGAAGTAATCATATTCCAAAAGCAGAAAGAAAGAAGATACTTTTATTATGCGATGATTTACGAATGAATTCTGGAATTGCTACTATGGCAAGAGAGTTCGTAACAAACCTTGCTCACAGATATAATTGGTTTCAGTTAGGTGCAGCATTAAAACATCCAGAAGTAGGTAAAGTATTTGATTTATCTAAAGCTGTAAATGATAGAATAGGGATAGATGATGCTGATGTTAAAGTAATGCCTAATAATGGATACGGTAACTCCACCCAGATTAGACAGATAATGAGAGAGCAAAAACCAGATGCTATCTACATCTTTACTGATCCTAGATACTGGGTATGGTTATTTGAAATCGAAAGAGAAATCAGAACAGAGATTCCTATCTTCTGGTTAAATATATGGGACGACTATCCTGCTCCTATGTACAACAAAAACTTTTATGATTCAGTAGACCTATTGATGGGTATTTCTAAACAGACTGTTAATATCAATAAGCTGGTTTTAGGTGATAAAGCTAAGGATAAAGTAATTGAATACGTACCTCACGGTATTGATGAGAAAACTTTCTTTCCTATAACTGCTGATAGTCCTTTATACCCTCAGTTACAGGAATTTAAAAGCAAAACCATCCCTGTTGCTACAGATTTTATTGTTTATTTTAATTCTAGAAATATTCATAGAAAAAGACCTGGTGATGTTATGTTAGCATATAAATTGTTCTGTGATAAGATAGGAGCTGAGTCAAAAAGAACTGCGTTAGTAATGCATACAGAAGCTTCTAATCCGCACGGTACAGATTTAAGAGCATGTAAAGCAGCACTCTGTCCAGATGAAAATGTTTTCTTCTCTGAGGCGAAAATCACTCCTGAGCAAATGAACTTTATGTATAATATGGCTGACGTTACTATGTTAATTTCTTCTAATGAAGGATGGGGACTATCACTTACAGAGTCAATGATGTGCGGTACGATGATTATAGGAGCAGTAACTGGGGGTATGCAAGATCAAATGAGATTTACAGATAAAAAAGGTAACTGGATTGATTTTACTGCTGATTTTCCTTCTAACCATAGAGGTACCTATAAGAATTGCGGAGAGTGGGCAGTACCTGTTTTCCCATCTAATATTTCATTAGCTGGTTCACCTCAAACACCTTACATATTTGACGATAGAGTATCCCCCGAAGATGCTGCTGATGCTCTCTATAGAGTATATAAAATGTTACCTTCAGAAAGAGTTAGCAAAGGTCTAAAAGGACATGAATGGGTTACTTCTGATGAATCTAATATGTCTTCTCTAAATATGTGTAACAGAATAGATGAATGTATGCAAAAAGCATTTGAGGAATTTGTACCAAGAGAAAGATTCGAAGTTATTAAAGTAGAAGATAGCGATGATAAAGTTGTTAAACATAAATTAATAGGTTATTAAGATGAGTAAATTAAAAGCAGTAGTAAGCTGTCCAGCAGATACTTATTCAGGTTATGGAGCAAGAGCTAGAGATTTTGTGAAAGCTCTTATAGCATTAGACAAATACGATGTTAAAATTCTTAGCCAACGATGGGGTAATACTAGATTTGGATATCTGAAAGATCATGGAGAGGATGAGCTAAGCTCTTTAATCATACCTCAGTTAACATCTAAACCAGATATTTGGATTCAGATAACTGTTCCTAATGAATTTCAAGCTGTTGGTAAGTATAATATTGGAGTTACAGCAGGAATAGAAACTACTATTTGTGATGCTACATGGATCGAAGGATGTAACAGAATGGATCTTATTCTTACTTCTTCTGAACATAGTAAGAAAGTATTTCAAGAAACATCTTTTGAAGTAACTGACAACAATACTAAGAAGGTTATTAATAATATTAAACTTACTAAACCAGTTGAAGTATTATTAGAAGGAGCTGATATAGATAAGTATAAAGTAGATAACGATGTAAAGTTTGATTTATCTTTAATTCCTGAATCGTTCTGTTACTTATTTGTTGGTCATTGGCTAAAAGGAGATATAAGAGAAGATAGAAAGAATGTAGGGTTTATGATCAAAGCTTTCTTAGAAACGTTTAAGAATATTAGAGGAGATAGACCTGCATTAATACTAAAGACTTCTTCTGCTACTACCTCAATTATGGATAGAGAAGCTATCTTAGATAAGATTAGAACTATAAGAAATACAGTTAAAGGCAATCTACCAAATATCTACCTAGTGCACGGTGACTTAACTGATCAAGAAATGAACGCTTTATATAATAATAACAAAGTTAAAGCAATGATCTCATTTACTAAAGGAGAAGGATTCGGTAGACCTTTATTAGAATTCTCTTTAGTGAAGAAACCTATTATAGCATCAGCATGGAGTGGTCATATAGATTTCTTAAACCCTGAACAAGCTATGTTAGTAGGAGGAGACTTAAATAATGTTCATCCATCTGCTGTACAAGATAAAGTTATACTTAAAGAGTCTAAATGGTTTCAGGTAGATGATGGAGCAGCTGGAAGAGCATTGAAAGAAATGTATAAGCACTATAAAGAGTGGATTCCTAAAGCTAAAAAATTAGGATATAAAAATTCAAAGGAATTTAGCTTCAGTAAGATGACTAACGTATTAAAAAGTTATACAGAGAAATATATTCCAGAAATGGCAGCAGAGGTCCAGCTTCAAATGCCTACTATGGAACTACCTAAATTAAGTTAATATGGCAGATCAATTAACAGAATGTAAAAGATGTGGGGGTAATGCATGCTACGAGCAGGTTATTACACCAGCAGAAGTAAATGAAACTATAACTACATGGTTATGTATGGGATGTGGGTTTACTTCTTCAACAGTTATGAATAAAGATGGAGTAGCACATAAGAATATATTAGAGACTTCTCCTGAGCTTTATAAAGACTTACTGTACGAAGACGATAAAGGACTAATATGGGCTCCTGCTACAATTACTTTACCAGAGAAAGGTATGGTATTTTTGGATGGTGTAAGCCATAAAGAGTGGAAATGGGCTGCAGTAAAATCTATTCCTATTACTGAAGAAGATAGAAAGCTAAAAGCTTTTCCAAAAGACCAAACTAGCAAAATGGATATGAAAAATATGAAACACTTTGGTCAGAGGGAATTTATGGATGCGTTAGAAGTTATAGGTTTTTATGAAAATTAGTTACGCAATAACAGTTTGTAACGAAAAGAAAGAAGTTAAACGTTTAGTTGATTTCCTTTTGTCTAAAAAGAGACAACAAGACGAGATAGTTGTTCTATATGATCAAAAAAATGGAGATGAGGATGTAGCAACAATGCTTACTAAATTAAATAAGTTACCTAACTTTCAAATGTGGAGAGGTTTTTTTGACGGACACTTCGCTGATTGGAAGAATAAACTTACTGAATACTGCGATGGTGATTACATCTTTCAAATTGATGCTGATGAAATGCCTAATGAAAATCTGTTAAAATATCTACCAGAGATTATTGAAACTAATAAGCATAATGAAGTTTTTTTAGTTCCTAGAGTTAATACAGTAGAAGGATTAACTGATAAGTATATTAACGAATGGAGATGGAATGTGAATGAAAACGGATGGGTCAATTGGCCTGATCATCAGTGGAGAATATGGAAGAATAAACCTGAAATTAAATGGATAAATAAAGTACACGAAAGGTTAGATGGGTTTAAAACTTATGCTCCTCTACCAGCACAAGAAGATTATGCTCTTTATCATCCAAAAGATATCAATAGACAAATTAAACAGAACGAATATTATAAAAAGTTAATATGAAAGTAGGAGTTATTGGAAACGGTTTTGTAGGAGAAGCTCAAGCATTTGCGTTCTCATTATCTAACGAGGTTAGAATATACGACATAGACCCTAAAAGAAGTTTTAATACCTTAGAGGAAGTACATGAATGTGATTTTGTATTTGTATGTGTTCCTACTCCTATGAGTGAATCTGGAGAGCAAGACATATCATATATTGAAGAGGTGTTCACACATGCTAAGGCAGGTCCTATCTATATTATTAAGTCTACTATCAAACCAGGAACTACATTAGAACTACAAGAATGCTATCCAGAACTTAATATAGTATTTAGCCCAGAGTTTCTTACAGAAAGAATTGCAAAGTTAGATATGATGATGCAAGCTAGGATAATCTTTGGAGGTAAGAAAGAGCTAACAGATAAGGTTCAGACATTATATGAAGGCAGATTTATGAATAGACATTTCATTCATACTGATCCTACTACAGCAGAGTTTATTAAGTATATGAATAATTGTTTCTTTGCTACTAAAGTATCTTTACTTAATGAGTATAAAAGATTAGGTGATAAGGTAGGAGTTGATTGGCAAACAGCTATGCATGGTTTTGCAGCAGACGGTAGAGTAGGTGACAGTCATATGCAAGTACCTGGCCCAGATGGTAAATTAGGTTTCGGTGGAGCATGTTTTCCAAAAGATATAAATGCTTTTATAACTTTGGCTAAAGAACAAGGTGTAGGAATGAATGTACTAGAAGCAGCTTGGAAAACTAATCTAGAAGTAAGACCAGAAGCTGACTGGAAACTACTAAAAGGAAGAGCAGTAAGTGAATAAAAGTATAAGAGAATTAATAGAGAAAGATATACCGTTCTTTAATAGTGTAAGAAACGAATGTGCTCAGTTTCTACATACTCCTGTTACTTATACTTTACAGCAATCTTATGAGTGGTTTAGTACAAATACTAATCCATTTTTTATTTATGAAATAGATTCCAGACCAATAGGTTACTTTCGTACTTCTAATTGGTCTAGTTTAGGCTGCTATGTAGGTTTAGATATTCACAAAGACTACAGAGGTAAGAAACTAGCAGTCGAGGCTTATGAGTTATTTTTTAAGTTCCTTGATAAAGAATACGGTTTAGAAATATTTCAATTAGAAGTTATGGACTTTAACACAAGAGCTATAAATCTATATGAAAAATTAGGATTTAAGAAAATAGATTCATATATTACAGATAACGGAACTAGTATAAAAATGCAATACAATTATGGGAAAAATAAGTAACCAAGATTTAGAGAGTATAAAAAATAGAATAAGTCTTGATAAACTACAGGGTAAATCAGTACTACTAATAGGTTCGAGTGGCTTTTTAGGTAACTGGTTTATAGAATTATTTGATTATTTAGGAATAGATTACCTATGTTATGATCCTTCAGAGAATAAAGATCATGATATTTGCAATAGTTTATTAGATTTACCTAGATATGATTACGTTATTAACTGTGCTGGTATTGCTAGTCCTGAAAAGTATATGAAAGAGCCTGTCCTTACTTTAGATATTTCTTACATAGGGACTAAGAATGTTTTAGATTATGCAAACAAATATAATGTAGAATCAGTTCTTATGTTTAGTTCTAGCGAGGTATACGGTACTCCTAATCCTAATGCTATTCCTACTAAAGAAGATTACATTGGTGCTATTCCTACTATGGGGAATAGAAGTTGTTATGATATTGGAAAGCAGGTACTAGAAACATTATCATTTATCTACTATAACGAGTTTAATACTCCAGTTAAGATGTGTAGACCTTTTAACTTATATGGACCTTATATGGGCGTAAATGATAATAGAGTACTGTCTAATTGGATGAGAAATTATCTTACTGATAAAAAGATTACAGTGTACGGTGATGGTAAACAAACTAGAACATTTTGTTATGCTGGAGATGGAATTGCAATGATGATGGAGATCTTACTCAATGGAAAAGATGGAGAAGTTTATAACGTAGGTAACCCTTCACCTGAGGTTAACATGATAGAGTTAGCTGAAAAGTTCTATGAAGCATTAGAAGCAGAACCTAATTACGAGTTTATTAAATACCCTTCAGACTATCCATCTGATGAGCCTTTAAGAAGATGTCCTAATATAGATAAAGTAGTTAAGCATACTAACATCATTCCTTCAGTAGATTTTAAGACAGGAATTAAGAATATGCTAGAATTTTTTAAAGTAGAAAATTTATGATACCATTAATGAAAGTACATACTCCTCCTAATATTGGTGAGGCGTTACAAAAGGTTTTTGATTCCGGATTTGTTACAGAAGGAGAATATGCTGATAGATTTGAAGCAGAGTTTGGTAAGTATATCGGTAATGAGAATGTAAGATTAGTAAATAGTTGTACTTCTGCTCTAACATTAGCCGGGCATATGTGTGATATTAAACCTGGAGATGAAGTAATTAGTACTGCTATGACATGTATGGCAACTAACGAACCGTTCTATAATTTTGGGGCTAAATTAGTATTTGCTGATATTGATCCAATGACAGGTAATATAGATGTTAAGGATATAGAAAAGAAAATTACAGATAAGACTAAAGCTATCATAATGGTACATTGGGCAGGACAGCCTTGTGATTTAGATGCTATTAATGAACTAGCTAAAAAGTATGGTATCAAGACTATTGAGGATGCAGCACATGCATTAAGATCAACTTATAAGGGTGTTAGAATAGGAAATCATAGTGACTATGTATGTTTCTCTTTTCAAGCAGTAAAACATCTTACTACCGTAGATGGAGGAGCGATAGCATGTAAAACTAAAGAAGATGCAGAGAGAATTAGAAAGTTAAGATGGTTTGGATTAGATAGACATTTTAAAGCTCCAGCAGGTCAACCTCCAGCTTCTAGATGGGAGCAAGATATTACTGAGGTAGGTTATAAGTTCCATATGAATAATGTAAATGCAGCGATTGGTTTAGAAAATCTTAAGCATGTTGATTTTGTAATCGATGGACACGTCAATAATGGAAAGTATTTTGATGAACACATTAACAATCCTCATGTTATTATACCTAATAGAGTTAAAGATGGAGCTTCAAGTTATTGGTTATACTCAGTCTTAGTAGAAGATAAGCAAAAGTTTAAAGACTACTTAGAAGCAAATGGTATCGCTTCAGACGTTGCTCATGTTAGAAACGATGAGTATTCCTGCTTTGAAGAGTTTAGATTACCTTTGCCTGGATTAGATGAATTTTCTAGAAAGATGTTAAATATTCCTTGTGGTTGGTGGTTGAGTGAAGAGGATCGAGACAAGATAGTAAAGGTTGTAAATAAATACGAAGGCTAGTGATTGGGGTTAAATACACTAATGAAATAGAAAAATTTATGTTTGGTAGAGATTTTTTCTTTACTAGATTTTATAGCTATAGTATAGGTGATTGGGCAAATATAAGCGGTGCATTATATAACCTTAAGTTAGATAACCCAGAGGTTAAGTTTTATATCCCTTCAGGGGAGTTTCTTAAGAAAATTGCTCCTAACTATAAAGATTGGGGTTATGGTTCAATAGATCCTTCTACTTATATAGAAGTAGTATACAAAAATAATCCGTACGTTAGTATGGTCGATTCGTACGAAGGTACAGCTTATACAGATCATTTTAGAGCTCAACTAGATCAACAGATACCTCTAGCAGAGAAGATACTTTTAAGATTTGGCTATACTCCTTCAGAAATTAGTAAGATGGATTGTACCCCAAAACTCTTTGTTGGTGAAGATGAACGTTCTAAAATATTAAATATAACTGGAGACTTAAATTATGGCTGTCTCTTATTCGGTAGTAGAGTAAATAACTTAAAAGGTAGATGGAGTTTTGATAATCATTTATTAGAGCAAGCTGAAAAGTATAAAGATACAAAAGTATTCTATTATAGTGAATTCGATTTAGAAGGAACTGATTGGGGAGAACTTTTTAAGAATAAAGTTAACATAACAGATTTAGGATTAAGTATCAGGGAGCAAGTTGTTTTGAAGTATCTTGCTAAATTTAACATAGGGTATCATGCAGGTATAAATGATGCTATATTGGGTAACGGTAAGGATAATATTATTTTAACTCCCTATGAACCTTGGACAGAGACTCATATTAGAAATACTAAGTATGTATTTAAGGATGGTTCAACAAAATTCTTCGAATGATTAAAGGAGTCATAGCAGGAAATTTCGATATAATGCATCCAGGTTATATTAAGATGTTTAAAGAATGTGCATCTAAATGTGACTGTTTGATAGTATTGCTTCATTCTGATCCGTCTATAGAACGTCCTCATAAACTTAAACCTATTTTATCAGTAGATGAGAGAAAGGAAATGTTACTTGAATTAAAAAGTATTTGTGATGTTATACCTTATACTTATGAAACTCAATTATTAGATTTACTTAAGATAGGTGAGTTCGATATAAGATTTTTAGGAGATGATTACATAGGTAAACCTTTTACAGGAGATAATTTAAAAATAGATATACATTATTTAGATAGAAGCCATGGATGGTCAACAACTAAGTTTAAAAAATTAATAGCAGATACAGTATGAATATTTTAGTAACAGGAGGAGCTGGAGGAGTTGGTACAAACCTCATAAAAAAGCTCTTAGAGTTAGGTCACGAAGTAACTAGCTGGGATAATTACTCAGCAGGTACAGAAGAGAATCACGTTAAAGGATGTAAGTATCTTGATAGAGATACTAGATATGGATCTTTCGAAGGTATTCAATATGATTTAGTTTACCACTTAGGAGAATACTCCAAGGTAGTTCCTTCTTATGATGAAATTAAAACTGCGTTTCAATATAATATAGAAGGTAGTTTTAGATTACTTAATTTATGTAAGAACACAAATACTCCTATAGTTTATGCTGCTTCATCTACTAAATTAGCAGAACCTGGAGAACTTCATTCTCCTTATTCATTTTTTAAATCTACGATTGCTAAGTTAATTCAAGGTTATGGTGATTGGTATGGGTTAAGGTACAACATATGTTACTTTTATAATGTGTACGGTCCTCACACCGACACTTGGGACAATGAATGGCAATCTGTTATTAATATTTTTATCGATCAGAAAAAGAAAGAAGTTCCTTTAACTATATGCGGTACCGGTCAACAGAAAAGAGACTTTACTCACGTAGATGATATTGTGCAAGGGTTAGTACTAGCTGGGGTAAATATACAGAATGATGAATATCAATTAGGAACTGGAGTAGAGTATTCAATATTAGAAGTTGCTGAAATGTTTGATCATCCTGTTGAGTTTATAGAAGCAAGACCAGGAGATAGACCTAGAGGTTTAGCTGATATAAGACACACCCAAGAAGAGTTAGGTTATGAACCTACTGTTAAATTAAAAGAATATATTGACTCAGTAATATGAAAGTTTGTTATGTAACTGAAATGGGTTTTATAGGAAAGTATCCTAGAAACTATGATATGATGAGAACTGAACAGGCTTGGCCTTGTACACTCGAGGCAGATTGTTTTCCATATAATTATATTCCTAACGAAAAGTATGATGTAGCCTTATGTGTTATTCCTAAAAAGAATGTAAGTAACTGGATGGCTAATAATACATTCGATAAGATGAAAACCTATGCTGACAAAATAGCAATCATGCAAGAAGGTCCACATTGGTGTTTTCAAGATTATACTTTAGTTGAACAAATATGGTACTACAACACACTGAGGAAAGCAGATATTTTATTTGTGCACAATGAAGTAGATTTAACATACTATAAAGGTATTACAGGCCATAAAGATGTTAGAATACTTCCTACATTGATGATAGAAGATTCGATAAAAGACCTTCCGGAAGTAGAAAGAAAAGGAGTAATGATAGGAGGTAATTTTGTTAGTTGGTATGGAGGGTTTGATTCTTTTGTTACAGCATCTGAAATAGACGAGCCTATATTTTCTCCTATGATGGGTAGAAGACAAGAAGGAGAATCACAATTAGGTATTACTCAACTTCCTTATATGAATTGGGTTGATTGGATTAAAAAATTAAATGAGTTTAAATACGGAGTACATTTAATGAGAACTCATGCCGCTGGAACATTTGCTCTTAATTGTGCTTACTTAGGTATTCCTTGTATAGGTTATGAAGGACTAGATACTCAGCAAAAATGTCATCCTAGTTTAACAATAAAGGTTGGTGATATCTTGTCAGCCCGAAAAAATATTCGTAAATTAAAAGACGATAAAGACTTCTACAACCAGTGTAGTAAGGAAGCAAAAGAGAACTATAAAAAGTATTATAATGAGGATAAGTTTAATTCAACCTGGAAGAAACAATTTAAAGTATCTTAAGTGGTCTTATGAAGCTACTAGAAAACATCAAGGAGACCATGAGGTAGAAATCTGTGTAGCAGATGATGCTTCTTCTGATGGTACATGGGATTGGTGTTTAGAGATGATGGATAAAGATCCTCTATTTAAAGCTATCAAGAACGAAGGACCTGATAGATTAGGACATACTATTTTATATGATAGATTGATTAATGAAGTAGCTACGAGCGATGTAGCAATGATTTATCATGCTGATATGTATCTTTGTCCTGGAGCATTAGATGCTATAGAAAGAGAGATAGAAGAAAAGGTGATTGTATCTCTAACTAGAATAGAACCTCCTCTTCATCCTGATGGTCCTGAAAAGATATTATGGAACGGAGGTGTAGAACCTGAAGAGTTTTTAGAAGAAGAGTTACTCAAGCAGTTACCTTCTATGAAAGTCGTTGATAAGATCACTGAAGGTATATTTGCTCCTTGGGCATTTTATAGAAAAGACTTTCAAGAAATAGGAGGACACGATCCATTATATGCTCCTCAGTCAAAAGAAGACTCAGACATCTTCAATAGATTCCTACTTAATGGTGTTAAGTTCAAACAAGTTTGGGATGGTTTTGTTTACCATATGACTTGTAGAGGTAGTAGAAGAAATACTAATGATAAAGCTGTAAGTATATACGAAGATAGTCCTGAATGGTTAGCTCAGAATATGAGATCAACTAGAAACTTTATTCGTAAATGGGGGCACTTTGTAATGCACGATAGGTTAATGAAGCCAGTTGTTCCCAATAAGTACAATGTTGGTATAAGAATTACTAATGCAACTCCGGAATTACTTAAAACTTTAGAACCCTGGTGTGATGATATATTTGTAGATATAGATATAGAAGCATATATTGAAGCTGAACAGGTAAATACCGTAATAGACTTGAGAGAAAGAGTTCATACTACCAAACAGCTAGTCTTAAATGATATAGTTGTAGAGACGGATGGTTCTAAATTTAACAATAACGACTTTAATATAATTCAAAAGTTTAGTCAAATTTTAGACGATAGTGGAAAGGTTGGAGAATTTGAATTAGGCAATCTATTTATAAGAATAAATAAGTTAGAAACTTATACAAAAGAGTTAATAAATTTATGAAAAAATTAATTATAGAGTTTACACACGTTAACGGAGAAAAAGAGAGAGTAGAATTCGATACTGATAAGTCATACGAATGGACAGTTGAACAATGGTCTAGAAACAGACACGTAGTAGATGCCAAACTAATCTCAGAATCTTCTATTTCTAACAAAGGTATGCTTTTAGGTTAACTATTTATTAATATGAAAACAGAACTAGAATTAAAAGAGTATATCGAGCAGATAGTAGAAGCAGCTAAAGTTAATTTTGCTGGTCATAGTTTTATACTAAAGATTGATACTAACGAAGATCCAAATAAAAAAGGAGTTAAGGTTCAATTTATTCCTACTGAGTTCGGTTCGATTAGCAGTACAGAACAGAACGATATCGCAATAGAGTTAGAGCAGAGATTAGAAAAAGGTCTTGCTGAGTATGATTTAAGAGTGGAAAGAGACAGAAACCTTAAAGACAAGACTATTATTGGATTCTTTATTTATATTGAATACTTTGATAGAATTATCAGAAAAGCATTATCTAATCAAAACCCTAACGATGTCGGAGAAGAATAAATTTAATTACGAAGCAGTATTAAGAAAAGGTTGTACTAGAGCTGGATTAAGAAAAGCCAGAATTAAAAAGAAGGAAGCTCCTAATGTTCCATATTCGGAGAAAGTCTTTACTGAAATCATTACAGGCCTTCAACAGATAGAAGTAAGAAGAGATCATCTTGCAAATGAGATTGGGATAGATACTACCACTTATGAGGATATGTTTTTTATAGTTATCGAGAAATTGCTTCATTACTCATTTAACAAAAAACAACTTAAACTTATTCAGTCTTATCTTTATGAACTTCCATACGATGAGAATTGGAATGGAACTATTACTCTTAAGTTAAGCAACAAAGAGGAAAGAGTCTTTAATTTTAGAACTCCAAAAGATGTTTGGAAAGTTTTGCAAAATATTAAGTAAAATAGTTGCTCGTCTGAACTAAAAGTACTATATTTAAGGATATTTTTAACGGTTATACTATGATAGAAAATTTAGAATTAATCCCTTGTCCAAAATGTGGTAATGACTTTCCTAAAAAAAGGAAAGAGTTAGGGTACCACGTATGTGTGAATTGTTCAACAGTAGATAGAGTAGTAGGTATTACTACTGTAGAAGGTACTGGTGATCATACTTATAATGATTTGATCATTATGGATAGAAAGAAAGCTTTTGAAATAGCAAAAAGAGAAGCTGAAATCAAAGGATCTAAAACTCCTGTATTTTTAGAAACTCAAGACTATGAGAAAGACGAAGAAGCTATATCTCAGTCTATTGATGAAGCTGTTAGTCAATCACTCTCAGATGAAGTAGTTGAAGAATATGATTCTTTCGATCCTAATAAAGAACCAGAAGGTATAGAGGGAATAGATTATTAATGGCTAGACCATCTAAAATATTAACTAAAGAGGATATTATTCGAGCACAAAAGATGACTCGTTCTAATATGGCTGCTGCTAGATATCTTCATGTATCTTATAATCATTTTAAGAAGTACGCTAAGATGTATAAGAATGATGAAGGAGTATCTCTCCTTGAGGTACATAAGAATCAAGCAGGTAAAGGTATACCTAAGTTTCTTACTAACAAAGGAAAGCAGCCTCCTCTTATGGATCTTTTAGAAGGTAGAGTTCCTATAGAACACTTCGACGCTCAGAAGGTAAAGGCTAGAATTATTCAAGAATGTTTACTAGAAGAGAAATGTGCTAAGTGTAATTTTATGGAACGTAGAGTTCATGATACTAAAGTACCATTGATACTTACTCATAAAGATAAGAATAGAAAGAACTGGCATTTAGATAATTTAGAGTTTCTATGTTATAATTGTGCATTCTTATATTATGCTGATCCGATTACTGAACAGCAAGTAAACGCAATGGAAGATTATATAGATAAAACCAAGGAAGAACATACTTGGGACTTAGATGAACATCATATTGAACATTTAAGAGAGTTAGGTTTATACGAAGACGAAAAACCTGGAGAAGAATATATTGAAAGATTATAACTATTTATACCATGAACAAACAGAACAATGGCAACGAGCAGCTAAACTCTATTCGCAATGAGTTTAATGACAGAGTAAAGTCAAAGAAAATGCTCGGTAAAGCTCCAAGAGTAAAATGGAGTGAAAACAGAAGATTTAGAACAATCTAATATGAAAAAGAAACTTAATAAGTTCTCTACTTTTAAGAAAAAAAAACCTCTTGAAAGAAAGATTGCCGATAAGTTAGTTGATACTCATGAAAGAAATGAGAAGCTAAGAGATAAAAATATCGGTACATCGTTTTTAGATTTATTCTAACCAAAACAATTATCATGAAAACTTTTAACGGTAAATTTATTAGTATACTAGGTTTCCTATTGTTTACCGCGTTCACCGTATATCAACGAGCAGAAGAAAAACCAGTAGAGGTATTAATTGAACCTCAAGAGGTTATCTTTCCGGAAATAGAAATAGAAGCTGAAAATCTTAATTTTGGAGTTAAACTTTATGGACATGAAGCTTTTTTAGGAGAGTTAGGATTTATGGAAAGTTCTAACGATTACAAAGCTGTAAATCGATTAGGATATTTAGGTAGGTACCAATTCGGTAGAGCTACACTAAACAATTTAAACATTAAGGTGACCAATAGAGAGTTCTTAAGCAATCCAGAACTTCAAGAGTATGCAATGCAGAAACTTTTAGAAGCTAATTATAAATCTTTAAAGAGATACATTAATAAGTACGATGGTCAAGTAGTTCATGGAGTATTAGTTACTAAATCAGGAGTACTAGCAGCAGCTCATTTAGGAGGTGCAGGTAATGTAAAGAAATGGTTTAGAAAAGGAGAAGTATTTAGTGATGCTAATGGTACAAAGATAACCTATTATATGGAAAGATTTAGTGGATATCGGTTGAATGTCTGAGAAAATATTCATATATTTAAGTAAATATAGCGGGGTAGAGCAGTTGGCCAGCTCGTCGGGCTCATAACCCGAAGGTCGGAGGTTCGAATCCTCCTCCCGCAACTAAAATAAAGGTTATGGCAGAAAAAAGAGGATATACAGAGAAACTATCTAATCCGTTTAATACTGCAGGATTATTAGAAGTGTTTATGCCTAAGTTAGATGGATGGTACAGAGTTACTTCTAGAGAGTTTAGGTCCTTTGATGGCAAGAGAAGAATTACTGAACCTACTGAAGTAGTAAAGGGTAAACTAGAAGTAGAAATGAGAACTTATGATTACTTCGGTCCAGTATTTTTATGGGGGACTAATATGGAGCTAGTTGATCCTACTAATGAAGGTAAGTTAGTTGAGAGTCCTTATTATGAAGAAATGATGAAAGCATCAGGTAGTAGAAGATAGATATGATTAATTTACATTTTAATGATCCTTCTGAATTTGAGAATTTATTCGGAAATAAAAATTTAGAAATTACTAATGCAACGGTTAAAGGTATAGCCGATGCAATGAGAAGGAATAAGAAGTCAGCTCATTTGTTTAATGTAACATTTTCTGATCATGAGTTTGAATATGAGATTATTATGTCTAGTCTCAATTGGCCTGATGCTCTTGAAAGTTGCTTAGACTTTTATCATAAAAATGAAATGAGTGATGAAGCAATTGATACATGGAAATTATTAGAATGCGCAAAAGTTTGGTAATATGGCACTTTGGAATGTAAATGGAGAAATAGTTTATTCAGAGGGTTCTTTGTCTCTTAATCCTGAAGAAGCAAAAAGTATTTTTGTTAGAAGACATTTTTATAAAGTACCTTTTACTAATGTAGGTACTGGAGGTATAGTAAAGGTTGATTCCGGAACGTTCCATACTCCGTCTTGGACTAAAGTTCATCCTAAAACTACTATAAATGATATCATAGTAGATAAGAAACCATTTGAAGAATTATTTGTTGAACCTGAAGTTTGGGAGTTCAAGAGTGAGTCTTCAGATAAAGTTTATAAAGTTAAGAAAAACGCTAAAGGAAATCTAAGCTGTTCATGCTGGGGTTATATAGCACATAAGAAATGCAAACATATAAAATCTGTATTGGACCAGTAGCTCAGCTGGCTAGAGCATCTGCCTTCTAAGCAGACGGTCGCAGGTTCGAATCCTGCCTGGTTCACTAAAATATTTAGTAAGTGGCTTGTCTATATGAAAAATTATTCATATATTTAAGTAAGTTTAAAAGTTAAAAGGTTATAATTATGTCAGACATTATGTTAAAGTTTAGTGATAACGAGAGTTATATGACTAAAGAAGAAATTAAAGAAATTGCACCATTAGTATTTGCTGAGGCTCCTACTAATCCGGATGTTAGTGGAAAGTATTTATTTGTTAATACTGAAACTATTATTGATGACCTACAAAAGCTAGGTTGGTTACCAGTAAAAGCTGCTCAAAGAAAAGCTAGAAAAAAAGAAGGTACTATCTTCTCTAAACATATGGTAGCTTTTCAGAATCCTGATATTAAGATTACCTCTTCTGATGGTGATGATTCTTTTCCTAGAATTTTACTTACCAATAGTCATGATGGTATGCAAGCTTTTAAGTTCTCTGTTGGTATCTTTAGACTTGTTTGCTCTAATGGATTAGTTGTTGCCGATGAGCAGTTCTCTGATTTTAAGATAAAGCATAAAGGTTATACTTTTGCAGAGCTTAGAAACGTTGTTAGACAGGCTGTAGAAGATTTACCTAATAAGGTTCAGGTAATGAACGATATGAAGAATAGAGAATTATCTCAAGAAGAAAAGAATAAGTTAGCTTTAGATGCTATGTTAATTAGAGCTGGGATTACCCCAGGATCTGAAAAAGCTAAAAAGTTCGATTATGACTCTGAGACAATAGAGGATATTTTGGAACCTAAAAGAGATGCAGATAAAGGAAATGATCTGTGGAAAGTCTTTAATGTAGTGCAAGAAAAAATTACTCAAGGAGAGTTTCATGCTGCATTAAAAGGAGCTAAAGTAAGAAAAGTAAGAAAGATACAATCTTTTGAAAAAGACCTAAAGGTGAATAAGGAGCTGTTTAAATTAGCTACTGCGTTAGTATGATAGAATTTATAAAGCATATATTTGGTTTTTGTGGAGAGCATTGGCATCCTAATCTTTGGACTGCCTTTGCTTCCTCTCCAATAATAGCATCCTCAATTTACTGGATTAAATGTAAATGTGGAGGATGGTTTAATAATCATAAAGACAGCTGTGAGAACAAGAAAAAACTTTCTTAGGTATTGTGCTGATCCTAAACCTTTAGGATGTGACTTTACCGTTTTTTATTCCCCTGATCATAACGGAGGAGGGCCTTTAATGATCCAAGAGACTTTTAGCAAGCAAGAGTTCCTAGAAGAACATAAAGACTGTAAATCAGTATTAGAGGTTTGCTCTGGTCCAGGATTTATTGGTTGGTATCTATACAACAAACTTAACTTAGACTTTGTTAATTTTTTAGATATTTTTCCTCCTGTAGAGGACGACATAATTAAAACTGCTGAGTATAACAAGGTTCCGGAAAGTAATTATAATTTCTACCTCAGTGATGGTTTTAGTAAATACAAAGGTGATAAGGTAGACTTAATAGTAATGAATCCTCCTTTCTATTATAAAGAAGAACAGTTTGAAAATCATATGAGCTATTTAAATGTTCCTGAGCATAGAAGAGAACATGATGCTAGGATTACTTTTGACCCAGATCTTAAACTACATAAAAACCTTATTGCTAACTTTGAGCAGCATTTAACTGATAATGGAAGAATAGTATTTTTAGAGGATATTAGATTTATGCTTCCAGAAGTTATTACTTCTAGAGTTAATCCTGTTTTGAAGTATGATTTTAAGCAATACAATTATAGCGGTAAAGAACCAGATTATTATACTTTAACATATTATAAGAATGAGAAAATGTAATGTATGTAAGCAGTATCGTCCAGATTTTTGGTTTAAGACTGCTAAGAAAAAGACTTGTAGAAGTTGTGAAAGAACTTGGTGGAATATGATGCTTAGAATGTTAGTTAAGCAACGTAAACTTTCACCAGCAGAAAGAATTGGAAATAGATTAGGTTACATGGGTACAGCTTTTATTATGATGTCACCTTATTTACTTCCTTATGATAATTTAGGAGCTTATACTTACCTAATTGGTGCACTCTTATCACTTCCTCAAGTTTGGCTAGCTAAACAATGGAACTTGGTAATAGTTAACTTTAATTTATTAATTGGATACGGAGCTTACTTATGGAATTAAAAGAAAAAAATAATTTGGAGATTGTAAAAAAGATTCTTAAATTAAAAGAACTACCTCCTTCTCCGGAGATAGTAAAACAGATACAAAAATTGCAACAGCAACTCTAACTAAAAAGAAATATCGTATAGGTTTTTTTTATTTAATTCCTTTGATATTTATATAAAACATTAGATCTAAAAATATGAAAGGAACGTTATTCTCAGCAGATTTTGCTAAAGATAGAAATAATAATTTGAGGTTATTAGAGCTTAATACCGATACATCTTTTACAAGCGGTGCATTAAGCAACGTTAATTATTCAGAGCTATTTAACGTAATTTCTTCTTCTAATATTTCAGAAGTACACGTTATATACAAAGACGTATATCACGGAACTTTTGTAAATGATCTATCAGCCTCTATTGCTGCATCAGATCAAATCTCAGTTACATTTAATAAGTATAAAGAGGATATCAATACTATTTACCCAACCACAGTAGAAGATGCTTCTAATAAATTTATTTTAAGATGCGCTTATGATGAATCGGCTATCTTCGATTCTACTTATTGTAAAGAGAAAGACGAAGTTCATAAATTATTTCATGATAACAACGATACTGGATCAGTAAGTGAGATTTACTTAACAGGCTCAGATGGACTTTACGACAGTCTTTATAGAAATGTTAACAGTGCCCTAGTTCCTGATTTCGTAGTTAAAAATTTAGATGATGTTCATGAATCACTTTCTTTCTATAAAGTAAAAGGGACTGGATCAGCAGTTGAAAATATAGATGCTTTTGTGAGTGGGTTACCTTCTTCAAGTATGGTAATAAATTATTACAATGACGATACAGAAACAGTTCATAAAGGATACAGAGCTTTCAATATTATTTACGGATCAGAATTAGACCTTATTAACTTAGCAAACATCGAAGTATCAGCAGTTTTAGATAAACCAACAGCACTCGCTTATGATAATGCTACTGTTAATAATCTAATTAACAATAAGCACTACTACGAATTTACTTCTAACCACCCTACTTTTGATGGATATGGAGGAATTTTCGAATCAGATGAAATAGTAGATGTAAACGGAGATGCAGTTGCTATTGAAGATACAGTTGTTGGAAATTCTTACCGATCTACTTTTATTTCTGGTTCACCTGATTCGGATAACATCGAAGTATTTACTCAATGGACATACCCTGGTAGTTCACTACCTTCAGGTTCTTATGTTACTTCATCGGTATTAGTAAATAAGATTTCTCAAGACCTTCCTAATAACCTTATCTATCATATCCAAACAGCTGATAGTTCTTCTTTTAGAGTAAGTGCTAACCAGCATATGTTAGTCTTTGATTCAGGATCAAATCAACTTCAGTATAAGGATATTCACCACATAGATATTAATAATGATAAGTTACTTTCTATTTCTGGAAGTACAGTTGATATTGCTTCTAAAGATATTGAAGTCTTGGATGGTGACTATAAAACTTATATCCTGGATATGGAATCAGAAGATACGTTTATTCTTTATAATGGAGATTTAAATGTTAAGATTATTACCCACAACTGCTTTCCAGCAGGTACTAAAATTTTATTAGAAGACGGTTCATATAAGAATATAGAAGAAATTACAACTCAAGATGTTCTTTTAACATATAATAATGATAAAAAAGAATACGGACTTGGTAAAGTAGGTAGCATCAGGGTATCTACACAATCTAAACTAATTAAGATTAATACTGAAAAAGAAGAACTTAAATCTACTCCTCGTCACAAAATGTTTACATCAGATGGATGGAAAGCAGCTGAAGAAGTAGCCGTCGGGGATTCTCTCTTTAATAAACAAGGTGAATTAGTAGAGGTATTAAATATAGAAGTATTAGAAGGTGAGTTTGAAGTTTATCACCTAATTGACGTAAAAGATAATCATACTTACTTTGCAGAAGATTTATTAGTTCATAACCTTAAAGCTGTTCCTACTTGTTTCTCTGCTGGTACTCGTATTACATTATCAAACCACGATGAAAAATTTATCGAAGATATTGTTGTTGGTGATGAAGTATTAGGATGGGATGGTGAGAAATTAGTTCCTGCTAAAGTAATTGCTGTCGATAGTAGACACACAGTTGGTGACTCTGCTGAAGGCTGTAAAACATTAGGAGAAGAACCATCATTATTCACAATAAATGAAATTGGAATTGAATTTACTGCTGAACACCCTTTCTATACCAAAGATGGATGGAAGTCTTTAGTACCAGATGTTAGACAAGAGCCATTCTTATCACAGCAAGAACCTAAGAGTTTAAATGTTGGTGATTATGTACTAAACAATGGTGAGTGGGAAGAAATCAAAGAGATTAGAGTAGTTCGTTCAAATCCTGAAGAAAAAGTTTACAATATAACAGTTGAAGGTGTTCACTCTTATGTTGCTGATGGAGTTGTTGTTCATAACAAATAATAAAAAGGATATATTATGGCAATAGTATACAAAACATTTACAAGAGAACAAATGGAGTCTAGAAGCATTACTAACGTAAGTGCTGCACAAAAGACTTCTATGCAAAATACTATTAGTAACTTTATTACTTATTTTAAAGCTAAACATTTATCATAAAAAGATAAAATGAGTTATGTGCTTCTTTCCGAAGAAGAATGTCAATACGTAAAGAGTTTTTTTAGCGAAGATACTGCATTAGACGGTAAAGATCCTCTAGTACTTGATATAGATTCTGAAAATACTATTTCGATTAAGCGAAAAGCTAGTGCGAAATACTTAGATGTTAGTGACCCTGAGCTTATTAGCTTCCTTATCGATAAACTCTCTCCTTTAAAAATTAAATCTATATCTAATAACACTGCTAAACTGGTAAGATATAGTCAAGGAGATTATTTCGCAAAGCATACAGACTTCTACAAGTACGGAAACGGAGCTAGCTATAAAACACTAGTTATTCAACTATCTAACCCAGATGACTATAAAGGAGGAAATTTGGTTGTAAAAGACGTTCCTCAAAATAGGGAGTTAGGTTCTTTCTCTCTATTTAACAGTTCGGATATACACGAAGTTACATTGATTACCGAGGGTGAAAGATATTCTCTTACTTTATTCTTGGTTCATAACGATTTTATTCATAATTTATCTTTAATATGACATTAATTAGCCCAGATAAGTTAGAAGTAAAACTCTCTCCAATTCACGGATATGGAGTATTCGCTACTGAAGATATTTTAAGAGGAGAAATTATAGAAGAGTGTTACGTAATTAAAATACCTGTCAAAAGAGGAGCAATGCCTCACTTATTTGCCGACTATAAATTTAAATGGATAAATGAAAATGACGAAATAGAAGAAGTTCTACCTTTAGGATTCGGTTGCATTTATAATCATTCTAAGAATAATAACGCTCTTTGGAGACAGATTACTGATAAAAAAGTAATTCAATTCTATGCGTTGAAAGATATTAAGAAAGGAGAAGAGATATGTCATTTCTACGGAGGAGATAAGTATTGGGATGCTAAAGCTAAAATTCAAGAATTATCATGAACCTTTTTGATATAGCTTATACTAAAACTAATTTTAATCTTGACTGGAATAATATAAAACCTATTGCAGAAGAGTCTGTTAGTATAGATAAACAGCATCACTTAGAAGAGCAAGGAGTAACATCATTTGAGAATACTGATATTCCAACAGAAGATTTAACTGAATTAGATTCTTATTATAACTTTATAATGCCTGAGGTTAGTTCTTTTGTTTTCGATACTTTAGGTTATTCTAGAGAGTATGAATTAGTAAAGCAGAATGCCTGGTTTTCTAAGTACCTTGATAAAGGATTCGTTCGTCAACATTCACATGAAGAATCTGTAGCAGTAGCTTGTCTATATATTGAACTTCCATCTAATGCAGGTAACATAGAATTTAAACACCCATATTATAATCACAGAAAAGATTATATCGTGAGTGATGATAGTTGGTTATGGAAAGAAGTAAAAGTAAAACAGAATGACGTTATCATTTTCGACTCAGCTATTTGGCACAGGTCCCAACCTAACTTAAGTGGCAAACAAAGATGGACTCTTACCACTAATTTTGGATTAAAAACTAAAGAAAAGCTTTTTTAATCGAAGAGTTTTTCTTATATTATATATTATAAAACAAGTGTTATGGAGAAGTTATATTTTTTACCTACTTACAAATTAAACCACTCAACTATTGATACAGTTATACCTGGATCACATATTAGAGTTGGTGATTATTATTACGAACAACTTTCTAGAAGACCTAGAAATAGGAGAGTAAAACAATCCTTACTTAGTATGGATGAAAAAACTCAAATTCTTATTTTTAACTAATGAAAGAACTTAACTGGACTTATATAATTATAGGAGCCGGTTTTACTTTTCTTGCTCAATTTGGTGCTTGGGTTCAGCATAATATGCAATTCAAGTATCCGGAACTAGACTATAAATGGTGGGGCTGGTATGCTTTAGGTATTCCTCTTACCTTTCTATTTCTTTTAGCTACAAAATATAATGTAGAAGGGTATGGAGGAAGTATCTGGGCAGGAAGGTTTGTAGGTTTTGCAATAGGTATTGCCATCTATGCAGTCTGTACTTGGATTGTATTTAAAGAGCCAATATCTACTAAAATTTTAGTTCAATTAATTTTATGTACAGCAATATTAGCTGTTCAAGCATTTTGGAAATCATAATATGAATTTAGCAGTATTAACAGATATTAAAAAAGAATCGGAAAAGAATTGGAGATTTATATTTGAGTCTCCTATACATAATGAGTTAAATTATATCTCAGGACAATTAGTACAGCTTCATAAAGTTAGAGAGGACGGTACTACTCTTGTTCGGAACTATTCTCTTGCCTCTTGGGCTGATGGTAGTAACTTATTTGAATTGATAGTTACCAATTTGGAAGGAGGAGAAATGTGTAACTATCTTTTTAACGAAGCACAAATTGGAGATGAAATTATATTTAGAGGACCTATGGGAGTATTTACTCTTCCGGAAATTATAGACAGGCCGATTTACTTTGTATGTACCGGATCAGGAATTAGTCCTTTTAGATCTATGGCTAACGACGTAATTAGAAATAATATTCCATTTCAGAAGATGAAATTATTCTTTGGAACTAGGACTGAGGCAGACTTACTCTACTTAGATGAAATGAGAGAGTTGGAAAGTATGAATCCTAATTTTGAATATAAAGCTTCTCTTTCGAGAGAAAGTAAACAAGGTTACCATTCAGGTTATATTCATGATGTTTACCTTGCTGAGTTAGAAAAAGAAGAAGTTAAACCCTTGGTATACTTTTGTGGTTGGAGTGGTATGATAAATGAAGGTAGACAGCATTTAATTGATAGAGGATTTGAAATGAAAAAAGATATCAGAGTAGAAATATTTGGTTAACAATATGCTTAATAAGTTATTTGATCATCTGGTTATTATCTTTTTAATTTTAATTATGATTCTAGCAGCATCTTGCTCGGTTGAACCGATTGAGATTGAAAAGGAAAAAGTAGAAGTTAAAAAGTATAAATATAAAGTACCGTCTTACGAATGGGATACTTTTACTCCTCAAATTGACTACGCTAATATACTTTCCTCTTTTGGGTACTCAGACGTAGATAAGTCTAATTCAAATACATCTCTTGCTATTGCTGACTTTAATCAGGATGGGTATTTGGATTTATATTTTCAAAGCGGACTAGAAGGAGATGAGGTTATAGTAAAGCATAACTTTCTAATCTATATTCCGGAAGTAGATACATATACTCAAGAAATAGATTTTAAGTTTGATGAAACAACAACTGCTCTTTTATCTAGAAAAACTATCGTAGGAGATTTTAATAATGATAACAAACCAGATGTAATTAGAGTAGCAGGAGCACACGATAACTTAGACTACCCGAATATTACTCTAAGTGATGAAGAAGGCTATGTCTTAAAAAATATTAATGATGCTCCTTTAAGTCAGTTTCATACTGTCTCTTCTGGTGACATAGATAATGATGGAGATTTAGATTTATTCTTTGCCCATAATGGTCATCAAGATACTTTTGCAATTAATAGAGGAAACGGAGAATTTGATTGGGTAGCTATATCACAAGTTATATTAAATTTTGAACCAGAAGAGCCGACAGACCTTAATTGGAGATATGGAATATGGACCTCTGAAATGTTTGATTTTAATGAGGACGGATTTATGGATTTAGTATTAGCTGGTACTTATCCGGATCCAAACTCTCCTTGGGAGAAGGGAACTAAGCTTGATGGTATAACTATTTTATTAGGAAGCGGTAACGGTAAGTTTGATTATAACAACTCTTTAATAGCTTTATCAGATGAGAGAATAATAGTTCATCATGATGTCGGGTATGGAGATGTGGACGGAGATGGATTCAATGAATTATTCTCTATGGGCGGTACATTAGATAATAGAGAAATATTCGATGTATATAAGAATAATAACAATGCGACATTAAATTACTATTCAGATCAATGGATAGAAGGTAATGTTGTTGGAGAGAGTATAAAAGGAATTACTTGGTTATTAATTAAAGACATTGATAAAGATGGATATTTAGATATAACTGAGAACGAATCTACAATCTTCCAGTTTACAGGTACAGTTCGGAATGCTTTAAGATGGGAATGGAACGGGAAAAAGTTTAAAAATAACTAGTGTAAAAGTTGCTCGTCTGATCCAAAAGTACTATATTTAAGTATAGAAATTAATAAAACAATAAAGGTTATGAACAATTCATTTATTTTTGAAGCTCTTGCAGCAAAAGAGTCTAAACTTAATGCTAAATTAGAAAAAGCTAGACAAGCTGATAACGAAGCTTCTAAAGCTAAAGACGAAGCTATCAAGCAAGTTTATGTAAAATACTTCAGTGATATCGAAACTGATTTAGTAGATGTTCAATTTGGTAGAACTTATGGTCATTCAGTAGAAATTACTGCTAGAGGTGACGAGTATGAAAAGCAAGTTTGGGACGAAGAGAAAGAGGATTACGTTATGAAAACTCTTTGGAGAACTAATGAAGTTGCTAATATTAAAGTTAGAGAAAAAAGTAGATATGATGATGAAAAATCTGATGCTCATTTTACTGACTTAGGTATGAGCGTTTATTCTTCTTCTGATAACTACTCAGATTTTATGATCAACAGAATGTTGTTTAACGGTCAAGTTGCTATGATTATCAAAGATTTTAAAGATGATATCTTAGCTGAATTAAATAAAGTTTACGAAGAGCAATCTGAGATTACTAAGAAGACTTGGAAAAAAGTTGACGATATTAGAAAGCAGCTTGATGATATTAGCGAGCAAAGAAGAAACTTTAGAGAAGATAATATTATTGAGGATCTTAAAAACGGTATCAAGATCTTAGGAGATAAGACTGCTTACATCCAAGAAAGATACGATGATGGTACCGGAGGTATCGTTGAAGCTAAAATTACTAGAATGTCTTACTCAGGTAAGTCTGCTGACTTAGAAGTTAAGATTAAAGGTAGAAGATGGAATTCTGAAACTGAAGCTTACGAAGATACTATCTACGATAGAACTTTAACTAAAGTAAGAAAGCAAAGAATTTTAGATACTTTCGTATCAGGATATAATAACTTGACATGGGAGAGAGTTTAAATTTGATCATAACCAAAACCAAATCGGTGATCGGTAGCTGTCAAAATATGGAACAGCTGCTGATTGCCATGCGGTACTCTGACCTAGCGTCAAAACGAATGAGTAATCTCATAGGTAGACTTACTGTACAAGATAATGCAGATAAGTATAATAGATTCAGAAAAAACATAAAACTCTGGATTGAGGATAAAGTAAAAGAATTTAATTAATTATATGTTAATAATAAAAATTGGTAAAAACGAAAATATAAACTCAGCGTTAAAAAGATTCAAACGTAAAGTTAAAAATACAGGAATGATTAAAGAGCTGAGAGAAAGACAACAGTTTGTTAAACCTTCAGTCGCTAAAAGAAAGTCAAAACAACAGGCAATAAAGACTGAGAAATACAGAAGAGAAAATGAAGAAATCTAAAAGACAGTATCGTTCTACGCAAGGAAGAACTCCTAAACAATATGAGGATAGTATGAGAGTAGTTGGCTTTGCTATGTTAATTTTAGCTGGAGGAGCATTTGTCGCTGCTATTGTTGAACTTATTGAAACAATATTCTAAAATGGGAAAATCTAAACGTGATATATACAAGGATGAAGAGAGATATTCTAGAGGAGAGTTGTCACAATTAGCTAGGAGAAAGATGATACAGAAGCATCACGGAGATGCCTCTAAGTACAAACGGAAGCCTAAGCACAAAGGGAAATACCTTCCGGAAGATGATGAAAATTTTTAAAAAATAACTGTGGAAATAGTTGCTAGTCTGAGTTGAAAGGACTATATTAAGGTATATTTAAAAATAAAGGTTATGTCAATTACAGCACAAAAGAAAGCTAACTTCAAAAAAGCACTTCAATTATTAATTAACGATTTCAATGCTCATAACATTGACCATTCAGAAAGTGGAAGAATGAACTTCTGGGTTCCTAATGAGGATGGAGAGCCAGTAAGCGGAGAGATCTCTAGAGACTGTGATGTGTGTTTTTGGGATGAGCCAGAGTTAGAAGATCAGATTAATCAAGCAATCGAATCTAAAATTCTTAACTTATGCTAGTACAGGATATGAAATTAGGTGAGGTGTACCTAATGGAAGGCCTCACCTCTTCCGGAAATAAGATTATGGCTCCAGTCAGGCTGGTAAGGTATAATGGGATGAATAAGTACGTTGTTGAGTCTGGTAACAGGCAAAGGATTACAATGTTACTAGATGGAAATGATACTATTTATACTAAAGAAGAATTATGAGCAAATACGACGTTTACGTTTACGATGATAAGAGAGCAGCATCTCATGCCGCTACAGGAACTAGTCTAAAGACTAAGTTGATTGGAATCACTTATGATGATTTGGTTAGCATTTTTGGGGAACCAATTTATGGTCCAGGAGAAGGAGATAGTAGTATCAACTTTGAATGGGTAGTAGACTTTAACGGAGATACTTTTACTATCTACGACTGGAAGTATCCTGATGCTAATTATGTGAAGAATGAATTAGGTCATGATGGAGGTATAAGCTTTCACATTGGAGGTAAGAAGTATGCTGGAGACTTTGAAGACTTTATTGAAGATGCTAAGAGCAAGGGATTAAAGTTTGGATCCAATAAACATGATGATGACGAATTACCATTCTAATGGTAGTACAAATTCCAATAACGGTTGCATACAAGAAGAAGTCTGGGTCTAAAGTCTGGTTAAAGACATTTACAGATCAGAGATGCCCAGATAGGATTATTAGTTTACGAGGAAGTCTTCTTCCAAAGGGATGTGAGATTCTAGACTTAGGAGTCGGATCAGCATTCGAAAACCTTTACAGAAAAAAGTACAAACTTTCCGGAAAATAACTTAGTAAGTAGTTGGAATCCTGATCTATTATTCATATATTAAGGTATATTAAAACAATAAAGGTTATGGATTCAGTATTAAGATTTTTCACTTGCGGACTTACAGGAGATGAGTGTGCTATTATCCTCAGAGGAGGAGAAGAGATTTGTGTAACAGCTAATGAGGCTTGGGATATAGAAGCTCAGTCTCAAGCTGCTCATGATGCATACGTTCAACGAGGAGAAAGAGGTTGGTAGTATGTATAAAGTAGGAACAAAATTCAATAGTGAGCCAAGAAACGGATACAAAGATGTTCGTGAGATCGTAGGAATAGAATTAAATTGCTACGTTATAAGAAACACAAAGTACCCTGAGTATGATACTAGAGGGGAAAAGAGAAAGATGTGGGACGAGCAGTTTCACGAGTTAGTTCAAAAAGGAGATTTTATTATTTTAAATTAAGGTTATGAAGACATTAGCATTAATTTCAGACAAAGAGAAAGCTTTAAAGCTTACTAACGGAACTCATCTTGTAGGAAAACTTACAGGAGTGACGTATCGAGATTTAGTTAACACTTTTGGCGAACCAACCTTCTTTCCGGAAGACTCTGGTGATGGTAAAGTGAATTTTGAATGGGTATTCCAATTCGGAGGAAAGTACTACACAGTCTACGATTGGAAAGTATCCGAGGAATATGCAAAGCATATTATGGGCCGTATGGATGAGATTCAATTTCATGTAGGAGGTACTTCAAATGCTTTTAGCTTTATCGAACATATCCAGAAAAAAGTCATGGAATCAGTTGGAAGTCTGAGCTAGAATGACTATATTAAGGTATCTTAAAAAATAAAGGTTATGGTATTTCAAGCTAAAGTAGGATGGGAAATCGCAGATGGGGAGTTCATCTGGGATATGGGTAAGAAGTTTAACTCTAAGTTCGATGCTCAGCAATGGGTAAACGCACTAGTAAAGACCGGCAACTTCGACTCTGGAGTTGTCGAAAAAAGTTGAAAAATAACTGTGGGAACGGTTGGTAGTCTGAGCTAAAAGGACTATATTAAGGTATATTTAAAAATAAAGGTTATATGTTAGTAAAAAATTCACGTACGGTAATTAAAGGTTTAAAGAACTCAGCTAAAGCTAAGAGCGAGAATAACGACTGTGTTGTTAGAGCTATGGCTACTGCGTTAGATATCAATTACGATACTGCTCATGATTTAGTAGCGAATGATATGGATAGAGTTTCCGGAAAGGGTACTCAGGATCTAGCTATTAGTAATGCAATGTCAAAGTATATTAAAGACGGCTTAGAAGTCGATGGTATGAAGTTCAATGTTAGTAAATGTGCTGACTATAAGGTTAAGAATTATTATAATTTGTATGGTGAAAGAATCGCTAGACAGAAGACTGTTAAGAGCTTCATCAAAGATAATCCTAAAGGTACTTATATGGTGCTAGTTAGTAAGCATGCGTTTACTGTTAAGGATGGAACGTTGATTGATAACGTTGGTGAAGAATGGAGACCGACTAGAAAGGTTCAAAGAGCTTTTCAATTTACTCCATTGAATGAGAAGAAAGATGTTCAACTTAAATTATTTTAGTATGGCAACGATGTTTGAAAAGATGGTTAGATCAGAGTTATTAGATACGATAGCTCTGAATAGGCTCAATGGAGTAGATATGGACTGGACTGATGAAAAGATAGATGCTTTGGTTCAGAGTATTATGTTTGACATAAATGAAGTAGGTCCAGACTCTTATGACCTAGATGAGATTATCAAATGGAACTTAGATCAAAACCTAACGCACGGATAATGGCTGATATCACAATGTGCTCCGGGCGAGGATGTAGTGTTAAAGATAGTTGCTACAGATTTACAGCTCCAGTTAGTGAATGGAGACAATCGTACTTTATGGAAGTACCAGGTAAAGATAAATCTTGTGAACATTATTGGAACAGATAATGAGTACTAATAAGATCTTTTGGGATGCTTATGTCTCGGATCTTTTATCGAATAAGTACAACTATGGAGTTACTCATTCGGCTACAAAGATAGAAAGAGAGTTCATGCAAGAGTTAAAAGGAAAGAAAATACTTCATCCTTTTTGTAACTTTGGTATGAACACCTTTGTGTTAGAAGATAAAGGAGGAGTAGTAACAGGATTAGATTATAATCCTTCAGCAATACAATATGCTAATGACTATAAGAAGAGGATAGGTTCTAATGTAGAGTTTATTTGTGATGACTTCTTTGAGTATGAGTTTAAAGATAAGTATGATGTTATCTTTTTAAGTTATGGTATATTAGATTGGGTAGAAGATATAGATGCTTTTATCGATAGGCTATATGACTTACTTGTAGATGAAGGTAGGTTGATTATGGTAGAGTTTACAACTCAATTCTTTGAGGCAAAGTTTAAACAACTTGGAGGTAAAGTGTTGAAGGATAATCAATATGAGATTAAAACCGATCTTACCTATAGAATCGGAACACCTAATAGTAGTATAATGGGAGGTAATATCTCAGAAGAGGAAGTAATAATGAGACCTTATCTACATAACACTAATAGGTTTATAAGTAAGTTATTGACAAAAGGGTTTAGAGAAGGGTATGTAAAGTATTATGATCATATAAACTTCAAGATGGGTAACGATATAGAGATAGGAAAGAATAGATATAAGAATAAAGATGTCGAAGGCAATATGTGCTTTGGCATGATATACATTAAATAATAAGTTATGGATTATAAACAAAAGCTAGAGAGGTATAGAAAAGAGCTTGAGGGGTGGGGGTTTTCTCTTCCATCACCGAAGGTGCCACGCGCATTTTCGACTAACGTCTCAAATGATCTACCTAACAAAACACTTACCAAACCTACTTATGAATGGGATAGTTACTCCGGCCTACCTGGTACTGGAGCTTATACGGAGTAGTAAAAGACAGTCTGAGAGGTATGATAGACTTTGGTCAATACTAGATTGTAGTACCCTATAAGATCTAATCATAGATACCTTCTTTGATAACTTAGCATTGGGGTATCGGTAGTCTAATCACATGAAGCCTATTAATTACATCGAGTGTATTATATATTTATATGAAGCTATATTGATATACTTATATGATTATATATCTTGTATAGAATAACGGTAGGTAGATGTGTGGAATATCATAAAGAAACATCAGGGGCGTGTGTGTCCCTCTTACGGAATTCCTCTATAGACTAAAAAATCCTTACCGGCCTACCTAAAAATAATGGAAAAATAACCGGTGAAACAGTTGGTAGTCTGCCAGATTATTCATAAATTAAGGTAAGTTAAAAGATTAAAAATAAAGGTTATGACGTATTCAGACAAGATTAAGAAAGCAGATCAAGTATTAGCAAACATGGCCCTTCTACAGGACAATGAGCATTTTGTGGTTACCTACGGTACAGACTATAATGGGGAGCCTCAGAGGTACCGTATTAACTGTAATGTATTCAGCAACGGTAAGCCTTCATTCTCTATATATAAGGATGAGGTATTCGGCCTTAATGGTATGAATATAGATAAGGTAGGTAAGACAGTACTGAATGCCTATACTTATGATATGATGGGTCAACGTACTACCTATCGCTTTCCTCTATATGAGATGGAGGTAGTAGAGACTCCTTACAAAGAACAATTACACTCACTTAAATTTTAATCTATGTCTAAGAAAGAACTATACGAAACTATAGCCGGATTCATCCTATTAGGTGCAGTAGCTTATATGGGCTATGTTGCACTGTGGATTTTCTGTCCTTGTTAGTCCATCCGGACGGCACTTTGATCGCACCTTGCTATAACACTGCCGGTAATGTTCCCTAATGAGTTGGTAATGTGCGAGATTTTGCCAGACCTATCTTCCTCTCCCTAATGATATTTTGTGATATAGGTTATATATATTTATATACTTATATATCATCATTAATATCATCCATAGAAGCCGTTACAATCGAATAAGCCATATCGTACGCATCTTGCAGGTGTATGCGTGGATTATCTTGTCTTAATGATCTTACGGTATCAAATAACTCATCACGTTTGCCTATCTTATGTGCTGAGTATATAATATCTTCTATAGCACTCATTCTTTACTGCCCATTATAGATCTGTTTATTCTCTTCTCCAAACCCTATATCTATCAAAAAGGTAATAAATCCAAGTCTTAGGTGAATACTATACCATGGGGCATCTTCATCCTCAGGTATTAAATCATACGCTAAACCGAAACCTTCGTGTGGCCATTTAAAATTAATCGCCAGTCCAAACCAAAAATTGTTCTCCATAACTTTTATTTTATACTTTAATATAGTACTTTTCAGTCAATTATACAAGAAATACAGGGGAAATTTTTTGACAAATTTTTCCATATATAGACCCTTCCTATTTATTAGTATAATGAAAAAATTAGATCCACATACTATGTTTGCGCTCTTTGAACAAGGAGATGAACAGATTTACAAAGAGCATGGCCTTGAACAAGAGCTAAACAACCCTTTTGTACTATTAGGAATGGTAATAAGAGGTGTTGAGAATTGGTATCTACTTGATAAACTCTATATGAATAAGTATAGAGAGCACTATGAAGGGGTTAGAGACTCTACAAAATACAAATATTTCGTAAAAGTATACAAATATCTTGAAAGAATAGATACAGATAAGTTCGAATCTAAGTATGCTATAGGGACAGATTATGATGCCGGTAATACAAACGTTATTTTAGATGCCTTATTAAGATATTTCGAAGATTTAGAGCAATATGAACGATGTGCTGTTATAAAAAAGTACATTGACCTGTTATATGACCGTGTTGCTGACAGACAAGCGTAGAAAATCTCGTATTTTCCCTAAAAATTCCTTGAAAATATGAAAGCTTGCATTAATCCGTTCCAATATTCCGAGATTACAGAGGTAAATCAAGCATTATGCTGCCCGGCTTGGTTAAAAAATGAGGTAAAAGACGTGATGATTACGTCAAATTACAAAGATAACTTCTATAGTAACAAAGCAAACATGTTAAGACAGTCTATTTTAGATGGATCTTATAGATTTTGCAAGTCTCACATGTGTCCTCACTTATCTGCCCATAAAAAAGGGATGTTTTCCAATATGTTTGTCGATTCTAACCATGAAGACTTCAAAAATCCTGTACTCAAAAGGGTTTCTTTCGGGTTTGACCGGTCTTGTAACTTAGGTTGCCCTTCATGTAGGAGTAATTTTATCAATTTTACAGGTAAAAAGCGTGAGCAAATGGATAATATCCTAGATAATGTAGTAGAACAGCTTGGAGATGAGTTAAGAGCTATCAATATTTGTGGAGGAGGTGAGCCTTTTTACTCTAAAACCTTTATGAGGTTTATGAAAGAGTTCGATAGTAGTAAATTTCCTAAGCTAAAAGAGATAAGACTACATACAAACGGTATTCTATGGAGTGAAAAGTCATGGAATGCTATAAAGCCTATACATGATTATGTAAAAAGATGTGAGATCTCTATAGATGCAGGCACAAAAGAGGTGTATAGAGATGTCAGAGTAGGCGGTGATTGGGATACGTTAATGGATAATATAGATTTTATACTTACCATAGATGGTCTAAAGGAGATAACCTATTCTTTTGTAGTACAACAAAGAAACTATAAAGATATGGAAAACTTTTATAATCTTATTAATACAAAGATGTATGGAAGTACAAAAAAATATCGTATCTTGTATTATGCCGTAAGTGAATGGGGTGAATTTAAAGAGAAGAAGAGTTTTAGTCAACATGAGATTTATAACCCAAATCATATAGAGCATCAAGCTTTCTTAAAAGAGTTAAAAAAGATATATACACGTAAGAGAGTAGAGCATCCTTTTGATTACTTAATAGTAAAAGATTCACTAATATAGTTGTAACTTAGAGAAAATATTCATATATTGTAGTATCAATAAAGGTTATAAGTATGTCAAGTAGTAATCAAAGTCTCTCAGAACATAAGATCACACTTATTTCAGAGACTATAAACAAACATTTTCCATCCATAGAGATAGATCGCTTTTCGATGGAGTCCAGTATATGGTCTCTCACTGTACCTCGTCTATGTACACTTACCCTGGTAATAAACAAAGATTATAATAAGGCCGAAGTGGTAGTATCGTCTATATGGTCGTCCGAAGATAGTAAGGCCGTTGTAATGATGGCTGAGAATCTAACTAAGATATTAAATAACGTGTTATATAATTATAGATGAGACAGTATATACAAAAATTTTCGTGGCAACTTTGCGCGTTTTGCGCGGCGATCGCGATGCTCTCGTCTTGCTCTAAAGAAGATATAAGCACCTCCCCCTGCATCGACGGCGACTGCACTGCTCAAATGGTCTTACCCGGGGTAAAAGATACAAACGGCTATTATCATATAGACCTCAATTGGGATTATAGGTATTTTACTATAGATGCTTATGCTTCTAAGATGTTTGAAGAGTTTGAATATAATGGAATACAAGTAGTAGAAGCTAATTTTTATTCCGACGGTAGGAGAACTACTATTCATAACAATATATCAGTTACAGAAGACATAGTTCAAAACTCTACTATATATTTTAGAGAACAAGATGGAAGATTACACACCCGTCGAGTAGTAGGACCTTTCCCAGACGGTGCTATTAACGATACTATTACTATAAGAATGGAGGTTTTTTGGGAGGCAGGTAACAGTTCTGTCTTAAAAACAAACTTTTTTGAAAAATTTATTGTAGAATAGTTGATCTTTTGAATTTAAATCATTAACTTAATTATATATTAAGAATTATATATAAATATATAATAATATAATGAATATATAAATATATATAAATAATATAATAAATAATAATTAATCTAATATGGCATTAACGGCGGAGAAAATCCATTCGAATTACGAGAAACATCTTAAAATTATAGATACTTACATTGGAGATAGAAAGGAACAGTGTAAAGAACTTATTTCTCACCTCGGAGAGGGGTATATTATGGCTCCTGCTAGTTCTAAGTCTTGGCATCACAATGCTTTTGCCGGAGGCTATATAGACCACGTTAATAGAGTAGTACAATTTGCTATTGAACAGAAGAGAATGTACGAAAGATTAGGAGGAACTATAGATTTTACAGAAGAAGAGCTAGTTTTTGCCGCTATATTCCATGATCTAGGTAAAATAGGTGACGGAGAACAGGAAAATTATATACCTCAGACCGATAAATGGAGACAGGATAAGTTAAATGAGATATATACTTTCAATCCAGACCTTGATTTTATGTTAATTCCAGACAGAAGTCTGTTTATACTACAAAAATTTGGTATAAAAGTATCTAAAAATGAGTTTTTAGGTATCAGACTACACGATGGAGTGTTTGATAAAGCTAACGAAGCATACTTTTTCAGTAATGTTCCTTCATCTAGAATGAAAACAAATATAGTATATATTTTACATACTGCTGATTTCTTAGCGTCTAAGCTTGAATACGATCAATGGTTAAGTCAAGGAGGTTCAACAGCACCGAAAGTTAATAAGACACAATCTTCTACAGGAAAATCAGTAAAATCTTCACAAGGCCTAAATAATATATTAAAAAACTTATAAAATGGCAGATTTAATTATATCCTCTAGTACAATTATTGGATTTTTAGTTGTATTGTTGGTTTTTTTATGCTATCTTTTATACAATCTCATGCGAAAAGTAGAGAAGTATGAAGATGTATTGCAAGATCAAGTAACATATCTTAATAATATTTCAAAGACTATAGCAGAAAGTAAACAACACTTACAGAATCTCGATGAACGAGGGGTCTTTCAAAGCGACGACGAAGTGGGAGAATTTTTTAAACAAATGCAATATGTTCAAGATGAATTGAACAGGTATATGCTCCCAGAAAATTATGGCAAGGAAGAAATCGAAAGCTAATTACTTTACTAAAGAAACAGAAGAATATATAGTCAAATTTAATAACTCAGAAGATGAAGAGTATAGAAACCAAATCTTCACAGAGCACATATACTTTCCTTTTTACAAGTTAGCAGAAAATATTATTCATACTTTTAAATTCTACTATACTGATGTAGATAAGATAGAGAATCTTAAACATGAGATTGTATCTATATTATATGAGCAGAAAATAAATAAGTTTGATCCTACTAACGGTGCCAAAGCTTATTCTTATTTCGGCACTATAGTCAAAAGATGGTTGATAAACTACAACAACAAAAACTATAAAAAGCTCAAACAAGTAGGATCTTTTACGGATATACAAGAATCATACGAACAAGATGATGCTGTAGACCATAGATTTGCTAAGAATCTAAGCGACTTTATAGATATGTGGGTTGAACAGACATATAAGGTTGTTGACGATATGTTTGTTAAAGATCAAGAAAAACAAGTAGCAGACGCTGTACTCACAATATTTCAAAAGAGACACGATTTAGATATATTTAAGAAGAAAGCATTATACATTTATATAAGAGAAATGACAGATTGTGAAACACCTCTGCTAACTAAGGTAATAAATGTATTAAAGCAGGATTTTAAGACACATTATCAAAAAGCATATGATTTAGGTTTCTTAGACAATACTTTAAAGTAGTCTATTTATTTTAAAAGACTTATGAACTTAGATAAAGAAATCTTTAAAGGAAAAACCCTATCAGATTTATTTAGCGAGATTTATGATAATTCAAAAGAAACTAAATCTCAAGTAAAAGGGCTTATAGGTGAACTTAAACCTCTTATAGAAAACATAGGTGATGCTACTTTACTTGTTCCTATGATTAAAGAGTATATGGAAATAGGAGTAAAAAACGACGAACACCTAATTAAGCTAGCCACAGTAATACAGAGATTAGAGATCGCTGCTACTAAAGGTGAATCTGGAGAATTTGATTTTTCTGACCTTCAAGACTTATTAGAAGAGCAAGAAGCAATGGAAAACGAAGTAAAACAAATAGGAACCGGAGAGGAAGAGAATGCCGACGACTAATTTTTTTGCGACTAAAACAAGAAGAGAGATTGACTCTTCTACCCCTACTTATATAGTAGCAAGGGTACGAGATGTTATTCTTGATTCTACCCATCCTAATTATGAAGACCTAGGTAAAGACCAATCGATAGGTGTAATAAAGTACGCTGCTTTAGAACAATCACTAGCTACAGAAAACCCAGAACCTCTTCCAATAGCTTTTCCACTTAATTTAACTGTTAGAGAATATCCTCTGATTAATGAAGTAGTTTTAATACAGAGAGCTACAAGTGAAGAGAATAGTGACAGCGTAAAAAAAGATTACTACTCAACAGTAGTATCGTTATTTCAACACCCTAATAATAATGCTTACCCATTAGATAGTAAATTAGGATTAGGTAAAGACATACCATCATTAAAGAATCTAAGTAGACTACACCCCTTTCCGGGTGATTTTATTTTACAAGGAAGATTAGGACAGAGTATAAGATTTACCGGTTATAAACACCCTAAAAACTTATTTACAAATGATTCTAATAACGCTAATCCTATTATTAAGATCGTTAATGGACAGTTTGAAACAGAAGATAGCACACAAACTACCGTTGAAGATATAAACAAAGACGGTTCTAGTATTTACTTTCTATCAAATCATTTAAGCTCTTTAGAGCAAGTTAGGGATAAAAGCAAAGCATCAAAAGTAGAACCAGTAAAAAGTAATAATTACAAAGGCAACCAAGTATTAGTTAATTCAGGTAGAATATTCTTAAATGCAAAAGAAGAAGATGTATTAGTTGCATCTAACGAATCATTCGGTGTAACATCTAAAGATGTACATTTAGATGGAGAAGACTATATAAGTTTAGATGCATTAAAGATATATCTAGGAGAAAGAGCAAAACTGTTTGAAGGAGAGCCTGTAATCAAAGGAGATTCCTTAGAATACTTCTTAGAAGCTTTAATTAAACAGTTAGAGAGATTAGCTAAAAAGCTAACTAAAGCAAATGCAATGGGTAAACCTATACCTTTACTTAATAAAGAAGGACCTGTGATGCAAGCTAAGATGAAAAACCTACTTAGCAGAATAAACCCAGGAGGAAAGATATCAGATCTAAAATCTAAAAAGACGTTTACTGAATAATGCCACATACTATATTCAAATTAGAGGATGGCAAATTAGCCGGTATAGCAGCAGAGTTAGTAGGACAAGCTGAAGCTTATGTTGTTTCTTATGCTCAAGAAAAAGTAGAAGAAGAAATACAAAAGTTTATAGAACAGTGTCCACCACCACCAGTGCTTAACGCTATGTCTAGAACTATTAATCAAGTTCAGAGAATTACTGGAGCTATAACCAATAAAATAAAAAAAGTAGAAGGTATTACTAAAAAGCTAGATCCACCTATCATAGGAGCTAAGATAATTATAGATATTTTAACCCACGTACTTCAAGCTAAACTAACCGCTATAGGTTATATCCCTCCTACCGGTGGTCCCGTCCCTGGAGTAATAGTACCAGAAAGAGTAGGTAGAATATTAGACCAATCTGCCAGATTACAATTTGCTTTAGATACAGTCGATAAATTAGAAAAGGAAAAAGATGCTATAGAAGATATAGTCTCTGACAGCGGTAGTGTGTTCGATCCTATGAATTCTAGGTTAGATCAACTACGTCTTCTTATAGAAAGATGTATGCAAGATCAAGATTTAACTAAAGATGAAAGAGAGCAGATTCTTAACGGATTGAGAGTAGCATCTAAAGATAGTAGTGGAGATTTATCTGAAGCTTATAGAAGTGAAAACGGTAAGGTTTATACAATAGAAATACAAGATGTACTAGATAACACAATCGATGTACCAAGAAGAAGAGCAGTAGCAAAAGATTTTAGAGGTATTGTAGTTATGAAAGGGCCTGCTTCTTATTCAAAAAACTTAAAAATATTAAAAGACGAAATAAAATTTAGAATTGATAATCAACTTCCATAACTTAACTATTTATTAATATGAAACTAGATCAACTACGAAAAATAATTCGTGAAGAAGTAAGAGCAGCTGTTAAGGAAGAGTTACAGGATATGCTTAACGAAGCAGTTAAACATGCAAGTACACCTGACAAGCAAACCGCAGGCTATAGGGCAGTTAAACAAAAAGATTTAGCTAGAACTTGGTCTACCGGAAGAATGAATCCTGGGACTGTACCTTTAGAAGAAATGCTTAACATGACTCAACAGTCTATGACTGGAGAGGATTATAAAAACATTACTAACTCGCAAGGAGTACATAAGCCTAACTTTGCTTCTAATATCGCTACTGATATGGGATTAACTGAACATGCAGGACCAATGCCCGGTATTGATATTACAAAACTAGACTTTGTAAAAAATGCAAAAGCAATTTACGATAAATCTTTAGAAAAAGATAGAAATAGACTTTAATGGCATTAGACGTTAAAAAGATAAACCCTTTAGATTTACAGCCTAGAAAAGCTGTAGGTGTCGACTTACCTTTTGGCGGCTCTGCTGTATTTAATTCAACATATCAAACTAAAGATGCGATTAAAGCTAATTTAATAAATTACTTTTTAACTAATAAACAAGAAAGATATCTTAACCCCGGCTTTGGAGCTGGACTTAGAGATTTACTATTCGAAAATATAGACCCAGATACTATAGAAGAGTTGTCTGATAAAATAAAAGTTGACTTAAAAGCATTCTTTCCAAGAGTTATAGTTACGAGCTTAGAGTTAACTCCTGAATATGATCGTAATGCTATTCTTTTTAGTATGAGATATGCTATTAGAGACACAAACATTCAGGATGAGGTTTCGATAAATTTTGAACAATAATGGCAGAAAAAAGAAACATACAGTACATTAATAAGAACTTTGACGATTTTCGTTCAGCGTTAATAGATTATACTAAAAACTATTTTCCTGATACTTATAATGACTTTTCAAACTCATCACCTGGTATGTTATTTATTGAAATGGCATCCTATGTAGGTGATATATTATCTTTTTATCAAGATACTCAACTACAAGAAACCTTCCTAACTCACGCTAAAGATCCTAAAAACTTATTTAATTTAGCTTATATGATGGGATATAAGCCAAAAGTAAGTGTAGTATCAGAAGCAGAAATTACTTTGACACAAACAGTAGATGCTGATGTAAACGATCTTCCTGATTGGTCTCAAGCAGCTATTGTAAGAGAAGGATCTACACTTGAGTCTACCGATTCATCTCAAACTAAGTTTCTACTTAAGGAGACAGTAGACTTTACCGTAAGTAGCTCTTACGATCCTACTAACGTTGTAATTGCAGCATTAGATTCTAGTAATAATCCAACTTCATTTACTTTAACTAAAAAAGCAAAAGCAGTATCTGCAGAGGTAGCTACAACGACTTTTACTATAGGTCCGGCTGAGAGATTTAAAACTATTACATTAAGTGATGAAAATATAATCGGAATAGATTCAATCACAGATAGTGATGGAGTAGAATGGACTGAAGTTCCTTTCTTAGGACAAGATATAGTTTACAATTCTGCCTCTAATGCGGGGTCTGATGCTAATGTAGTACCTTATGAATTTACTCTAAAAAAAGTACCTAATAGGTTCGTAACAAGATTTAGAGCTGATGGCTCGTTAACAATACAATTCGGTGCCGGAACACTAAACAGTGATGACTCAGAATTCTTACCTGACCCTACTTTAGTTGGTAACGCTACCGATAACGGTGTTTCAAAACTCGACGATGCTTTTGACCCCTCTAACTTCTTATATGGTTCATCATACGGTAATGTACCAGCCAACGTAACACTTACAGTAAATTATTTAAAAGGAGGAGGAGTGAGTGCTAATGTACCTGCTAACTCTATTACAAAAGCAGGAACGATAGTAGGTACTAATACAACAGGAGTTTCTTATAATAATACTAAACCTGCCTCAGGAGGTAGAGATGGTGATACTGTTGAAGAATTAAGAGAAAACTCTCTTAGAGCATTTAACGAACAAAATAGAGCTGTAACATTACAAGATTATGCAGTAAGAGCAGCAGCACTACCCGCTAAGTACGGTTCAACAGCTAAAGTATTTGCTACACAAGAATCAATTAGCGCAACTAATAAAGACTCGGTTCTTGATAATAACCCGCTAGCGATATCGTTATACGTACTAGCATATGATAACGAAGGTAAGTTAACTACTGCTACTTCAACATTAAAAGAGAACCTGAAAAATTATATACATCATTATAAAATACTATCTGATAGCATTAAAATTAGAGATGCCTTCATAGTAAATATTGGTGTAAGATACGAAATACTAACTAGACCTGGATACTCTGGTAGAGACGTTCTTTTACAGTGTAATATAGCTTTACAAGACTATTTTAAAACTAGTAAGAGAAGTATAAATCAACCTATTAATTTAGCTGAGCTTTATACCCTATTAGATAAAATACCAGGAACGCAAACAGTACAGAAAATAGAAATAACTAATAAACAAGGAGGTAATTATTCTCAATATGCTTACGATGTAAAAGGAGCAACAAGAGATGAGATAGTTTATCCATCATACGATCCTTGTATATTTGAGGTAAAATATCCTAACACAGATATAGTAGGTAGAGTAATTAAATAACTATGGCAACTTATAAGCTTTTTCCTGATAAAGATACATTCATATTTACCGAAGTAGTAACCGGTAATGCAGGGTATGATGAAATATTAGAGCTAGGAGGGTACCCAATACAGGGTATAGGACAGGCTCAAAGAATACTTGTTCACTTTAAAGATAGTGAAATTACAAATGTTGTATCGAATAAAATCGGACATTCTGATTATAGTGCCAGTTTAGAGTTCAAACTAGCTTCTGCATACGAGACACCTGTATCTCATTCTGTATATGCATGGCCAGTTTACGAATCATGGCAAGGAGGAGTTGGTAAGTATGCCGACGATATCTTAACCGGTTCAGCAGATAAATCAGGAGTATCCTGGAGGTACAGAGAAGCAGAGTCTACTAACCCGTGGACGCTATCTTCTTTTCCTGTTAATGTTACAGGCTCTTATGTAAGTAGATACCCTGGAGGAGGAACCTGGTATACTGCGTCTAATGCTGTTAGTCTAGAAGCAACACAGAGCTTTGAAACAAATGACGATCTAGACTTAAGCATTAATGTAACTACAGCAGTTGATCTACACAACTCAGGTACTATTGATAATAACGGATTTTTAGTAAAATTTGACGATACATTAGAACATTTTACTTCTGCGTCAATCAGACATAAATTTTTTAGCTCTGATACAAATACCATATACCCACCTTCATTAACATTTAGATGGGACGACAGCTCTTATAGTACAGGAAGTTTGAATGTTTTAAGTACTTCAATTGCTGAAGTAGATATTACAAATAATAAAGGTGAATACCCAGATGTAGGAAAAGTTAGGTTTAGATTATTGGCTAGACCACAATACCCTACAAGAACGTTTACAACAAGCTCTATATATAAAACTAACTACGCATTACCATCAGGTTCAACTTATGGACTGAAAGATGAATTTACAGAAGAAATGGAAATACCTTTTGATTCACAGTTTACTAAAATTAGCTGTGATAGTACTGGTCCTTACTTCGATATTCATATGGACGGGTTGCAACCTGAAAGGTATTATAGAGTTTTAATTAAAAGTGAATTAGACGGCACAACAGCTGTTTTTAATAACGATAATGTTTTTAAGGTAGTAAGAAATGGCTAAGGTACCTATTAGAAAAACAGTATTAAATAAAACTGAATTTGATAAATCAGTCGATAGAAGTTTTAAAAGCTTTGTAACTGTACAAGATGTTGAAGAGGTACAGACGGTAGATGAGTTTTTTAAACTCTATAATAAGCTATATTATGAAATACCTATTGACGGAGATGAAAATTCACATGAGTTTCTAGTAAAAGAAAGTTCTAAGTTAATTAAAATAGAAATTACTAACGAAGAACTAGAGCCACTTTTGCAAGAAATATCTGACCTAAGAGCTCAAATACTACAGTTAAATCAAGCTGCAGTTGAAAGAGAAGAAGAGTTTAGTAATTTAGAAAGAGATAATGGCAATAATTGATTATAGTATATTACCAGCAGATCCTCAAACGTTAGATGCTTTTAATAGTACCGACACTGCTATTGTAGAGTCGTTTGAGATAAATTCTGCTTTTAAAGCTTTTGAACATAAGCTAGATCTACATGTATATAACGTAGATAATATACTTTTACAAAGTTTTCCAAACTCACAAGGATACCAGATCTTAGGTGATAGTCAAACAGACAATGACGGAAATGCTGATGCTCTTTATATAGATCCTATTAAAGATGTAAAAGATACAGGATACGCCGGACAGGATATAAAATTAGTATATAACTTCCTAGACGATCTATACTCTGAAAATAAACTAGGGGTAACATTTTTTATTGAAGAAATCTCTTCTGATGGAACAGAGCTTAGACTTCTTACCACTGGACTTTCAGACGAAAGAGTAAAAGAAATTACCGATAAATTAAAAGAAGATTTAAACAGCTCTTCTTATTTAGATTCTTTTGTTCTTAACTTTGGAGATAATAATTTACTTATTGGTGTTAATATAGATACTCAACCTTATAGAGATTATAACTCTGTTGTAGTTAAACTATATAACCCATTACCACAAGAGTTTGGTTTAAAATCCTTACTTACCATTCAAAGACAGGTAGCTGATTCAGTAGCATATGTAGTTAATTCAACTTTCATACCTGATAAAATAAAAGTACCTTACATTAAGGGTCCTAATTTTAATGTAGAGTTAGAAGAAGATTTAACTAATCCCACACAGTTTTTAAATTATAACGATCTTTTTAGCTTTCCAGTTTCAAATAATTATAGAGAACTAAACTCTCTTTTTGCTGAAAGTAGTATCCCAATAAGTATAGACTACTCTAACTACTCTAATTTTATTAGATTTAGTTCAGCAGAAGAAAGATTAAAAAACTTTAAGTATAAGTTAGATTTAATTGAAACTTATCAAAAGCAGTACGACAGTGCTAGTAATACAACTGAAGCTACATTTTATTCTTCTAGTACTAATTACCATCAAGCAAATATCAATGGTATTATAAATAACTTCGATCATTACGAAAGATTTTTATACTACAGTACAGGATCTACTTCATGGCCTAAACAAGCACCTTATAATAAACCATACACAGTAGCAACAGGTTCAGCTACCGGCTCTTGGTATACTGCTAACCTACTATCAGCTAGTAATTACGATACAACTAACTACTCTAAGTTAACCGATAGTATTCCAGAGTTTATTAGAAACGATAGTGCTAACAATTCATTTAGCTTGTTTACTGATATGGTAGGTCAACACTTTGATAATTTATGGATATATACCAAAGCACTATCAGATAAGTACGACGGTGACAACAGGCCTGATTTTGGTGCTGCTAAAGGATTGGTAGAAGACCTATTAAAAAACTTTGGAGTAAAAGTATACAATAGCTCTAGATCAACAGAAAACTTATTTAAAACATTTACAGGAGAGTTATACGATTCAGGTAGTGAAAGTTTAATAGGAGGAGCTAATATAATATCAGCATCTAATTCTCCTACAAGCGAGGAAGTATATAGACAGGAAGTATATAAAAGAATGTACCATAACCTCCCTTACCTTTTAAAAACTAAAGGTACTGAAAGAGGTTTAAGAGCGTTAATAAACTCGTTCGGTATACCTTCATTACATACAAGTACTACAAATAATGCTCTACATATTAGAACTCTCGGAGGTGGAAATAAACTACAAACAGTAAACTTCGGATTAGAGAATTATGTTAGCTCGTCAGAATATAAAGTAAGGTTAGATGATACCGGCAGTATTGTATCCGGTAATACCTTATCTCTTTATACTTCAATAAGAAAGGATGATATAAAAATGGCTGACGATATTCATAGAACTGATATCGGCTACTCACCATCTGATCCTGTCAATGATGAAATCTACGCTTACTATGCTTCTACTGGATTTAATATTGATGACTATATTGGTGATCCAAGAGATGCTTATAAAAAAGAATACCCTAACTTAGTAGCAACAGGAAGCAATGTAGTCGAAGAATTAACAACAAGCGGCAGTCATGATTACTTTGATTTTGTAAGATCTCTTAAGTTTTTCGATAACGTAGTATTTAAGACCATTAAAGACTTCGTACCTGCAAGAACAAGTTTAAGTAGTGGTATAATTATCAAACCACACGTATTAGAAAGAAGTAAGTTAAAACAAGTAGAAGTATCAGGTAGTCAAAAACCTATAAGTTCTTCTCAAGCCATAGCCGATCAATTTACCGGCAATATTATATTAACAGGCTCTATTGAAATACTTGATTTAACAGGAAGTTCTGGCGGAGCTTTTGGACAAATAAATTCTCTTAACCTATCTCAAAGAAGAGGTCCCGGGTACTGGTACCCTTGGGGTGCATTAACAGCATCATACGAAGAAGAGGTGATGACTCCTGATGGTTTAAGAACTAAAACTTACCATGATCATGAAGAAGCAAGATATGATGGGGAACTTTCCGGCAGTCTAATTAACCCTGTATTATCACCAGGAGAGCTAAATGACGAAAACTTATTTAAAAAAGATAACCCAGACGAGCTTACCTATATTATAGAATCAGCTTCTCAAGGTATTGAACCATCACCAACACCTACTCCTACTATTACACCTACTCCTACTATTACACCAACACCAACACCTACATATGATCCAGGAGCACCAACACCAACACCTACTCCTTCTGAAACCTACGATAATAGTGTATTGTGTTTTAGATTCCTAGTATGTGATGGTAACTCTGGTACACAAGTTGGTGATGAAGTCTGGATACCTCAAAATGTAAATGCATTCGGTGTCATAGGAGGAACAGGACCTGGAGTTATATGCGGTGGTAGTTTCTTAACTAATAGAACAAGCTTACCTGCTCAAGGTGAATTCTATCAAATAGTAAATAACCCGGTGTGTAGTAATGAAACAAGAGATGATAATATTTTTGCTAAATATACAGGTGTCACAGCATATAAAGTACCTACAGCATACTTCTTCGATGATGTAGCAGGACAAGAAGATTGTGATGCAGGAGGATTAGGATAAATAAAATAATATGGCAGAACCAATAAACATATCTACATCAGCACTCAACCATTACAGTGGTAGTTACTCCCGAGTTGGTGGTACTAACAGAATAATTGTTAGAAGAGGGTTGAACCAACTGTATTATTCTAACTTTAATACAGGATCTGGTTTAGTAGTAGAAACAGGAAGTTATGATCAATTCAAAAATAATAATTTTGATAACTTCTTAGAATCTTCTTTTGCAGTATCTGGTTCTAGAATACTAACCGGTAGAGGAGCTATATACTCGATACCAAGAGAGTTATTCGGTACTCACATAGAGCCTGGTTCTATTATTATATCTAGCTCATATAGTAAATTAGTAGATGATAAAGAAGGTAATTTAAGGTTGGATACTGTAACAGGAGCAGTAAAAGGCAATGTAATTTATAGTCACGGACAGTTAATCATTACTGATTTTGATACAGCTAACTTCTATGAAAGTGGCTCTGACGGTAGTGATCCTGATAACGCTCCTGGTGCTGCTATAATTACATTTAAATCTAATCAACCTATATATACTTATAACTATAACGTTAATATATCTGATTACGAATATAACTTTACCACTAACCCGTCAGCACAGACCGGTAGTACAGTTTTAACCTATTCAGGTAGTAAATATCAAAGACCAAGCGGTGTACTTGCTGATAATGTAACTGGCTCTAATTTCCAACCATACATTACAACAGTAGGACTTTATAATGATTATCAGGAATTAATAGCAGTTGCTAAATTAGCTCAACCGCTTCCTAAACCTGCTAATACAGAATTAACCATACAAGTAAGATTAGATATATAGATGAACTCATACGGACCAAATGAATTTAGAGCAGTAGCACCAGGTGCCGGGAAAATTTTACTTTTCTACGACACAGACCTAATGCCTGGCGGTCAAGCTGTAATAGTTGAACAGATAAATATTAGTACAACTGATTGTGCCGGTAACAACAGAGCTACCGCTGTATCTAACTTAACCAGTATTACAATAGGAAGTAATACCTTTATCTTACAGAACCCTACAGCTTATAGCAGTCATTATAATTTCGATATAGGAGGTAAACCTCAAGCTCCTCGATCTACATACTATAATGAGGCTAACGATGGATCTTGTATAGATATAGATTTTGTTCCTACACCATTTGTAGAGTTTACATACAACGATTATAATGCAACTTTAGGTAATGCACAAGAGTTAAGAAGATCAAACTTCTACTATGAAGTAGATAATGAAAGATCTGGCTCTTCTTCTAGACCTCAAAACATTATAAATATTTTAAATGAGACTGCAGTAACTGCCTCTGTACAGGAATCTAATTATACTTCTCTTAGTATTACCCAAGGTAGATATGAAGGTACTACTACCGATGAAGATGAATATGGAATACCAGCCGCATTAACTGGTAAAGTATTTAGAGGAGCTCTTTTTGATACTACAGCTGACCTAGGATTTATTATATCTTCAAGTCAAAACGGCACCGTACAGTATAGAGAACTACTTCAAGTAGTTGATAGTAACTATTCGTTAGCAGTTGGTAATAATAGTCTTTACCATGTAAGAGGATCTAAAACTTTAGAAACTCCTAACGCTAGATACATAAATGTTCGTTACTCTAGCCTTACTTTGAGTAACATGCCTACTTATACTTTACCAACACTTTCTAATTCAGGTAGTTTGATGGTTACAGCATCTATGGCCTATCACGATTTAGCTACATATGAAGGCTCTGAAACTAATGTTAGAGCTATGCAAGACTTTGGAGGGTTTAAACCAGGAGAACCAATAATGCACGGTAGAGGTAATATATCCGGCTATACTAACCCAGCCTATGAGTTTGTAGCATTTAAAAGCTCTAGTTTCGATAGAGGTAATACACTTTCTCGTACGTTTGAAACTACAGTATTTTTCCAAACCGGTAGTAGAAATTATCCTGAAGCTAAAATAGGATTTGATATTTTCGAAGATTATAATACTAGAAACTCAGACAACACTATGGATGTAGGAAGAAGAACTTGGACTCAAGACCCTACAAACGTATATAAAGTAATAGGTGATAGTATATATGAATCATCTAACAATCAAATTAATAAAGTAGGAAATAAATTACTTTTAGTTGAATCTACCCAAGAAATTATGTATATTGATGAGAGCGGTAAGATTCTATTCAATATGGGTAATCAATTAACATAAGAAAATAAATAAAAGAAAAATTAATATATTTATATAAAAGAATAAAGTCAAATGGGATACTTAAATAACAGCGTAGTAACAGTAGACGCTATCTTAACCAAAAAAGGAAGAGAGCTTTTAGCTAGAGGAGACGGCTCTTTCAAAATTACTCAATTTGCATTAGCAGATGATGAAATCGATTATACTCTTTATAATCCAACTCATCCATCTGGTTCGCAATATTATGGACAGGCTATTGAAAATATGCCTTTATTAGAAGCGTTTCCTGATGAAACGAAAATTATGAAGTATAAGCTTGCTACTTTACCAAGAGGTACTTCTAAATTACCATTACTAGAAGCAGGATATTCTGCTATTAGATTAAAGCAAGGAGCTTCTCTAGCAATTACTCCTCAAACTTTAAACTATCTAGGAGCTACTTCTACTTTCGAAGCAGGAGGTTATACCGCAGAGATTGCCGATGTTAGAGTATTATCTAACTTTAGAGGAGTAGGAATCAATACAGAAGAAGCAGAAGCATTAAATACTAAAACTACCTTCGGTACTAACGTATCTAAAACAGTTATTGGTACTTCTATAAACTTAACTGCTACAACTGTAAATACTTTATTCGGTACAAATACTCAACTACAAACTACTATCCAAATTATAGGTAGAGATTCTGGAGCTAGAGTAACGATCCCAGTAACAATCATTAAAGTAAATCAGTAAAAATGTCGTATAAAAGATTTGACCAGGAAGATATAGTCGTTAGTTCAGACTCAGTTACTGCACCAGCTTGGAGTAATAACGTAGTTGAGCTATCAGACTTTTATTTAAAATCAACACAGATAAACGGAAGTAGTGGACCTTACTACCATAATGTATATGATACTGCAGCAACTGAATCAATTCAATTTTCTGTAGCTCATGGTAATAGATTAGGTAGCGGTTCTGCAGCTTATGATGCAGCTGTACCATCAAAGTCATATAGTTCTACAGTTTACGGCCAGTTTAGAACTATGTTACTTGGAGATGAAGATACAGACTTTACCTTTGTAAGTAGTAGTACAACCTTAACCCCAGATAACGTTTTATTTATTTCTGTTGAAAGAGCTAGATATAAGGAAAAAATTCTACCTGGATCTTTATTTTTATCACTTTCAGGTTCAGGAGGAGAAGTTAAATTAGCTGATTACAGCTTAACAGCATCTACTGATACGTTTGTTGACGGTGGTAGAGTTTATTCAATCTATTCTGGTAGTAATTCAGGACTAGTAACAAGCACTGCAATCGAGTATGGAAAATTATATCCTGATGTAGGAGTTATAGCACTCAATGGTGATATTTTATCATCAAGTGATTATGTAGAGTTTGACGGTACTTCTTCTAACTATACTACAGATAAAGCACATTTTCATTTTTACAACTCTATCGATACTGGTAGTTCGTTTAAATTAAGATCTGAAGAAACAGTATCATCTAATTATGTATTTATTAGAGCAAGAAACTCTGAGTTTAACTATTCAAACAACCCATCTAATATTACAGGTTCAGGAGAATTAAGACACAGTGTAATGATTGATAGTCCTCAGGCATACGTTACAGCAGTAGGTTTATATAACGACAATAACGATTTATTAGCAGTAGCTAAACTATCAACACCTCTATTAAAAGATTTTACTAAAGAAGCATTAGTTAGAGTTAAACTTGACTATTAATGAATGGGTGCTTGGAAAAAGTTAAAACAGCAAGACGTCTACATAACCACGTATGTAGCTAATAAGGAATTTACCTTATCCGGTAGTGCTTTAATTAGTTCCAGCATTATATTTATCCCTTATGGTGAAACCGTTACTACAACTATAACTCCTACTCCAACTATAACACCATCTGTTACTCCAACCCTTACAGTAACACCAACCATAACACCAACAGCAGATGCGAGTCCAACTCCTACTGCAACAGTTACCCCAACCGTTACACCTACTACAACAGTAACTCCTACTGTTTCTATTACACCGAGTACTACACCATCTAATACTCCAACCATAACTCCTACTACTACTGTTTCGGTTACTCCAAGTATTACCCCTACTAATACTCCTGATGTATCACCTACACCAAGCGTGACACCATCAATTACTCCTTCTATTACTCCGACTAATACTCCTGATGTATCACCAACACCTTCTATTACGCCTTCAATTACACCGTCGATCACCCCGACTAATACTCCTGATGCATCACCTACTCCGAGTATTACACCTTCTATTACTCCGAGTATTACACCTTCTAATAGTCCTTCTATTACACCATCAATTACTCCAAGTATAACACCAAGTAATACACCTACTTTAACTCCTTCTATTACTCCAAGTATTACACCATCTACAACCCCTCCTATTACACCATCAGTAACACCTACTAATACAGCAACCGGTACACCATCACCATCAGTATCGGTGACTCCTTCTATTACACCATCAGTAACTCCATCAATTACTCCTAGTATCACACCAACTGGTACTCCTGATCCTACATTAACTAATACTCCTACAGCAACAGTAACTCCAACTATAACTCCAACAGTGAGTCCTACTATTACTCCATCAATTACACCTACTAAAACTGCTACAGTAACTCCAACAGTGAGTCCTACTGTTACCCCGTCTATTACACCTACTAACACACCAACGGTTAGTCCTAGTGTAACACCGTCTGTTACACCATCAATTACTCCTAGTATTACACCATCTGTAACTCCTTCTATTACTCCTACTTTAACCCCATCGGTTACTCCTTCTATCACACCATCAGTAACTCCTACATTAACACCAACAGTTACACCTTCTGATGCATTAGATGGTAGGTATTATAGATTAGCAGAAACATTAGAAGAAGCATGTTATGGTACTGGTGGTTCAACTATATTAGTATACGATGCTGATCAGCCATTAGAGCAAGGAGAGTATCTATATCAATCACCAAATGGTACTAACTTCTGGACTTGGACTGAATTACAGAATGAATTAAGTACATCACAGAATTCACTTTACCTATTTGATACATCGATGGGTAATACAACTATACTTACCATTGGAGATAACGGAGGTAATGGGTATGTCTATTCAACAGGAACTTGTCCTACACAAACTCCAACACCAACAGTAACTCCTACATTAACACCGAGTTTAACACCTTCTCTTACTCCAAGCATAACTCCTTCAGTAACTTCAACACCTGCTGATTGTCAAGAGTATCAAATCTCCAACTACAGCTTGAGTCAAAACTTAACATATACATTCACAGACTGTAACGGTCACGCTTATCCAACACAAACTCTAGCTCCTGATAGCGATACTATAGTATGTGCAACTGATACTCCTGTAAGAGTAGGTGGATCGAATTCATACGACATAAGTAGTTTAGGAGTATGTAGTCCTGTTCCTTCTCCAACACCTACTGTAACTCCTACGATAGTTTGGAACTCAGTTACTGGAGTAGGCTACAGTAACGCTAGCTCTGATGCTGCTTGTACTGCTGCTCCTAGTCAATTACCAAGTACTACACTTTACTGGTATGCTTCTGATGGTTCTACTCTAGCAGATGCAACTAGAATATTTAGTGCTCCTGATAACTTTAGTGAAGTGACTCAAGGATGGTGGTCTGATGGTCAATATTGGATCTTTGCTAATAACTCTGATAGTCTACCTGGTAGTCAAGTAACTTCTGCTGGTTCTTGTCCTGCTACACCAACACCTACACCAACACCAACAATTACTCCAACAATTACATCTACTCCTACTCCTACAGTAACTCCTACTACTTCACCGACTAAATTCTTAGTAGGAACTATAACAAGCTTCTCAGGTACTGAAAGCTCTGCAGGTCTAGCTTGTGCTCAATTTACTGCTACAGGATTCTATGCTAATGTAACATCGTTTAGTGCTATAACAACAGGTACAGTAATTTACGAAACTTCTACAAGTGCAGCATTTAATGGTCAATCGTACTGGTACGGTATTGCTTCTAGTACTGGAGAACCTACTCATGCTATTCAAATTAATAACGTAGGTCAAGTAATTAATAAAGTAAGCTGTAGCACTCCAACACCAACTCCAACTACTAGCGTACCTGTAACACCAACTCCAACACCAACTCCAACTGAAACACCTTCAGGAGGACCTGGATTAGGAGGTTGTACTAGCTTTACTGGTTCAGCAAGATTTACTAATGCAGCAAGTGCTTGTTCTGGATTAATTGCAACAACCTACTATCACGACGGTTCAAGTGCTGATCCTCAAGTAGGAGATTTAATTTTTACTGATTCTTCCTGCTCAACTTCGGCAGGAAACGGATCGAATACTCAATACATTGCTATTGGAACAGGTCTACAGTTTATTTCTATAAACACTTTAGGAGAAGTAACAGCAATTACAACTTGTAGCTTCTAAGTTGTTTAAAAGAAATAAAACTAATATATTATAGTATGGTAACAGTACCCGGATGGACATACAACGGAAAACCAATCACAGAAATATCTGATATGCCTGAAGGAACTTATGGCTTTATTTACGAAGTACATCATATACCTACAGGTTTAAAGTATATAGGTAAAAAAGTTCTTTACTTTGAACGTAATAAACGCTTAGGAAAACGAGCACTTGAAGCCTTGAGACAAGAAAGAAAAGCAAAAGGTATAGGAGGAAGAGTTCCATTAAAGCAGAAAGTAATAACAGAATCAGACTGGAAAGATTATTATGGATCCCATCCTGAAATAAAAAAACTAGTAAAAGAAAGTTCGCCACTAGATTGGACTAAAAATATTTTACAGTACGTTAGTAATAAAAAGCATTTAACGTATTTTGAATGTAAATACCTATTTATTAAAGAAGCCTTAGATACTCGTTCAAATTATATAAACGATAATATACTAGGAAAATTCTATAGGAAAGATTTTTTATTATGATAAAATTACAAGAAATAGTCGGAGTACCTTCATTACAGTATCATATTGATAATGGACTAAGCTTACACGATAATGTCTACCGTTATAGTTCTGATGCTTTTATTAATCTATTTAAAGAAGCGAGAGAAGCTCATAGAGACGGTAAAATACAGCTTAACGAAGAAGATACGAAGCTAATCGAGACCACTGATATAGGAGAATACGGGGAGTATAATGGAATGAAAGTTCCTTTAGATTTACCTATGGTTTCTCCAAAGTATAACCCTCTGTTTGAAATCGGCTGTATGATCGACGAAATGATCGAAGATGAAAATACAATCGATGAAGCTTCTTCGATAGATGAGATGATTGATTATGATTTAATCAAAGAATTGGTAGAATCTATTGGGGGTAACATAAACATGGACAAGTTTAGAAAAGCAGTACAAATTCAAAATGAATCATTTGATTACAATGGCTTTGAAATGCTTAAAGCGTCTGTTGATTACATACCGGAAGCTGAATACAGAGGCAAAAAGGTTCAGTTAAATAAACCCAAGAGAGGTGGTTCAAAAAAGTTTTACGTTTATGTAAAATCAAAAAAAGGAAATGTTAAAAAAGTTTCTTTTGGTGACACAGGTCTTTCAGTAAAGTTAAAAAAGAGAGGTGCAAGAGCTTCTTTTGCTGCTAGACATAAATGTGCTCAAAAGAAAGATAAAACAAAAGCAGGTTACTGGTCTTGTAATATTGGCCGTTACTGGAAATCATTAGGCGGTGGATCAAACTTCTCAGGTTACTGGTAGACCATACTCTGAATTAGAGCAAGATGGTTATATAATAAGAGAGTTCTCTCAAGCTACTCCTTCATTTGAATTAGTATGGCATAGAGATAAAAAGGATAGGTATGTAGAATGCTTACATGAAACTGATTGGATGTTTCAATTAGACAATGAATTACCTACAAGATTATCGAAAAACAAACTATTTATACCAAAAGAGACATATCACCGTTTAATAAAAGGAACAGGTGATTTAATAGTTAAAATAAAAGAAATTGGCTAAAGGTATCAATTTAGGTTCGTACAGAGAAAAGGTTAAGAAGAAGCGTCCTGGTATTCATGCTAAGACTAAATCTTCTAAAAGCAAGAACTCTAAGAACTACCTTAAAGCTTATAGAGGACAAGGCAAATGAAACTATCAGACATTATCTTAGCAGAAAGCACTAAAGTAGTTAGTTTAAAAGATTTAACTTTTGATCTACTTGTGTCTATATTTAGAGATAAACCATTGTTTGGTTTTAATTTACCAAACCCAGACGACACTAGCAATAGTGTAAATAGTGATACCCAACTAGGATATTGGAAATCTAAAATAGAAGACAGGTACGGTAATGTTAACATTAAGATAGATACAGAAGCATCTTCTCCTTGGGAGAAAATACAAGTTCTTGATGATAAGTTTAGAGCTGATAAAAAAGCATATGTAGACAGTAAAGCTGCTTGGTTAGATAAAGAAAGACAAGCAGGTAGATCATTTGGTTTAGATTAATATTATGAAGTTATCAAAAGTCATTTTAGAAAATAATAAGATAGTAGAAAAGAAAGAGCTTCATTTAACTGAAGAAGATATTAATACTATTGCATCATTAATTGCTGAAAAACTAGACGATTATTTAGATGTAGGTAATGATACTATCTTAAAACAAGCAGTATCTGAGGCAATCTCGGAAGTAACTACGAAATAAGTTGCTTGTTAGAAGGTTTATTCTTATATTATAGTATAAGTTATGGACCATGGACTACACTTTTCTTTTAGGTAGTATTGAAAGTATACTAGGCAAAAGTCACAAGAGAGCTAGAGATAATCATGCTTTTCACTGTCCTTTTTGTAATCATAGAAAACCTAAACTAGAAATAGACTTAGCTACTAACTCTGAAGGTAAGAATTTCTGGGAGTGTTGGGTTTGTAGAACGAGAGGTACTACTATTCGTTCATTACTTTACCAGTTAAAAATACCAAAACCACAGGCAGCGGAGATACTAAAATATGTTCCTAGAGGAAATGATATAGAGTATAAACAGCTATCTATAATAGAATTACCAGAAGAGTATCAGTTATTGAGTAAAGCTACCTCTACGTCAATAATAGCTAATAAGGTAAAAAAATATTTATATGACAGAGGACTTACCGATAATGATTTTATTAAATACGACGTCGGATATTGTACAACTGGAGACTATGGAGGAAGAATTATTATCCCAAGCTATTCTGAATCGAACCAGCTCAATTATTTTATTGCTAGAACTTATGAGGGTTCCTACTATAAGTACAAAAATCCTGAAGTCTCAAAGGACGTAATATTTTTTGAGAATTTAATTAATTGGGATCAACCGGTTATTCTTTGTGAAGGAGTTTTTGATGCTATAGCTATAAGGCGAAACGCTATACCTATTTTAGGTAAAAGTTTATCTACTAAACTTATTAAAAAGTTAATTACTTCTAAATTTAAAGATTTATATATAGCTCTAGATACAGATGCTAGAGATCGAGCATTAGAAATTGCAGAACAGTTTCAATCATATGATAAAAGGGTTTTCTTAATAGACTTACCTGATAAGGATCCTAGTGAAATGGGATTCATTAACTTTACCAAATTAATTCAATCAGCAGAAGAATTAGATTTATCTAGTTTAATGATGCACAAATTACAATTATGATAAAACAAGGAATGAACATTCTAGAACAGAATGAAAAAAACAGACTTGATTTTAACCCCGAACTTAAACAGATCAACTTCTTAGATAGAAGAGTATATAAGAGAGGCGAAGGAGTATATTATCCGTCCGTAACTACAATACTCCAGTATATGCCCAAGAATAAGTTTTTTGAGTCTTGGCTTAAAGACGTTGGGCATAACGCCGATCTTATTATGAAAAGAGCAGGTAAAGAAGGTACACAAGTTCATGAAGCAGCTGAAGCTCTAGTAAAAGGACAAGAAGTATCTTGGATGGATGATTACGGTAATGCAAGGTATTCTCAAATAGTATGGGAAATGATTCTTAAGTTTCACGATTTCTGGACAACTTATAAACCAGAATTAATATCTACAGAAGAGTTTGTATGGTCAGATGAGCATAAGTATGCAGGAACGGCTGACTTGGTTGTAAAGATGAACGATGAGGTTTGGTTGTTAGATATTAAAACTTCTAACTCTATACACAAATCATATGACCTTCAGTTAGCTTCATATGCTAAAGCATTAGGGGAATCAAAAGGTATTAATATAGAAAGAACAGGTATAATTTGGTTAAAAGCTCAATCAAGAGGACCATCAAAACAGAAGAACGTAATTCAAGGAAAAGGCTGGAAAGTATTGCAGATTGATGAGATAGATAAGAACTTTGAACTCTTTAAGATGATATACGAACTGTATAAGTTAGAAAACCCTGTTACAGAACCTATTTATAATAGTTACCCAACATCAATAAAACTATGAAATATATAAGTATACTTTTACTAGCTTTATTAGCTACCAGTTGTGGTACATATATGATTTCTACAAAAAATTCAATAAAGATAGAAAAAGTATTAACTATAACATCAACTGGGGATACTTTAGCAGTACCGTTAAAACAGTTTCAAAAATATAATTATAATAATGTTTTTGACAATTATAGATTTAATTCCTTTAACTACGGATTTTATAATTGGTATAGTCCTTATAATTGGAATTTTCTGTATAGCCCGAATAGTTGGTACTATAGAGATTGGTACTATAAACCACCTATTTATAACAATAACACATCTATCTTAAAGGAAAGAAGGTATTACGTAAATCCTGATCCAGTAAAAGGTAGAAGAGGAAGTAATAATTTTAGAACTAATAATAATAACGATGATAAGAATATCAGACTTAATCCTAGAAGCATCGAATCGCCCGAAGGCGGTAATAATGGCTGGAGGGGCAGGAGCAGGGAAGACTTATTTACTAAACCAGTTGTCCCTGGACTCTCTAACCCAGTTCAACCCGGACAAATACGTCGAGGATCCAGACCATCCGTACCACAACAATCTAGGGGCAGCCAGTCGTCAAGTGGACAAGGACGTGGATCAAGCAGCGGACCAAGGAATTAGTTTTGTTTGGGATACCACTGCTTCTGGTAAAAAATTTGATGAAAACTTAAACAAACTTCTAAGCAAGAAGTATGACGTTTATATGGTGATGGTGTATACTCACCCAATGATTTCTTATATTTCAAACTTTACCAGAGATTCTGAAAGAAATGTTCCTGCTGCATCGGTATTTTCAACTTGGAGAAATGCATACCAAAAAATAGGTGAATTAAATAAAAAACTTGGAGGTAATTTATCTATTCATGTAAATGATAGAGGAGGTAAATTCGAGAAAGAAATTAACGGTTTTAATACTGCCGCTAAAAATGGAGTAGAGGGAATAAAAGATTATTTAAAAGCTTATAATGAAAAGACAGGCTACGGTAAATCTTCATTCTTTAAACCTGTTGAAATGTCTAAAGAAGAAGAAGATGAATTCGTGAAAGCTATTCAAGGTATAGATTATGATAAAGATAATCGCTCTGAAGATAAAGCTATGAAAAATGCTTTTTTAAAGAGTTATAGAAAAATCGGTACCGGACCTGGAGATGATAAAATGAGAGATGCTTTAAAAAAGTATAGAGATAATAAGGAAAAAAGAGATAAAGATAATGACGCAGTTTTAGAAAGCATTGCCGAAATGTTATTTAGTCCTATGTTTCAAGAACTATTAGTACACTCTTCACCTCAAGAAATTGATTCTAAAGTACAGTCATTCTTAGCATGAAAAAAATAAAAGATATATTTTGGGAGTATTGGATTAGACCATGGAGCCCATCAGCACCAAAAACAATATGATAGCACTATACCCAGGGGCATATAAACCACCTCATAGAGGTCATTTTGAAGTTGCTAAAGCACTACTTAGTGGTGGCTTCAAAGGTAAAGTATACGATGTTGATGACTATATAGCTGTTGGCAATAAAGTTCTACAGGGTGAATCTGATAAACTTGAAGATATAGATAAGGTTATTATCTTTATAGGAGGACAGGAAAGAAACGGTATTAACGCAGAGTTATCTAAAAACGTATGGGAGATATATAAAAAATATTTACCTAACATAGAGATAGTAGTAGGAGATAAGAATCCAATGATGGAGGCTAAAAATTACGCTAAAGCTCATCCATCTGAGAAGTTTTATGCCGTAACTGGTATAAGAGAAACTGATGATTTAGTTGACTTAAGAAGAGTAACAACTTTTAAAAATAGAGAAAATGTAGACGGGTTAGTTATTACTTCCCCTCATACACAAACTATTAGAGCTACTAATTTTAGAAGTTCTATTTTAAGCGGTAATTTAGATAGAATCAGAGAATTTTTTCCTGAAGAACTATCTAGTGAAGAAATTTTAAAAATATTAAACATGTTAAAAGCTAGTATAGTTGCTGAAGATTTAAATAAAAAGATAGAAAGTACTATCTTAAATTTATTTGAAGAAAAAGAAGTTAAGGAAAATAACGGTGGTGCCCCTATAGCTCCTAGATCTGTTTTAAAATCTAAAGATAGAGCTCACTTAATAACTTTATATAAGAGAATAAAAAATCAAATAGGCTCAGACAATGTAGAAGTATCTTTTCATAATGATCACGTAAAAGTATCTCTTAAAGATGAATACAATAGTCATAATTTTGACTATACACCTTTTATGGGTTCTATACTAGAGTATATGCTTGATCAGAAAATGAATATTACTCCATTACCTGAAATAAAAATAAAAAGAGATTTAAAAGAAGCATCTAACTTCTTTGGAAGAACAGCATACTACAACCCAGAAATAAAAGAGGTAGTTCTTTATACTGAAGGTAGACACCCAAAAGATGTTATGAGGTCTTTCGTTCATGAAATGATTCATCATATTCAAAATTTAGAAGGTAGATTAAAATCATACGGTACCACTAATACTAATGAAGATGAAGAATTAGTTGAAATAGAGAAAGAAGCATACATGCTTGGTAATATTACATTTAGAAATTGGGAAGATAAAATTAAAAATGAAGGTTATGAATAAAAGTTTAGTAGATTTATTAGAAGCTTATCCTATACAGGAAGAAAAAGAAAAACCACCGTATCAAATATATTGCGATATGGATGGAGTGTTAACTGATTTTGAAAAAAGATTTGAACACTTTACAGGTAAGTCACCAAAAGAATACGAATCAGAATTTGGATTAGAACAATTTTGGCATTTAATTGATGTGAAGATTGGTGTAAGATTTTGGGTGGGTATGGACTGGATGCCGGAAGGCAAAAGGTTATGGGATTTTATTAAACCCTATCAACCTCATCTTCTTACTTCTCCTTCTAGAGATAACACTTCTAGATTAGGAAAAAACTTATGGGTTAAAAATAATCTTAATCCTAAACCTAAAACTATTTTTGCATATTCTGCTGATAAGCAGAGATATTCACAAGAAAATGCTATATTAATAGATGATAAGAAATCTAATATAAACGAATGGGCAGCTAAAGGCGGTATAGCTATTAGATGTAAAGATGGTAATGTAGAACACGTAATAAATAAATTAAAAGAATTAGGATATGAATAAATTATACAGATTTCCTAAAAAAGGATACATAGGGGGCGTATGTCATGGACTTGGTGTACATACTGGCGTTGATCCAATTCTTTGGAGAGTATTAGCAATCTTTGGAGGTTTTGGATTAATCTACCTTTTACTATGGATCTTTCTTAAAAAAGGAGAGTAGTTATGAGTAAAGAATCGTTACTTAAAAAAGAATTTAAAGAAGCAGATATACAAAGAGTTAGAAATATAGTTAATAAAGACTTTACTTCTGCTACTAAAATACAATCAGGTTACCGTAAAGAAACTAAAAGATATAAAGAAGGCGATGTATGGGAAGAGTCTGGAAAAACTTGGACTATTAAAAACGGCCTTAAACAAAACATTACTAAGCTAGACGCAGCTAAAAAAGCTTTAAGAATACCTCTTACATGTCCTAAATGTGGCGGTCCTATGGAACATTGGTTAGCTAAAAAAATGTATAAAATACATGGCTTTTGTTTCGATCCTTGTGTAGTAGAATACGAAGCTAGTCTTAGAAAAGCAGGTTTATACGAACAGTACGAAAAGAGAATGATTACAGGTAATATCTCTGAGTTTGTCGACGATATTGAAAGATGGATACTAGACTCAGTTGACGATAAACATACTTTTGTAACAGAAGCCGGTGATGTAGAAGACTGGGGAGGGATGTCAAATACTACAAGAGAAAAAATACTAAAAGACCTATCCGATTATACTAGTACCATCCGTAAGCATATTTCTTGATATTTATATAAAAATATATTTTAATGGCTACACAAAAAGAGGTATTAGAATCGCTTTTATCCGAAATCAAACATATAAAAAATCATATGCCGAATGGAGAGCTCAAGACCATGCAAAGGGATTTGTGTGCTATGAAAGAAGATATATCCGATTTAAAATACACATTACTTAACCCAGACGATGGAGTAATCGTTAGTACAAATAAAAACACAGATTATAGATTAGAACTACAGGCAAACGAAAAAGATTTTCGTGGCAATATGTTAGAACTAGAAGAATTAAAAAGATGGAAAAATGGAGTTAATAAAGCTCTATGGATCATTTTTGGTTCATTAGTAGCAATTGTAGTTCGAATATTAATAATGCATTCTGATAAAGTATGACGAACGAGCAGATACATAAACTTACATTAGAATCACTTCGAGACTGGTTTAAAAAAGAAAAATGGGTGCGCATTACAACTTCTGGTAATATAGCAGGTGATTGTGGCACCAGTAAAAATAAAAAGAACCCAGACCGCTGTCTACCAAAAGCTAAAGCACAGTCTTTATCTAAAGCAGAAAGAGCAGCAACAGCTAGAAAGAAAAAAGCAGCCGGTTCAAAAGGAAAGACTGTCGTGGCAAATACAAAAAAAGCAAAAGTAACTAGAGAGGATATTAAAAACCTAGTAGTTGGATTAATTCACGAAATGCAAAACGAAAACACTATCATGGAAAAAGATGATAGATGTACTCGAATTGCTAAACAGAAATACGATACCTGGCCATCAGCTTATGCTTCAGGTGCAGTAGTAAGATGTAGAAGAGGAGAAATCTGGAAAAAGAAATAAATGAAACTAACCCAGCTTATACTCGAAGGGATTGTATATAGCAAACCTAACTTTAATCATGAGTGGGAAGAAGCTATACGATATCCTGAGTTTAAGGAAATGGGTAAAGATAGTTGGATTGAAATAGCAAATAAAGGCTATGTTACAACCTACTCTAAAATATCAGATGAATTAGGAAATGTAGATCTAAATTTTGTTGACTTAGAAGCACAGAAAAAGTACCGATTTTTAGATGCTTATAATAAAGGTACAGTCGAAATGCCTATTGCTGTTAAGTTTTCTGACACAGATTACGACCTTGTAGCAGGTAATACTAGATTAGCAGGATTAGTACGGTATGGAATTGATCCTAAAATTTGGATTGTAGATTTATCTGATTTGCAAGAAAACTACGTTTTACAAAATTTAGAAAATAAATTCGATATTGATTTAGATTTACACGATGACGGTAAAGCTTTAACTCTTAGTAGAATTGTAATTCCAAAAGATAAAAGAGGACAAGGTATAGGTTCAAAAGTAATGAATCTTATTACTCAATATGCAGATGCTCAAAATAAACCAATCTATTTAACACCTTCAAAAGATTTTGGTGCAACATCAACAGGTAGGTTAGAGCAGTTCTACAAGCAGTTTGGGTTTAAAAAGAAAGATAAATCTGACTTCTCAACCAGAGAAACAATGGTTAGAGAACCTCAAATCTCAGAAAACTACTCTGAACTTGAACAGTATAGGAAGTTAATACTTAAACAACTTATAGATTCAAAAATAGGCAAACAGATAAGAAATGCAGTTGAAGATAAAGTTGGAAAAGAAGCTGTAGAGGGAGTTTATATAATAGGATCTGTGTTAGATTCAAAAAAATTTCATGAAGAAAGCGATATAGACATAGCGGTGCTTATAAATGTTCCTAATATGGATAAGGGGACTAATGAAAAAATAAGCTATGAACTCTCCCAAACATATTCAATTCCAGATGGAGGTTTTGTTGATATATCTATATGGAATAGATCCAAACCTTTAGGGAAGATGGTAAAACTTAAAGAAAGGGAATACAATAAAAAAGTATCTGATTTTAAAGAAAACTACGCCGACGGTAAAGTAAAAGGAAAATCTAGACCCGGTAGAGTTAAAAGATCAGGAGCATCATGTAAAGGCTCAGTCTCCGACCTAAGAGCGAAAGCTAAAAAGTACGGAGGTGAGAAAGGAAAAATGTACCACTGGTGTGCGAATATGAAAGGTGGTAAGAAAAAATAATGTTCCGATCAGATCTAATTCCTCATTTAGATTTTCACAAAGGGTACTGGTTTAAGTCTACATCTAGTAATTGGTACTACTTCAAAGAACTTCCTAGAGACTATAAACTAAGTCCTTATTTTAATTATACGTACATAGACGATGATTTATTAGGTATTGTAAAATATCTGCATAAAAATAACATATACACTACACCTTCATGCTCTGGCCATAATTATACAAAAGAGCATTTTCAAATGACATATAGGAGTATTAAAGCTGAAGAAAAAATTATTCAAACTAAAGGACTACCCTTAATTAATACAGAGACATTACAAAAAGAGATCTTTTTAGATAAAAATTATACTTTTAAATATACAGAAGAAGAATTTATTAATCTTGCCGTACCTTACTCTTCTATAGGAATTTTAGGAATTCAAGGAGATTTTTCATATCTTAAGGATATAGTTAATTTAGAAATAACGAAAGATAGAGATATTACATTGGTTAAAGTGATCAATGACAATAAAAACACATGGAAATCAATAGAGTCTAAGCTCCTAAGTATTTCGAGATAGCAATCTATTTATTTATATACGTATATAAAACTCGCTTATAAATGACTTACGAAGAAATAAAAAAGCGTCTTATTAAATGTGAGAAGACTCTTATTCAACTCAAAGGTGCTCCTAAGGATTCAATATTAGATTTTGATAGTAAAGTAGATCAATTAGAAACACTTAAAGAATCTCTTCAATCCAAACTTAACGAATTTAATAATAATATTATAGTTAAGAATAAAAAAGGAGAAACATCTGTAATAAATAATATGGATGATAAAGAAGCTAACACTCTTAAAAAAGATCCTAATGTGACCTCCATGGAAAAAACTGATGGAACAAAACTTAAAGAAGGAGAAGGTATTTCTTTTGATTTAAACGAAACTAAAGCTATTGCAAAAGAAGTAGGTAAAGCTATAATAAAAGCACTTAGAGACCTTGGAGACGAAATAGATAAAATATCAGCAAAGGATATTGAACCTAATTCTTTTGAAATATACGTTAGATATAAAAATGACTCTGATGATCAGTTTTCTTTTTACATCAAAGAGGACACTTTACATTTAGTCGATTTTTCATTTGATAAGGAGCTTGTAGACATAGGAGTTAAACCATCAGGTGAAGCGATAGTACACGTAGACCATTTAGCTAATGAGTTAAAGAAGCATTTTAAATCTTTAGGAGAAGGAATGTCTGATCAAGAATTTGCTGACGCAAAAGAAAAAGAAAGATTAGAAAAACACCCGGAAAGAGATATGATAAAAAAGATTCAAGCCCTTATACAGAATGCTAATAAGAATGAAGGTGAATATGCTGCTGATAAACATAACGTAAATGTATATGGTTATCAAACCAGGCACTTTGATATTTGCCCAGGTGCAAAAGCTTTATTCGATAGAGTAATTAAAGACGGTAGCATTAAAGATAAAGAAGGACTAAAAAGATTAGCCGAGCTTCACGATATTTTATTTACTATTGAAAAAATTGCTTTAAAAGACTCTAATAGAGCAAAACAACTTTTAGATAGAGCTATTAAAGTTGCTTCAAACATATATGTTGTAGGTAACAGAATCGGTTTAGATCAGAATACAGACCTATCTTATATTCAAGGACATATTGAAAAAATCAATGATGCTGCTAGAGAAGACGTAGAGGAAATGAAACACCCTGGGTATTCAAGAACAAAAAATCAATATGCTGGCAGAGCACGTAGCGGTAAACCTAGCCCGGAAGAGAAAGAGAAACGAGCAAAAGAACACCAAGCTTTCTTAGACAGATTAAGAAAGAAAAATAAAGAGTTAGGTCTTGATGAAGAAGAAGTAAATGAAGCTCCTGATAATATGTACTATTTTAAGGTTAAAAAAACAGATAAGGCTAGCTTAAATGGACTTCAAGATGTAATCGAAACTTGGTATAGCCCAGTTGAATTTGCTGATATAGTAGATGATGATGGAGCAGGTAATGTAATATTTTACATTAAAAAAGAAGACTATGATGAAGGAATGATAGATGATATACATGGCAACGGTGTTGATTTAGTTGATACTAATATACCCGGTATAGGAGACAGCTCTGATGTAGCAGATACAGATTATATGCAAAGAAGAAGAGCTGAAAAAGATTATCAGCAAGAAACCGCAGACGGAGATTACGATGCTGATCAAGCACAAAAAGACGATGAAGAGGAATATGAAAGAGGATACGATGACGATGGACTTCCATTAGGAGAAGATGCTTTAGGATTTAGCGATATAGAAAAATTAGGATCTAAAGCTGCTAGTGATATTGATATTTCAGTTAGAAGAGACCCTAATTATACTTTTGGTAAAAGACCTGGTGATGATGCTAGATTAAGATATAAGTATGCTAAACAATTAGGATACCTAGAAGAAAACGAAGCAGAAGATCAAGGAGGAGACTTAGATGTAGGTCATCAAGATGATGAACCAAGTATGCTTAAATCAACTTCTTATGAAGCAGCTACATATGCTGCTAAGCTATATAAAAAATTAGCTAAGTACGACCAATTCGATGGAGAAGTAGATTTTCCTAACTGGTGGCAATCTAAACTAATCTTAGCAAAAGATTACTTATCAAAAGCATTCCATTATTTAGACTCAGAAGAGAAGCAACCTATGATTGATAAGCTTGCTTTAGAGGGAGCTATAAAAGAAGATTCTCAAGACTCTATATATGAATTACAAGACTTATTAGAAGAACTATACAGTATAAGTAACCGTGTTAAAAGTATAATGAGAGAAAACTTTCCTCAAGCATATAGACAAGGTGAAGCTTACGGTGCTTTTGACTTCGGAACTAGTACTAATCAGTATGATACTACTTTTGAAAAGATTCTAGAGAACTTAGGTAGTGAAGAAGATATAGATGAATTATTTGGCTCTAAAGAAGTATCAAACTATGATCAACTTATTGGTCCTATAGAAAAAGGCTTTGCTTACCTTAAAAAATACGTAAGCAAAAAAGAACCAGATGCAATGCCAGATCTACAAAAAGCTATCGACTTTTTCGATATCTTCGATGAAAAAATGTCGTACGGTACTCATATGGAATTAGAAGAAGGGCAAGCAGCTATTAAGAAGAAATTAGATAAGATAGATTTAGCTCTTAAACAGAATAAAGATAGAACTATAGCAGTTGCAAAAACACCAGTCGATAAGAGATCTGAAGAAGATAAAGCTCATTTAATTAAGATGACTGTTCTTACAAAGCAAAAAAAAGAACTACTAGACAAATACGGAGATGCTATTGCCGGTATCAATAGAAATCAAGAACTTGATGAAAAAATAATTGAAGAAGGTGCTACATGCTGCGGTAGATGTGGAAGAGTTCATGTTAAAGGTAGTGGGTGTAAAAGACCTTATTTGAAAGGAAAAGATCACTGTAGAAATAACTAGTATGAAAAAAAGTAAATTCAAAAAGATTATTTTAGAAGCATATGAAGAAACATTATTAGAGTTCTCTTCTAAACTAAATGAATCTTTAGTAGATGAAATAGAAGATACAGATAGATATAACGTTAAGGATAACGATTATGAAGTATCTCAAGATGGAATTAGACCTCTAGATATACAGGAAGAAGACGAACCTAAACCGGAAGAACCTGGAGAAGAAAAAGGAGCTGTACTAGAAGATGCCACAGATAAGATACTATCTAAATTCCCTACTTTAAAAGCTGCTTTAATTAAGCTACAGACAGAAGATTTTAAACAATTTGTCGAAAGTATAGATTGGGTTTCTCCTAGACCTACTTCTTTTAGAATTAACCTTAAGAATGGACAAGATTTTATCTTGAAATGGCAAGGAGAAGGATTTGAAGCTAACATCTTAGGTAAAAGGTACTACCTTAACAAAATTGATGACTACCAACAAGCTTTAGATAAACTAGAAGTACTATACAGAGAAGCACCTATGAAGGGAGCAGGAGAAGATGAAGAAGGAGCAGATTTTGATTCCGGTGGATCATCTGGTGGTGGAGGCGGAGATTTTCCTGGAGAAGAAGGCGGTGGAGACGCCGGAGGTGATAAAGCACCAGAAGCCGGAGGAGAAGAAGGTGGAGCAGATTTATCCGACGAACCAGTAGATTTTGAAGCAGGAGAAGAACCAGAAGCATAATATGGACTTAATTAATAAATTATATACCGAATGGGCCTGGAGATCTAAATCAGGTGCTCCTAATATTAATAACCCAGAAGATAAGGCTATACTTAATAGCATTATAAAAGAATTAACAGGTATAGAACAACTAGAAGAAGAATTAGTTGTAGTAGAGGCTGATGGCAGTCAATACGAACAAGTAATAGCGTATGCACTTTTTAAAGATACTAAAAAAGTAGATGAAATTCCTAACGTAAATAAAAAATATCAATTAGGGAGTAACGATAATGTAGACAGTAAGGATTTAGAAATTTGGAAAAAACTTTATCCAGTTAAACCACCAAAAGCTGGTAAAGAAATAGGAACAGCTGGTTCCTTAGGTGCTGGGAATGGTGAAGTTGCACTTTACTGGTTACTCACCAGATCCGGGTACGATGTTGCTGATGGTAGAGGAGACGAACAACCAGACCTTGTTATAAATAACTCTATAGGACTTGAGGTTAAGGCATACGGTAAACGTAATATTACCTTAGGTAGATTTGGTAAAGATTATGATACAAGAAAAAAATTAGGATTGGTATTAGGTTTAGATGTACTTATTTCAAATCTTACTGGAGAAGATAGAGCTGCATCAATAGATTCTTTTAATAAAGATGAATTGATTAGAGGTTTTGCAACTTTAGCTAAATTTTCTACTAATTCTAATTTAAGAGGAGCAGCAAATGATTTTGAAGTGATAAATGAAATTTATAAAAGAGTAGACGGTTTAACCGCAGATCTAGGATTAGACCAATCTTTTAAACCTAAAGAAGGAGCAGCTGCTATTTTAAGACAGTTATTAGAAACCAAAGCTTCTAAGAAACCAGGATACGGAGGATATATGGTTGATGTATCTGAGGATGGGAAACTACAATATATTCAAGTTACAGAGGAAAAAATTAACGCATTAGATGCTGATACAATTCTAAAATACGTTAGTGCTAACGGATCAGCATTAAAAATATACCCAGAAGAGTTATTCGGGTAAAACGTTATGGCAAAAGACATAAAAAAAATAATCGCACAGGAGTATATTAAGTGCGCAAAAGATCCTGCATACTTCATGCGGAAGTACTGTTATATACAACACCCTACTAGAGGTAGAATTTTATTTAGTCTTTATCCTTTCCAAGAAAAAGTATTACATTTATTTAGAGATAATCAGTATATCATTACTCTTAAATCTAGACAGTTAGGTATTTCCACTCTAGCTTCTGCATACAGTTTATGGTTAATGATATTCCATAAAGATAAAAACGTTTTAGCCTTAGCAACTACTCAAGCTACAGCTCGTAACTTAGTAACCAAAGTCATTTTTATGTATGACCAGTTACCTAAATGGCTTAGACTACCAGCTGTTGAAAAAAATAAATTATCATTAAGATTAAAGAATGGTTCGAGAGTACAGGCTAAATCCTCTAATACTGATGCAGCAAGATCTGAAGCGGTATCTCTTTTATTAATTGATGAGGCAGCATTTATTGATAATATTGAAGAGACATTTACTGCAGCACAACAAACCCTAGCAACAGGTGGTCAGTGTATGGCATTATCAACTCCTAACGGTATTGGTAACTGGTTCCATTTAACATGGGAAAAAGCAGTTACTGGAGAAAATAGTTTTGTACCTATTAGATTACCTTGGACAGTACATCCTGAAAGAGACCAGAAATGGAGAGACCAACAAGATGCTGATTTAGGTAACAGAATGGCTGGACAGGAATGTGATTGTGACTTCCTTGCTTCTGGTGATACTGTCTTTGAACCTGACGATATGACATTCTACGAACAGACATATCAAACAGACCCTATGGAACGAAGAGGTGTGGATGGTAACTTATGGGTATGGGAAGGTGTAGATTATAGCAAATCTTATATGGTAGTAGCTGATGTCGCTAGAGGTGATTCTAGTGACTATTCTGCTTTTCATATCTTTGATATTGAAAACTGTACTCAAGTTGCAGAATATAAAGGTAAGTTATCTCCAAAAGACTTCGGTAATGTACTTGTTGGAATAGCTGCAGAATACAACGATGCACTTCTTGTAGTAGAAAATGCAAATATTGGTTGGGCTACTATAGAGCAAGTATTAGAAAGAGAATATAGAAATTTATACTACAGTTCTACTGCTAATATGGAATCAGTAGAATCCTATATGCATAAGTTTGAAAGAGATAAATTAGTACCTGGCTTTACTATGTCTGCTAGAACACGACCTCTAGTAATAGCTAAAATGATTGAGTATATAAGAGAAAAATCAGTTACCATACATTCAAAGAGACTTATGAATGAAATGAGAGTATTTGTATGGAAGAACGGTAAAGCTCAAGCTCAAGATAGATATAACGATGACCTTCTAATGGCTTGTGCTACTGCATTATATGTAAGAGATACTGCACTTAGGCTTAGACAGCAAGGTATGGACTTAGCTAGAGCACAGCTATCTTCATTCTCTAATCTTAACGCTAAAAATGCAGCTGTTATAAGAACAGTTGGAAATAAGGTAGAAAATCCTTATATTTTAAATACCCCTGGTGGACAAGAAGATATCACCTGGTTAATAAAATAGACTATTTATATATAAAAATTAAAGACTAATGGCGGATACTTCATTGTTTGGTAGACTAAGAAGATTATTCTCCTCCGATATCGTGGTAAGAAACGTTGGGGGTAATCAACTTAAGATCGCCGATGTAAACCAAATACAAACAACTGGTAGATACCAGACTAATTCGTTAGTAGATAGATTTAGTAGACTCTATATCTATAATAATAAAAATATTTTTAATCCTAATCTTAACTACCAAACGTTAAGAATACAGCTTTATTCTGATTATGAAGCTATGGATACCGATCCTATCATTGCATCAGCATTAGATATTATCGCTGATGAAGCTACAGTAAAAAACGATCAAAATGAGATTTTAACTATAAAATCCTCAGATGAGAATATTCAACGAGTTCTTTATAATTTATTCTATGATGTACTTAACATCGAGTTTAACTTATGGTCTTGGACAAGGAATATGTGTAAATACGGAGACTTTTTCTTAAAGCTAGAAATAGCAGAGAAGTTCGGAGTTTACAATGTTCTACCTTATACAGTATATCACATGGTAAGGCGAGAAGGAGAAGACCCAGAAAATCCTGCTAAAGTAATTTTTCAACTAGATCCTGATGGATTAGCTTCTTCTCAAAACCCTAATTACCTTCCTAAACGTAAAAGTGATAAGAGAGTAGTAGATTTTGATAATTATGAAGTAGCTCACTTTAGATTAATATCTGATACTTCTTACTTACCTTATGGACGTTCTTACTTAGAGCCTGCAAGAAAGATATTTAAGCAAGTTACTTTGATGGAGGATGCTATGTTAATTCATAGAATAATGAGAGCTCCTGAAAAGAGAATGTTCTATATTAATGTAGGAAACGTTCCACCAAATGAAGTAGAGCAGTTTATGCAAAAGACTATCAATCAAATGAAAAAAACTCCTTATGTAGGAGAAGATGGTCAGTATAATCTAAGATTTAATTTGCAGAATATGATGGAAGATTTTTACCTGCCGGTAAGGGGAGGAGATTCTTCTACTAGGATTGAGACCACTAAAGGTCTAGATTATGACGGTGTAACTGACGTTAGGTACTTACAAGAAAAAATGTTTGCTGCTCTTAAGATACCGAAAGCTTATTTTGGCTTTGAAGGAGATCTTAACGGTAAAGCAACACTAGCCGCTGAAGATATTAGATTTGCTAGAACAGTAGAAAGAATCCAAAGAATAATGGAATCAGAGTTAACTAAAATTGCTCTAGTACATTTATACTCTCAAGGATTTACCGGTGAAAGCCTTACTAACTTTGAAATTAAACTTACTACTCCATCTATTATTTTTGAACAAGAGAAAGTAGCACTACTAAAGGAAAAGGTTGATCTTGCTAATCAGATGAAAGATACTAAAATGTTCTCTACAGATTATATCTATGAAAACATATTTGATATGTCAGAAGATGCTTATATGGAAATGAGAGATTTAGTTAGAGAAGATTCTAAGAGACTCTTTAGACTAGCACAGATAGAAGGTGAAGGAAACGATCCTGCTAAGTCTGGTATGACATACGGTACTCCTCATGATCTAGCTTCTATGTACGGTAGAAGAGCTACTTCTACTCCTAAAGGAGCAGGAGATGGTGAAGTACCTACTGGCTATGAAGATACCCCAAGCTGGGGGGAACCTGGACCAGAAGGTGGAAGACCAAGAGAAAAAGCATCTGTCTACGGTACCAACGATAATCCGTTAGGAGGTAGAGATCCATTAGGACAGCATGGTATGAAAGGCGGATACCCTTCAGACAACGATAACGTTATGGAAAATACGTCTACTCAAAAAGTTTATTTACAAAATAAAGAAGATCTAAAGAATATTGTTTTTGAAAAAACTAAGGAGGAAGAGAGTAACTTACTTAAAGAGGACAATATAAAAGATTTAGAGAAATAATACATATTTATAATAGTAAACGTATATAATGAAAATAAAACATTCAAAATATCGTAACACAGGATTAATATTCGAATTGCTAGTAAAGCAAATAGCAGTCGATACCCTGAATAACGAAGACTCAAAAGCAGTACAGATACTTAAGAAGTATTTTACTGGTAAGTCTGTATTAGGAAAAGAATATAAATTATACGAATTTATTTCGAAAAATAATAAACTCAATCAAACAAAAGCAGAAGCAGTTTTATCTACAATTACTGAAGTATCGAGAAAGTTATCTCAAGATGCTTTAAAAACTCAAAAATATAATCTCATCTCTGATATTAAGGAGAGCTATAATATTGAAGAGTTTTTTGGTATGGAAGTAGCTAACTATAAATCTCTTGCTGCATTATATTGTTTGTTAGAAGCTCAAAATAGTAACTCATTAGTTGATCCTCAATTTTTAGTTAACAATAAAGTAACTATATTAGAACATTTAACTTCTAATCCTCAAACTAAAGAAGACGTAAAAGATAGTCTTATTGAAGATTATAGTAAGTACGATAAGGATTTAAAAATGCTTACGTTTAAAATTCTATTAGAAAAGTTTAACGATAAGTATAAAGATTTACTACCAGAGCAAAAAAATATACTAAAAGAATTTATAACCTCAGTTAATTCTAATAAGAAGCTACATACATTAGTTAATACAGAATTAGAAAAAATTAAGAGTATAGTAGAGGAATTAAGTAATAACATTACCGATGATGTTACAAAAATTAAGTTGACTGAGATTTGTAAAGGTATTAAGTTAGTATCTAAAACTCAAAAGATTAATGATACTCATTTAGTTAACCTTATGCAATATTATGATCTAGTAAACGAGTTAAAAAACTTATGACAAGATCTCAACTAATTCAATTAGTAAAAGAAGTAATGCAGGAATTACATGAAGTAAACACTACCAGCTCAGGTGGCGCTTCATTTACACCAGGAGACGGAGCACAATATGCTACTCCTGCTGCGTTTGGAAAAGCAACTAGAGCTAAAAAGACTTTAACAAAGTTAGGTTTTAAACAGGTAAGCCGACCTAAGAGGCCATCACATACTAAAGGATTTGACTATTTATAAAGATGAGACAAAAAACAGTAACTGAAAGATATAAAGCTGTCTGCGAAGGAAAGATGGCTGAAAGGGAATTCGTTCGTCAAATGAGACAGGAATACCCAATGCATATTACTCAATTTAACGGATTTAAGGATTCAGTTCAGATACTTAAGAATAGAGGTTTACTTTTTGAAGAAAAGAAAATTTCTGTTAACCCTAAGTACGATGAAAGACCTAAAAGAGATTATCCATTAGATGCTCTTGAAAGAGGTATTAGATATGAACTAGAAGCATCCGGTGTTGACTCGGTAGATAAATTTAATATTACTGCAGATCAGTTTACTAAAGCTGAACAAAAAGCTAAGAAAAATTTAGAAAAAGATCCTTTACATTATATAAATCTTATTTCTGGTGAATCATCTAAAGTTGATAAACACGACAAAGAAGTAGAAATAAAAAGAGGTGAAGGTAAGGTAGACGTATTTAACGGGCTTAAAAAAGCTAATCTTAGAGAAGGAGTAGAAGAAGCTGAAAAGAAAGAACTCCCTAAATCTATTGCAGATAAAGAAAGAGACCAGATTGAAAAAGATGCTAAGAAAGCTAAAGGAATGATAAAAGAAGATCCTAAAGAAAATATTATAGCTGTAGCGAAAGCGATTAGAGAAAAGTACGGCATGATACCTGGGTTTAACATCTTATTAAAAGACTTCTTATTTACACATCAGCATGAAATTAAAGCTGGTGAAGTAACAGATCCGATTGGTGAGTTCGATAATTTTGTTGATGCAAACTACGATAGATTAGATGAGAAAGAAGATGTAGTTAATGAAAGAGTAGGTGCATTACAAGAATTTATCTCTCTAATTCAAGATAGAGCAGCAGAATCAGGATTTAGTGAAGCTGAAGAAGCTGCTGAAGTAATCGAAGCTTTACAAGATCATTATAACCTAAGCGAAAAGAAAGGAACAGATCACGACAAAGATGGAGATATAGACTCAGACGACTACATGGCTGCTAAAGATAAAGCTATCAAAAAAGCTATGGGTAAAGATGAGCAGTTAAAAGAAGTAGTAAAGAACATAATTAGAAAAAGTTTAGAAGAAGGAGTACTTAACGAGGCAGCTACTAATCAACTAGCAGACATTGCTGATCAGTATGAAGGCTTTGAAGGAATGAAACAGACTATATTAGCTCTTCAAAACATAGTTACTGAGATTGAATTATTTTATGATAAGACTAGAGGTAAAGTCCAAAAGATTTATGATTCTATTGGAGAAGTTAGAAATGAAGAAGGACTTAAAGTAGGACCGTATCTAGCTCCTGCTATTGAAGCTGCTTTTAGAAAAGACCTTAATCCGGTAACAAAAGCTGGATTTACAAAAGGTTTAGAAGTACCTAAAGTAAGAGTAATTTCTCAAAAAGATATTGACGCACATAATTCCGGAGAAGCACCGCTAGGTGAATCAGAACCTAAACAAACAATATTTTCTCCTGTGAACGAAAAAAGAAATAACAATGAATAATTTTGATCTAAAAAAATTCTTAACGGAAAATAAATTAAAAAAAGCAGGGTATACTAGTATGCCTGGTAGACTAGCTATTCAAGGCTCAAAAGAGTTTGAATCAGCACACCATAACGGAGAGATTACTCCTGCTGAATATATGAAAGATGTTCTTAGTGGAATGAAAGAGTTAGACCATTTAGATCAAGAATCTGTTATTATTCTAAAAGCAATTGGTAGACAAGATTTAATCGGATAAAATTATGGCACAACTATTAGTAGACGTTACACCATTTAAACCTACACTCAGAGAGTCTAAATCTAGACCAGGAGTATTCGAGGTAGAAGGTGTTATGCAAAGAGCTAAAGCTCAAAATCAAAACGGTCGTGTTTATAAAAAAGAAATTTTAGAGAGAGAAGCTAAGAAGTATATGGAGGAGTTCGTAAAGAACGGTAATGCATTCGGAGAATTAGATCATCCTGAAACTCCTGTAGTTTCTCTAAAAAATGCTTCTCACGTAGTGAAAGACCTTTGGTGGAAGGGTGATGACCTAATGGGTAGAGTAGAACTACTAAACACCCCTGCAGGTAATATAGTAAAAGAAATTATTAAAGCAGGACATACTATAGGTATAAGCTCTAGAGGAACAGGCTCAGTACATCAGACTAATGAAGGAACCTTAGAAGTACAACCAGATTTTGATTTAGTATGTTGGGATTTTGTATCTAATCCTTCTACTCATGGTGCTTTTATGAACCCTGTATCTCTACAGGAGAGTAAAGTTAAATTACCAAAATACCACAACTTAAACAGTATTATTAACGATATTTTAAGAGCTTAATTAGTTTTTCTAAAACAGTATATATTTATATAAAAGAATATACAGTCACTTATACTGTATCAACTAATTAAATTTTCTAATTACGATTCCTAATAATCGTAGAAATCACAATTATTTTAATCACAATGGCGAATAAGGATTTATTCAAGCAAGCGATTGCTGAAGCTAAATCGGTTAGAGAAGCTGCTATTGCCAATGCTAAAGAGGCTTTAGAAGAATCATTAACTCCGCATCTTAAAGATATGTTGGCTGCTAAACTTCAAGAAATGGAAGATAAATCTGTTGAAGAAGAAGTAGTAAACGAAATCGAAGAAGAGCTTGAAGAAGCTAATCACGATAAGAAAGATGATGAGAAGATGGAGGAAGCTAAAGATGACAAAAAAGACGAAGCAATAGAAGAAGACTTAACTGAAGTACCAGCAGTTGCTGAAGAAGACGAAGCAGAGGATGACTCAGACGAATCTGAGGACGATGCTGAGGTTGAAGAACCAGAGCATGACCACGACGAGGTTGACGGTGATGAAGATTTATCTAAACTATCTGTAGATCAGTTTAAAGATTTAATCAGAGACATCATTAATCAAGAAATGGGTGCTGACGCAGCTCCTGATATGGACGGCGGTGATATCGAAGGTATGGGCGATGAGCCTGCTATCGAAGAACCAGCTGGAGATGATCTAGGAGGCGATGATGAAGAAGAAATCAATTTAGATGAACTTCTTCAAGAACTTGAAGCTATTTCTGAACAAGAAGTAGAAGAAGGTAAAAAAGAAGACAAAATGGAAGAAGGCAACAAAGATAAAGTTGACGAAGCAGAAGAGTTAGAAGAAGACACTAACAATCAAATGGAAGCTGAATCTGATACTAAAGATCACAACGTTAATAACGTACAATCAGGTGCTCTTAAAGAAGAATTAGATCAGGCTCTAGAAACGATTGAAACTCTTAAATCAGAGTTAAATGAAGTGAATATCTTAAACTCTAAATTACTTTACGTAAACAAGATCTTTAAAGCTAATTCTCTTTCAGAAAGTCAAAAAGTAAACATTATTGCTGCTTTCGATAAAGCTGAAACAGTGAAAGAAGTAAAATTAGTTTACGAAACAGTTTCTGATAACTTCTCAAGTAAAAAAGAAGTTAAAAACGAAACAATCAAAGAAGCTAAAAATTTAAGCATGGCATCTAAAGCAGGCGGAACATCAGCTGCGAAACCAGAAGTTATCGCAGAGGTATCTGATACTGTGAGAAGAATGCAAAAATTAGCTGGAATCATTAAATAAATTAATTCATTTTTTAAACCTTAATCATGGAAATTAACAACCTTTTAGAGAGCTCGAATACTTACAAAAGTATGTTAGCTGACTCTGTAAAGCTTGCTGAGAAGTGGAATGCATCTGGATTGTTAGAAGGTATCGGAGATGAGAGAGTCAAAAATAACATGGCTGTCATCTTAGAAAACCAAGCTAAACAAGTAGTTGCTGAAGCAAATACTACTAACGTTGGTGGAGGATCTTTCTCTGCTGGTGCTGGTGAGCAGTGGGCTGGAGTAGTTCTACCATTAGTAAGAAAAGTATTCGCTCAAATCGTTGCTCAAGATTTCGTTTCTGTACAGCCAATGAACCTACCATCTGGTCTTGTATTCTATCTAGACTTCAAATACGGAGATACTAGAAATGGAAGATCATCAGGAGACAACTTGTACGGTAATGTATCTTCTGCATCTGCAAAAATGTCTGTAGACGAAGAAGTAAGCGGCGGTCTTTACGGTGCTGGACAGTTTGGTTATTCAATCAACTCTGCATCTAAAGCATTCAACAGTACAGCAACTGGATCTGCTACATCTGCATCTATCGCTTATGACGATGATAAAGTAGTAGGAGACTTCAAAACATTAGCAGTAACTTTTGCTAATAGTGATAACGCTGACCTTAAAGGAGTAAGAGCATTTAGAATTTTATCTGCTTCTACTGACATTACATCACACCCAGAATTAACTACTGTATCTGGTAACACAGTAACTTTCGTAGTAACAGGATCTAACGTAACTGCTGCATCTGTAAACGCTACTGTAATATACCACAAACAGCCAGTTGATAATGACAGAGGTGATTTCGAAGCTGATGGAGGAGACGGAAACAACGTACAGCCTTCTATCGCTATCCCATCTATTGACGTCAAATTAGCTAGTGAAGCGATTGTTGCTAAGACTAGAAAATTAAAGGCTCAATGGACACCAGAATTCGCTCAAGATCTTAACGCTTACCACAGCATCGACGCTGAGGCTGAGTTAACATCTTTATTGAGTGAATATATCTCAATGGAGATTGATCTTGAGATTTTAGATATGTTAATCCAAGACGCTGTTACAACTGAAAGATGGTCTGTTAAATCAAACAGAGTATGGAATGGAACAGCTTGGGCTAACTTAAACCCAATTTATTACAATACTCAAGGACAGTGGTTCCAAACTTTAGGAACTAAAATCCAAAAAGTATCTAATAAAATCCACCAAAAAACTTTAAGAGGTGGAGCTAACTTCATCGTATGTTCTCCAAACGTTGCAACTATCCTAGAATCTATTCCTGGATATGCTGCTAACACTGACGGAGATCAAATGGAGTTCAACATGGGAGTACAAAGAGTTGGTAGCTTAGCTAACAGATTCAAAGTATACAAGAACCCTTATATGACTGAGAACATCATGTTGTTAGGATATAGAGGATCTCAATTCTTAGAAACTGGAGCGGTATATGCACCATATGTACCATTAATGATGACTCCTCTAGTGTACGATCCAGACACTTTCACACCAAGAAAAGGTCTGATGACTAGATACGCTAAGAAGATGATTAGACCAGAATTCTATGGTAAGATCTTTATCTCTGATCTAAACGATCTATAAGATATATCTTAGAATATAAATAAGAAAGGAGGCCTTCGGGCCTCTTTTTTTTTACCTATTTATAATAAAACTATAGGAATGGCAAACTTAACTGTAAGAATATTCGAAAAACTTACACTCGACGATAACGTTCACGATAATGTATACGAAAAGACCTTCAGCGGTGTAAACTATATAGACCATAGGAGATTAAATGCTTCTAGTGGTTCCAATACCTCTATATTCAAAATTAATAATAATGTAGCAGCAGGTACCTTTGTTACTTCCTCTATAGTATACGGTAGAGTATCTAACTTAAGTACTGAGTATGACGTGAGTTTACAGGTTTCTAGCTCTACTGAAAGTTTTTATCAAAGGATATCCCCAGGAGGAACTTATGTTTTAAGTTCAACAGAGTTTACTGGAAGTGCTTATGCTGATTCTTCTGTAGCTTTATCTTTTGATCAAATAGAAGAATTAAAAGTAGAACCTATTTCTGGCTCAGCTAAGATAGAATACTACATAACAACTAGTTAAATATGGCTAATATACAGATTTGGGATGGGTCCGCTACCTTTAGTCCAGGTATGACACCATTTGGATTTTACGATAATGACACTGATTTCCAAACAGAAGCAGTTAAAGTAGCTAAATTTTGTGCTACTAGATTAGGATATCCTCTGATGGATGTGGAATTACAATCCGGATCTTTCTTTGCTTGCTTTGAAGAAGCAGTAACTACCTACGGTAATATAGTATTTCAGTATAAAATTAGAGAGAACTACTTAACTATGGAGGGAGCTTCAAGTGAAACCTCTATTAATGATAAGTTAATTAATGCTTCTCTAGCTAGAATGATAGAAATCAGTCAAGAGTACGGTACTGAAGCAGAAGTAGGAGGAAAGGTAACATTACACACAGGTTCCCTTAGTTTATCGGTAAATAAACAGAAGTATGACTTAGATCAATGGGCTGTTGATAATAATATAGAAGGAGGAATAGAAGTTAGACGTATATTTTATGAAGCTCCTCCTGCTATCTTAAGATATTTTGATCCTTATGCTGGTACTGGAACAGGAATACAGTCGCTAATGGATGCTTTTGACTTTGGATCTTATTCTCCTGGTATAAACTTTCTATTAATGCCTGCATCTTATGATATGCTTAAGGTTCAAGCTATAGAATTTAATGATCAAGTAAGAAGATCATCATATTCCTTTGAAATAACTAATAATCAGTTAACTATCTTTCCTATACCTAAGACAGCTGCTAATTTAAGGTTTGAATACTATACTTTAGATGAAAAACAACAAGCTGTATTTCAAGACGGAAGAAATAAAATAAATAACGTATCAGAAGTACCATATGATAACCCAGAATTTATCAAAATTAATACTCCTGGTAGGGATTGGATATATAGATATACTTTAGCATTAGCTAAAGAGCTTTTAGCATACGTAAGAGGTAAATATACAGTAGTACCTGTACCAGGTTCAGAAACTACCTTGAATCAAGCAGATTTATTAACTGATGCTAGAGCAGAAAAAGCAAAACTACTTGATGAATTAGCTGAACTGTTAGCTATTGCTTCTAGAAAGAGTCAATTAGAGCAACAAGCTGCGGAAACTAACGCTTTACAGCAAACATTAGGTGGAGTACCAATGAAAATATATGTAGGATAGTGAAACTACTAGATATTATAAAGGAAATAATTAACTTTAATACATACGAAGGTATGGTACAAGTTATTTATGATGAAAGTGAAGGAAGTACTAAGGTAGCCGAATTAATAAGAGCGTTACCTGGAGTTACTACTGTAACTTTAGCTTCTGACGAAGGAAGAGGTAGAGAAACTTTAAAAGTAAAACTAATATCTCAGAAATCCCCTAAAGAAGCCTTTGATAGTATGAAGAAAAATGCTATATCTAAATATACTCCTATAAGAGTAGTAAATATAGCGTATAAAACTATAACTAAGAAGTAATGCTGTTTGGAAGTAATAGAGATTTCGACTTATTAGTCAATATCAACAGAGAACTGTTAAAAGACGTAATAGAACAAGAGATTCTATACTATAAATTTAGTTTAGAAGATACTGATGTTAATATTTACGGTGAAGCTATGTCGAAAAACTACTGGACTCCTATTAAAATGAACTGTTTAGTAACTAGAGGTGATCAAGTAGTAACAGCAGACCAATTAGAACTACCGGATCTTACAAGAGAAGCTTCTTTTGCTATGATTAGACAAGATTTAGAAGATTTATCTTTAGTTCCTGAAGTAGGAGACATAATAAATTGGCAAGAAGACTACTATGAAGTAGATACAGTAAGGGAAAATGAACTATTTGTAGGTAAAGATAAGAGTTATAACTTAACTAACTACGGATCACGCTTTGGATCTTCACTTTCTATTATAGTAGACTGTCATCAGACAAGAAGAGAAAAAACTGGTATACAATTTGAAGGTACCACTTATTTATAATATATGAAACTAATTGATATCTTAAGGGAAGAAGAAGAATGGAGACAAGATACTCCAAGCTTTAAAACTAAACGCACTGGACAAGATCCTGAAACAGGTACTATATCCTGGGATATTGAATATACCCCGCTAAAAGGCGTAGATAATGCTATAGATAAAGCTTATGAAGAGTATAAAGAAGTTTTGAGAAAGTATCCTGACGATCAAAAGTTAGATAAGTTATTTGACGTGTTTGCTTCCTTTAAAAAAGCATTTAGAACTCATGTAAGTAGAAAATATGGCAGACAGTAACGTAAATCCTAAAAGTCAAGCAGAATTAAGACGAGAAACTATTCAAACCTATGGTGTTGAAGGGTATTCTGGTTCATTAGCTGATCTTCCTAATAACAAAAAAAGAGAAGAACAACGATCAGTAAAGAATGATGATGTTCAAACTCTTAAAATTGGGTTAAGAGATATAGATGAAGCTATATTCTACTACTTTAAGAATGTTATTAAGCCAACTGTAATTCAAAATAACTCTCAAAAGAACGTTCCTGTACTTTACGGTTCACCTGAACGCTGGAAAGCAGTGCAAAAAGACGGTTTTTTCCGTGATAGAAACGGTAAAATACAATTACCTTTAATACTTGTAAGAAGAGATAGTATAGAAAAGAATAGACAGTTAGGAAATAAGATGGATGCTAACAATCCAAATAACTTTGGAGTGTTTGAAAAGAGATGGTCGAAGAAAAACCAATACGATCGCTTTTCTATATTAAATAATAGATCAGAAGTTACTGAGTATCATGCAGTTGTTATTCCTGATTACGTAAATATAACGTATTCTTGTATAATGTTTACAGAGTACTTTGAACAAATGAATAAATTAATAGAAGCAGTTAACTATGCTTCAGATTCTTACTGGGGTGACCCTGAAAAATTTAGTTTTAGAGCTATGATAAATGATTACAGCACAGTAACTGAAGTTAATCAAGGTCAAGATAGAACTGTAAGAACTAATTTTACTATAAACCTATTAGGACATATAATTCCTGATACAATTAACACTCTTCCTCAAGGATCTAGAAAGTATTTTAGCAAATCTTCTGTTTTATTTGGGTTAGAGACTGTAAAAGATATAAATGACATATAATGGCAAGATATTCAAAAACAAGAATCACATCCCGTTCGGTAAGATTCTACGATCAAGCGAATACTTCTTTAAATATACAAAATATTGAAGAATCTATGACAGCAGAACAAATATTATACTTAGGAACCAATAATGGATATACAAGTAACAGTAAGACTGTAACTATAGATACTGGTTCTAATACAATTACTTTTGAAGAAGTACAGTTTGCTACACCACCTTCTGGGTTTCCTGCACAAACTAAGAAGGATTTCGTCGTATTTATAAATGGAGTATCAGTTGAATTTGATGCAATCGATTCCATTGTTGAATCTGGTGATGATGTAGTAATAACAGTTAACAATGCTCTTAATTTTGACATAGAACAAGATGATGAGTACATGATAACAGGTAAATTAGCGTAGTAGATGGCATTAATTAAATGGAAACAGATAAGTGAACAGTTAGGAGACTACGGAATACTATCCGGCTCTCTTAATATCTCAGGTTCAATTCTACTCAATGGAGCTAATTTAGCAGCATCTGGTGGTGTTCCTCAAACTTTATCTGTATCCGGTACTGATATTACAATTTCTGATGGAAATACGATCAGTATTGCAGGTACAACAGGAAGTTTAATAAATACTGCTTCTGTTTCTAATAATGTTATTACTTTTACTAAAGGAGACGGTACTTCTTTTTCTTTAACTATAGATACTGGTTCAGGAGGTGGAGGAGCAACAGATATTTCTGCTCTAAATACTTTTACTGGTTCTATTCAAGGAGAAGTTAATACAATCAAATCAGTTACTGGTTCATATGCAGTAACTTCTTCTAATACTTTTACAGGCTCTCAATTTTTTAGTGGAGCATTAATACCTGAAGCGTATAATTCTCAAAACGGTAAACACGATTTAGGATCTTTAACAAATCCTTGGAGAGATTTATATATTACTACAGGATCTTTAAATTTTGTTAAAGATGGAACATTAGTTTCTGTAGTATCTGGTGAACCTGATGCAATTAGAATTGGTAATATACTTATTACTACATCATCTATTGCAGTTGTAAGCGGATCTGGAGATAGTTTAACCGTAGTACAGAATGTAGTTAGTGCTTCTATATCTTCTTCCGGTGAAGTAGAAAACGTTGAACAAATTACAGCTCCTGACGGTACTGTAAGTAGCTCAGCACAAATTACAGCATTAGGATTTATATCAGAATCTTCTACTGGTTTAGTTTCTTCTTCTACTCAAATAACTGAGTTAGGATTTGTATCAAATGCTAATACAGCATCATTTCTAGTTAATTCAGATACTGCGTCTTTTATTACTAACGACGATACTGGTTCTTTTATTACTAACGACGATACTGGTTCTTTTATTACGAGTGCAGTAACAGCATCTATGACTGTACTTTCAGCTTCTTATGCTATTTCATCTTCACATGAAATTATAACAGAGGTAAGTTCGTCTCATGCACAAAACGCTGATACAGCATCATTTATATCTGATACTTTTATTTCTGCTTCTGCAGTAAGAAGTGGGTTTGGTTCGGGAGGAGGTTCTACTTCATATGACGGAAATAGAATAATCTCTAACGAATTACTACCAAGCTTATTTTCAGCTTCTTTTAATCCTGGTACTAGCGGCAGTATAACTGATTTTCTTAATGCAGTTTTTTATCCTAATAGTGCTCCAACTATTACCTCAACAGCAAATATAAACATAGCTGAATTTTTAGATTCAGGAAGTTCAATACATACTATTACAGCTACAGACCCAGAAGGTCAAGGTATTACATTTCAAACAGCCTCAGGATATACAGATGATTTAGTTAGAGTATCTAGCGGTGGTTCTGTAACATTAAATACAGGCTCCACTACTGAACTATTTAACACAGTAGATAGAGGAGATGGAACGTTAGCACATGAAGTAGGAATTACAGCAACAGATACTTTCGGTACTGCTGCAAGTCAAACGTTATACTTTGATGTAACAGCAAACTCAGCACCTGTCTTCAGACAAACTTCCGTAGCTGGAAATATAATTACATCATTTACTGCTAGTAGAAATGAAAATGCTAGTACAGGTGAAGTAGCAAAAATATACTTTACAGATACCAATAGTGACACTATTACTATAAGATCAAGCTCAGTACCAGGTGGAGATTTTACCATTACTAAATACGGTACTTATGTTAGTATAGCTCAAGCTACTGCCTCTTTAGATTATGAAACTACTTCTTCGTATAGTTTTTCTATTACAGCTTCTGATGAGCATTATGAAGCATCTGAAGATACAGACGCAGTAACAACTTTACCTATTACTATAAGCGTAACTGATAACATACATCCTACAATTAACAACCAGACATTAACAGGGGTAAGTGAAAGTAGTGCAGCAAGCACAGTTGCAGGAAACATTGCAGCATCAGACTCAGAATCTGATACTATTACGTTTTTCAACTTCACTACATCTAGTAGAAGTTTAGACGGAACACCTATTACTGCAGGTACATACGGTAATACATCATCAGGAAGTGATCCATCAGAAAATCCATTTCAGATGACATCTGCTGGACAGGTATCTCTAAAGTCTGGACACTTTCTTAACTCAGATATTATTAACCAGTATAAATATACTGTACAGGTTAGAGATAGTTTTAACACTGCATCTAATACTGCTACAATTACTATTCCTATAGCAGATGATGCTGCACCGTCTATAAGTGGTCTACAGGCATTTTACTTAATAGAGTCTGCTGTAAGTGGAGCTTCTGTATATGATAGTACAAACGGTTACTCAGGAACAGTAGCTAGACTTACTTCTAATCAATCAGTAACTTGGGAGATAAGTTCATCAAATGATTTTGCGATTTCAAGTACTGGATACATAACTGTAGCAAGAAATATTTCTGGTTCTAGCACTGTTGGAGGAAATACAATTAATGGATCGGTAACAGCTTCAAATAGTTTTGGTACTTCAACAGCAAACACCTTTACAGTAAATATTACAGACAACGTTGGTCCGACAGTTTCTACTGCTACTAATACTAACTTCTTTAATACTAATGGAGCTAGAAGCGGTAGTTACTTATATACCTTTACCTTCTCAGATTCTGAAGGTAACGCAATAGATACAGGATCATTTACTTGGAATTCTGATACTTTCTTATCAGCTTCTATTATAAGTAACAATACAGCAAGAGCTTATGTAACCGGTAGTATACCGGCAGGTACATATAGGTATACAGGTTCTATTGCTGACGAGCATGGATTTGAAACTACAACTTTTCAAAATGAGTTTACTATCAATCAGGCTCCTATCGGAAGCTTAACTGGTAATACTACATCTCATATTATAGAATCAGCAATCAGTGGAGCAGTCCTAAGAAGTTTAACCGGATATAATGCAGGAGTAGCAGCTGATCTAGGCGTAAGTTACTCACCGCAATATAATTCTGCCGCTGTTCAATCATTTACTTCTTCTAATGCAGCAATCGCTGTTAATAACTCAGGTAATTTGACTTTAGCAGTTAATTTAAGCGGGTCTGCAACAAGTTCAGGAGATACCATTAGTTCAGATATTACTTTTAGAGATCAATACGATAACGTAGGTTCTGGTAGTATAACAGTAAATGTATTCGGTAATTCAGCTCCTACAGCGACATTTGCAAATCAGACAGCTAACTTAACAGCTTCAGTTTCTTCTGGAGATTATTTAGTAGGAGTAACGATCTCTGATACTGAATCAGATACTCCATTTTCTATGTCTATTTCAGGATTAAGTGGATCCTCGTTTACTGCTGTACCTCAAAACTCTAACTCATCTTCTTATCAAATTCAAGCTTCTGGAACATTAAGTGAAGGAACATACCCTTACAGTGCTTCTATATTTGATAATTTTGATGAACAAACAAATTATAATAGAACACTAACTATAGCAGCACCTCCTGTACACTGGTACGCATATATTATTGAAGGAGGAGCATACGCTACAAATGAAGCAACATCATTACAGATGTTAGGTGATAATAGTGATGACGGAAGTCCTGATGCTAACACAGCATTAGCAGGATTTGTTTCCGGTTCGATTGGAAATGGAACTTTTACATTCTCAGCCTTTTCAGGTATAGATGCTCAAATAGATACTGCTTTTGAAATTGCAAGTGGTTCTAGTTTAGAAGGATCAAGAACATCTACAATAATAGATGCAGTAGATCATACCACAGGTAGTGAAGCATCTCCAACTAACATGCTAGCAATAGTATTTCCATCAGGTTCAGGATTTACCTTACCTGATAGTACAACAACTAGTTTAGGAGGATCAACTGCTGGAGAATATGTATTATATGCAGATAGAGTAGGAACAGGAATTAACGATGCTGTTCAAACAGCGTTTGTAAGATACTTTGATCTATCAGGATCAGTAACTTACCCAGATACAAATTTAACTAGATTTGGAGTATTGTTTACTCAAGGAGATGGCTCTAACGATGTAAACTACTTCTTTATGGCGTCGAGTGGTTCGGCTCCATCATCAACACAATAATAGTATAATATGCCAATTAATATCAGTACAGACATAGCGGTAACTACAGGCGGTAAACTAACCGACGTAACTGCAATTCAAGGAGGCTGGCAGACTCTTGACACGGTTGCAGAGATGAATGCTCTGACTGGAAGTGCTACTTTGAAAGGTAAGCTTCAAGACGGACAGATTTTCTATATTAGTTCTTCAAATGAACTATACATGTTATCACAATCAGGTACTGGTATTTTTGCAAATTATTCTTTCAACAGCTTTTCTTGGCCAGGTTCAGGTGGAGGTGGTGGTAGTGGTGATATTACCGCCGTATTTGCCGGTGATGGTTTATCTGGCGGAGGTTCAAGTGGTAATGTTACATTAAATATAGATGCAGGCTTAGGTATAGGTACGTCTAATGGAGTACATGTTAATACAGGATCTGCACATTTTATCACAGGTTCAGTAAAATTGAATGTATTTCAACTGACAGGATCAGTTTATGCTACAACTAATAATTTAGAAGTAACAGGATCATTGTCATTAGAAAAAAGCTCAGCCGGAGATACTATAGAAATATATAGTGGGGGTGCTAAAGTATTTAGCGTTTCTAGCTCTGGTGTCATGCAATTAGCAACTCAATCTAATACTCCTACAGCAGTAGCTGGTGGAATTTATTTAGATTCAAATTATAATCTGTTTATCGGTTCAGATTAGACAAAATCGATATATTTATTTATAACTAATAACAATTAAACTTTAACCTATGGCAAGTTGGAAAAAGGTCGTAGTTTCTGGGTCAGCGATTTCTCAACTAAACAACGACGCTAATTATCTGATAGACGCACAGAGTTCAGCCGTACTTACAGGGTCATTTACCGGTTCATTCGTTGGGGATGGATCAGGATTGACTGGTGTAACAGCGGATGGTACATTATCGTCTTCAGCTCAAATCGCTTCTGACATTTCCGGTGCTTTTGTTTCTGATTCAGCTAGTATCGCTTCTGATATTGCTAGTATTAACGCATTAACATTAGTAACAGGATCTGCTCAAATTGATCATGATGCTACAACTAATTTCGTAGCCAATGAACACATTGACCACACTTCAGTTAGTATTACTGCTGGTGACGGTTTAAGTGGTGGTGGTACCATTGCTTCTACTAGAACAATATCTATTAACACAGGATCAGCTCATTTTGAAGGAGGAGTAAAAACTAAATTAAACGCAGAAAGTGTTTTATCTTCTTCTCTACAAATTGCAGGTGATATTTCAGGATCATTGACTAGTTTGTCTTCTAGTGTTGCTTCTGATATCGCAGGTCTAGTTACAGATTCAGGTTCATTCTCTACTAGAGTAACAGCTCTAGAAGATTTTAGTTCATCTTTAGGTGCTGATTTCGTAGACAATACAGAGTTAAATTCAGCTACTTCTTCATTAAGTGCTTCTTTAGCAGCTGATATTGCAACAAATGATAGTAGATTAGACGATCTAGAAGCTGACGCTCTTATCTCTGGTGCTACATTTAGTTCACCTTCACAAGGTACTGTAAGAGCTACAATCAATGGAGTAAATACTGATATAGACACAGGATTACAGGCTGGGGACAACGTTACTTTTGCTGATGTAACTATCACAGGAGACCTAACAACTCAAGGTACAGTAACAAATATTAACACTACTGATCTAAACATCGAAGATAAATTTATCTTAGTAAATTCAGGATCATCAACTGGTAATGCAGGTCTTATCGCTCAAAATTCATCAACGAATGGACAAGGTACAGCATTATTCTGGGATGATACAGAAAATAGATGGTCATTAGATCATGCAGGAGCAGATGCTACAGGCGATACAGCTACAGCAGATGCTAGAATTGCAGCAGTAGCTTTAAGTATTACTGACACTAACTATCAAAAGAATGGAAACATCTTTGTGAGCGGTAGTGGTGATGTATACATTTACGTAGAATAATAATTAACTAGTATAAAATGGCTTGGAAAAAAATAATATTTAGTGGATCCTCGGCTGATCTAACAGCTATAAATGTTGATGGAGCGGTAACTGCGTCTTCATATACCGGCTCCTTTACAGGTGATGGAACAGGATTAACTGGTATTACTGTAAGCCAAGTCTCAACGGTATCTGATTCGTTTACTAATGTTACTTCGAAAACTGTAACTCACAATTTTGACAGTTTAAACGTTCATATTTCGGTATTTAACGGAAGTAACGAACAAATCATACCTGCTAGTACTACATTAACAGACTCTAATACGGCGGTGGTGACTTTTGACAGTGCCACCTCCGGTAGAGTTGTTGTAAGTCAAGGAGGACATATAGTATCTGGTTCTATAGAATTTAATAGTATTGCTAACAAACCAACATTATTATCATCCTCTGCTCAAATATCAAGTGATATCTCGGGATCATTCACTAGTTTGTCTTCTAGTGTTGCTTCTGATATTGCTTCTAATGTTTCAAGCATTCAAACTTTAGAAGGAAAAACATTACTTTCATCTTCTGCTCAAATTATTCCAGATACAACTACAGGTGGTAATACAAAACCAGTTTCAGTTGGTGCTAATGGTGTCGGTTTCAATATTAGTACTATTGATGGTGCGGGTATAGGAATATCTGGTGGTGAATTAGTAGTTAATGTAGATGGTTCAACAATTGAAATTAACTCTGATACTTTAAGAGTTAAAAACAGTGGTATTGGTGCTTATCAAATAGCTAATGATAATGTAACCACAGATAAAATTGCTCACTCTTTAGGTACATTAGGAACTCATTCCTTTACAGGTTCATTTACTGGATCTTTCGTAGGGGACGGTTCAGGTTTAACAGGAGTTGTAGCTTCAGGTACACTATCTTCCTCAGCACAAATTGCAGATGACATATCCGGTTCTTTATCAAATACAGCAATCGCAGGTCTAGGAGCAGGAATAATCTCTGCTTCAGCGTTTTCTTCACCTAATCAAGGTACTGTAAGAGCCGTAATTAACGGAGTAACAACAAATGTAGATACAGGATTACAAACCGGTGACACTCCAACATTCAGCGGTCTTACAATTACAGGTGACTTGACTGTTACAGGAAATACTTTTGAAGCGCAGGTTACTAACTTAAACGTAGAAGACAGGTTTATTTTAGTAAATTCTGGTAGTAGTGGAGGCGATTCAGGTATTATATTTGGAGGTTCTGACCCTGAAGGATCTGGAGTTGTAAACTCTGGTTCCGGTATATTTTGGGATGCTCCTGCTAATGTATTTGGTTTCGCTCAAGATATAGCTGCTAGTTCTACCTCAGCTACACATACTTCTAAAATAGGTAATATCGAAACTAGTACATCAAGTCCTAGTGCAGCACCTACTTTCCAAGGAGAAGGTACTATTCATGTAAATACAAACTCAGAAGACATTTGGATATATAGTTAATAGTTATGGCAATTATAAGAAAAGGTTCTAATCAAAAAAAAGATAATACTATATCTAATACAAAGGAATTATTTTCCGACAAAGAAATCAATTTTATCATTAGTAAATTAAGACAGTCTCAATATACTGGACTAGAATTTGAAATGTTCTACTCCATTATTGTAAAATTACAGTCTTTTCTAGAATCTTCTGAAAAATAGTTTTTTCACAGTCTTTTATTTACTATATTTATTAGTATAGGTAAATTAGTTATATTTATTATAAAGCTATTATCGGCCCGTAAGGGAAGTGGGCTCTTTGAGTAACCAACCATAATATTAGTTAAATGCCAAATTGGAAGAAACTTATAGTTAGCGGATCAGACGCAAGCCTATCTAATATCTCTGTAGACAATGCTATAACTGCATCTAATCTTAATGTAACTTCAACAGGTTCTATTGATAACCTAACAGTAAATGATAAACTTCAATTAGGAGGAGCTGGTTCTCAATTCTTTGCCTATAACGAAGATACCGTAAAAGTTAAATTTGCTAATTGGTACTCATCTAACGATAGACAGTATGGGATGGGTCAACTTTGGTATGAAACTTGGTTTGCAGCCATAGATAATCAAGGAGCTAGAGATAATAGAAGAATTGGATTTTACTTAGAAGAACCCGACAGTGGTTCGTCTGATGCAGATGGCGGCTCTGGTGGGCATCCTTCAAATGCAAGATTTTATGTAGATATAGATGGAGCATATCTTAGCGGGTCATTAAATGTAGAGAATGCAATAACTGCATCATACTTTAAAGGTGATGGTTCTGCACTTACTAATATATCAGCTGAGGTTACAGAACAAGCTACCGTTTCTGATTCTTTTACAAACGTAACCTCACATTCAGTAACTCATAACTTTGGTACTAAAAATGTAATTGTATCTGTTTATAACAACAGCGATCAATTAATTCTCCCTGCTTCTATCACTACAACAGATACTAATACAGTAGATATAACATTCGACGTTTCTACCACAGGAAGAGTAGTAGTAGCTAAAGGAGGACATTTAGTATCTGGATCGGCTGTTCTAACAGGAACAGGAGTAATATCTGGTTCATCTCAATTGTCTGGGTTTGTATCTCAATCAGGAAATTTTACTACTAATAATGTAATAATTGCAAACGGTAGTAACTCAGTTACATCATCAAATGTACTATCTCTCGATACAACAAATAACTACTTAGGAATAAATCAGACTAATCCAGAAGTGACCCTTCATATGACTGGAGAAGGACCACAGACTGCTCAAATTCGAATGGAGCAGTATAATGATACAGCTGATGCTCCTGATATTAGAACTCGTAAAGCTAGAGGAACAGCAGATTCACCATCAGCTCCTAATGCAGGAGACTACCTATTCAGACAGAATGTTGAAAGATATGACGGTTCTGGTTTTTCTACAATGCACTCTCAGCAGTTTGATTTAGATAGCTCTGACGCAACCAAAGGAGTTTACCAACTACAGACTAATATCGGTAGTGGTTTAGTAACTAGATTTCAAATCTTAAGTAGCGGTGATACTGCCATAAACGGACACTTACTACCATCCTCTCATGAAACTTATGATTTAGGGTCAACAACAAAACGCTGGAGAGATTTATATCTTAGCGGCTCTACTATCAACTTAGGAGGTACACTTATTACGAGAGACGGTACTGGGGATATTCAATTTAAAGATGATAGCACAGATGAATTAAAAACTCTAAGAGTAAAAGAGTTAGAGATCGGTACAGGAGCTAATAAAACTAAAATTAGACTTGATGATGATAATAAAGTATCTTTTGAAAAATCTTCTGATTCTTCTAAAGTAACAACTTCTAATTTCTTTAAGACCTCAGTTAATGCTGCATCTGAATACACTATAACCCATGGACTTGGAGAAGATTATCCTATTGTTCAAGTTTACGATACAGATAAAAACCAAGTAATACCTAAAAATATTACGTCTAACTCAAGTAATCAAGTAAAAATTGAGTTCGATAACAATTTTACAGGAACAGTTGTCATAAAGAAGTAAAATAACATATTTATAATAAATAAAAACTTAAAAAGAAAATGAGAATAGATAGCCCTATAATGACTAATGCAGTTATTACTGGATCGTTTTCTGGTTCATTCACCGGTACAGGTAACTTTGAAGGCCTTACTGCTGATTCTGTAGCCTACGCTAACGTAACAGGAAAACCTGCTTTACTTTCTGGTTCAGCCCAGATTGCCTCTGATATTTCAGGGTCATTTACAAGTACATCATCAAGTATTGCTTCTAATATAGCAAGTAACTTATCGAGTATTAACACACTTAATGGTAAATCACTTTTATCAGGTTCAGCTCAAATTGCTGCGGATATTAGTGGATCGTTTAATTCTGTATCAGCAAGTATAGCAAGTGATATCGCAGGGCTAGATAGTACTTATGCCACTGATACACAGCTTACCTCTCTTAGCTCTTCTGTAGCTTCTGATGTAGCTAGTAACTTATCAAGCATTTCTACCTTAAACGGTAAAACCTTATTCTCATCTTCTGCTCAAGTTACTATCACAGAAAGTCAAATCTCAGATTTAGATCATTATACAGATTCTGATGTTAAAACTAAATTAAATACCGAAAACGTAGTTTCTGGTTCAGTAACTTCTCCTAGCCAAGGTACGGTAAGATTAAATAATGTAGACGTAGACTTAGGAGTTCAAACAGGAGATTCACCTACTTTTAGCGGATTAACTGTTTCTAACAATGTTACTATAAATGGTGACCTTACAGTATTAGGAGATGCTACCGAGCTACAGGTTAGTTCCTTGAATGTAGAAGATATCAATATCACAATTGCATCTGGAGCAGCCGATAGTTCAGCAGCAAACGGTGCTGGTATTACAATTGCTGGAGCAAATGAATCTTTAACTTGGGATCACGGTAACTCAAGATTTAACTTCTCAGATGACTTAAACGTTGCTGGTAATATTACACTCACAGGAACAGTAGATGGAGTTGATATTGCTTCGTTGAATACTACGGTAGGTAATATAGATACTTCAGTACCGGCAATTATAGATAGTTCTGGTACTCCAGCATTTAATACAGGTATTACTAAAGCAGAAGTACTGTCTATTCTTAATGTAGAAGATGGAGCTGACGTAACAGATGCAACTAACGTTAAATCAAGTTTACCATCAGGAGTTGTTTCAGGATCAGCATCTGATGCTAGATCGCAATTAGGATTAGGAACTTTAGCTACTTTATCTTCTATAGATATTAGTAGTAACACTAACCTCGGTGTTACAGATACAACAGGACAGACCGGTATCAATATGAGTTTAACAGGAGATAACATCTCAGGTACTCTAGTTGGTTTAGGAACATCGGATGATGTACAGTTTGACAGTTTAGGAATTGGCACAGCAGCACCAGGAACTACAGGTGTTATTAGAGCTACTAATGATGTTGTTGCTTTCTATTCTTCTGATGAAAGACTCAAAGATAATATATCAGAAATTCCAAATGCTTTAGATAAAGTAGAGGCTCTAAAAGGAGTAGAATTTGATTGGAATAATAACCAGGAAGTTTATGAAGGTCACGATATTGGAGTTATCGCTCAAGATGTTGAAGCAGTACTTCCTGAATTAGTAGAAACTAGAGATAATGGATATAAAGCTGTTAAGTATGAAAAATTAACAGCAGTATTAATACAAGCAGTTAAAGAGCTTTCTGCTAAAGTAAAAGAGCTCGAAAATAGATAAAAGTTATTTTTAATGGGTTTCGTAATAAGAGAGGATATTGAGACAAGTCTCGGTCCGACACAAGAGTTATATGTAAGAGTAGAAGGGTTTTCCTTCAACAAAGTTACAGCACAGTTAGGTTTTCAACTAACCTACTGGGTAGATAGAGAGCATGCTATAAAGCATAACAGAACCTACCTAGAAGAAGAAGTAAAACCTATGGTGGGATTAGTACAAAATAAAATAATGTACTATGATAAGTTAGAAAGCGATGGTGAAGAAATAGAATTCACCCACTTTTTAAAAGTTTCAGTTGCAGAGGAACAAGAGGTAGAAGTACCTCTTTTTGAAGAACAAGACTATGAGGTAGAAGTTCCGTATGTGAGCTTTGATGAAGAGGGAGAAGAAATTACTAAATTTAGAAAAGTAATTAAAACGAAGAAAGTGCAAGTAGGGAGTAACAAAGAGATAAGGACAGTCATAGATTTAAAAGCATTTGATGATATTTACGGATACTGTTATAAAAAATTGTTTGACTACCTTACTCAGTTTTTTCCTAATGATAAAATAGAAATAGTAAAATAAATGGCTAGATATACCTACGGGAGCACTAACGTTGCTTACAGTACATTCGACGAGTGGGCAAATAACCTACCAGTAGCTGATTCAAATATATCAGCTTCTTCTGCTTTTGGTGATTTCCACCCCGCTATCACTAGTGACTATGAAGCAAGCTTTCTACAAGGTAGTTCAATATTTTATGGATCTTTTGTAGCTGGTACCGGAGGGACAGTAGAGTTAACTGCTCCATATACAGTTACAGCAACTTCATCTTTTAACATTAAAAATATTAACGTAACAAATACTTCTATTACTGCAGTAGCATCAACTTCGTATCCATGGGTTTTTGATTCTTGGAGAACTGCAGCAGGAGGTGGAGGAAGTAGTATTAGTACAAACGCTACACTTACAATTACAGATGCAGCAATAGCAGATCATACTACTTATTATGCATACTTTACTACAACACATATTGATCCATAGAATTTAAGTTAAAAGGTTTTGAAAATAATTTGGGTTTTAGAAAATATAAAAAAGAGCGAAGAATTTTACAGTAAGCTCTATATACTTATTCTTTTAGCGTCAGTAAGATTATGGAAGAGATACTATCCTTTCGATAGGTGTGTTTTATACTGTGATCAAATGACGTATAATCTTTTGTTAAACTTACAAGTAGAATGCTTATGGGATGAGATTGAACTATTCGAAAGTAGTAGAAATATAAATAAAAAAGTTTTTTGGGCATCTTCTAAACTAGAAGTACTTTCTAAACAAGATGAACCTGTAATTATAGTTGATAACGATACTCATATATTTTGTAAAATAAAAGATTATCTTGATCCACAAAAAGTTTATATTCATAACTACGAGGTGGGTAAGGGTTATTATCCTGGAGTTTTAGATCCATATGTACAAAAACTAGCTAAAAAAAGAAGATGGAAAACTGAGTCTGTAAATGTAAGTTTTTTACAACTACCTGATCCTGCTTTTACTAAAAAATATGCAGAAGCTAGTTTAGAAATGATGGAAGAGTTTACATTAATGGATGTCCCTCATTCACAATACTTAATATTTTCCGAACAGCTACTTCTTAAACATATGTTAGAAGAAGAGCAAATCGATTATCAGAGTATTATATCTACTTACTGGAACTGTACAGAGTGGGAATGGGGGGAAGATCACGATAGAGGTATTTGGAAAATATACGATTCTGGTAAATACATAAAACATTACGGTCCATTAAAGGGGTGGATACTACAAAGTAAAGCCGATCTGAACTATGATGATGAAGTAAAACATTTGCTTAATTGCATTAATATTCCTAATTTAAACTTAGACCTGATTAAAAAACCATAATGGGAGTTATAGATAAAGAATTTGTAAGACAGTTTCTAACTAATAATCCTAGATTAGTGGAAAATAAAAAAGGAGAGAAAGTAAAGGTTTTCGATCCCGTTAGGTACCGCTGGACTCATGGTGCTACTGATTACCATTTAGGTGACGGTATGTTAATTTATTCGATTATTCAGTTAATGAGATATAAAACCTGTGTTTGTTTAGGTTCAGGAGCAGGATTTATCCCTCGTATAATGACCCAGGCTAGATTAGATTTACACGATCAAGGTATATTCTCAGGAGATAAAGATTACAATCACGGTGATATCGGGGAGACATACTTAGTAGATGCTGCTAATGGCATAGGAGGAAAAATAGACTACTCAGATAATGATAGCTTTTTTAGATATCAATTTGTGCCTAGATTCATTAAAGATACTACTGAGAATGCTTTTTATAATTATTTTGTTAAGAAAGATATAAAAATTGATTTTCTACATATTGATGCAGGTCATTCTTATGAAGATGTTAAAAAAGATTTTGAACTTTACTCTACATTAGTAAAACCGAATGGAATGATATCAATTCACGATACAGATGAGAAGTATCAAGCAGAGCTTATAATCACTGAAGATGAAAAAGAATACTACGAATTATTTGATGGACCTCCTAAATTTATAAAAGAAATAGGTTCCGAATGGAAACAATTTAATTTTTTCAATACAGGAATAGAGAAATCAAAACCTGCATCAACAGGATTAACATTATTACAACGTGTCTAAAATTCTTATAATTACTATTGGGCGAACAGGAAGCACAAACCTTAGTAAAGGATTAGCAGCTAATTTGAATTTGAAGCTTTTTGACGAACCATTTAATCCGAGTTTAAATAAGTATTCTCATGACTTTAATTTAAAAAAACTTAAAACTAAAAAAAGTCTTATAGTAAAGCATATATGGTTTCATACTCCTGTTGAATATAATTATAAAAACTTCTTACAGGAATTTATTACTTATTTTGATAAAATATTTATGTTAGTTCGAAGTAATATAAAAGAACATTATGAGAGCCTAGTTAACCTGAAATACAGAACAAATACTAAGGTTAATGTTTTTGAAAAGTACAACTACAATGATATACCTTCTAAGTTTAAAGAAGACTATAAGAATATACTTACTATAGAAAAGCTTAGCAGTTATGTAGAATACCTACATAATTTTTCTATCGATAATAACATACCTATCCTATATTATGAAAAACTATACTCAGAAGACATTCATAGTAACGTAGATTACATAAGAAAATTTATACCAGAAATATCAGAGAATATTAATACCTATTTAAATCCTGTTAATAGACAAAGGTTTGATACGACTTCATTTACGTTAATATGAATATAGAGATAATACATAATATACTTTCAGAAAAAACTTTAACTCTAGTAAATAAGAATTTGGAGTATATTAGAAAAGGGACTTCTTCTTTTTTTAATAGTAAGGACGTATGGCATAAAGAAATAATAGAATTTAGTAAAGAAGTTTTTATACACATATTACCTAAAACCTCAAAAGAATTTGATAGTATAAATAAGGATTTATTGAAGTTAAACTTAAATCGACCCCCTAAAGTTATAATGTACTATTTTTGGCAACCCGGTTCTTATATACCTTGGCATACTGATAAGATATATAGCAACACATTAACTATATACATTAATAAAGAGTGGGACTACTCATGGGGAGGTCTATTCCAATACTATACAAATAAAGAGATTAAAACTATTATTCCTGGATATAACATAGGATTGCTACAATCTGGTGATTTGAAACACTCTACCACAGTAACTACATCCACCAGCCCTGTACGAATTTCAATTCAAATATTTTTTGATGATAAAGTTATTAAACGGCAATTAGTATAATGAACATACAAAAGACATTTATATTACCTACTGCGGACTGTGAAGGTCTAATAAAATTAGCAGAATCAACTGGGTTTTCAAAAAGTACGATAGAAGGTTCATATCGAGAGATAAGCTCAAAAGGTATAAGAAAGTCTTTAGAGAGCACAATAAGAGTAGATGATTATATAAAATCTATTATAGATAAAGCCTTACCAGACACAAAAGTTATAAGATACCCAGAATACTGCAAAATAATAAAATACTCTATTGGGGATTACTTTAAAAAGCATAATGATAATGAAGGAATAAACGATAGGTATAAAACTTTACTTATACAGTTATCTGGTAAAAAAAAGTACACCGGAGCTGATGTTTTAATTTACAAAAAAGATTCATATATTAAAGTAGATAAAACCCAAGGTTCAGGAATACTTTTTGATTCTTTTTTAACTCATGAGGTTACACCTCTAACTAAAGGACATAGATATGTTTTTGTTCTCTGGTTCACTTACGACAATTTATATATAAGAAATACGATATAATGTTAAACCTAGTTACAGTTGTTGGGAGAAATACTCATATACTACCTCATATGCTAAAACACTATGAAGGTAAAGTAGAAAAACATTATGTAGTTGTCTACAGACAAAGTGATGATGACGGTATACTTGAAGAAATAGAAGAGTTAGGTATTACTCCATTTAAAGTAGTAACTGAACCTAAGTTCCACTGGGAAAAAGTAACAGATCTATATAACGAAGTAAGAGTAACAAAACCTAATGACTGGTGGGTAATATCCGACGACGACGAATTACAGGTATACCCTACAGATATAGACTATCTTATAAGACAGTGTGAATATTATGGGTATGATTTTATTACTGGTGGGTTTATAGATAGAATAGGTAAAGGTGGTACTTTTCCAAAAGTGAAGAGAGACACAGATATACACAAAGAGTTTCCTCTTGCTGGTTTTTTTCGATTTCCAATGTCTGGTGCGTGTCCTAATAAAGTAACTTTAGCAAAAGGACATCAAAAAATAACACCTGGTCAACACTATGCTCTTTTTTCTGATGGAAACAGTTGGGGAACTTCTCACCCTAAGCGTTATCCTATAGAAGAATGCTTTACTCAGGTACATCACTTTAAATGGGATGAAAGTTGCATCAAGAGAATAAAAGAAGTAGCAGATAATAAAAAAGAATACTCCTTTTCTAATGAATATTTGAAAATGTATAACGCTATAAAGGATAGCAATTGGAAAATAGATATAGAGAATAAACTATATCTAGTTGAATCTTTAAAGGAATTTTCTTATATTGATTATTATGACTATTCTAAATGGAATATATTAACTCGTAAAATTGTAAAAATTTAATTATGGCACAAAACAAGAAAACTGACGCTGAACTTCTTCAAGAAAGAAATACTAAAGCTCTAGAGAAAATAGCTGCCTCTGTGGATGCTATCGCTTATTGGTTAGAAGATATCGATAAACAAGAATGGAGTGAAAGATTACAATGGTATCTAGCTGAGTTCTTAAAGAATGCACAAGAGAATAAATAATTGTGGAAAAACTAGCGATAATTGTCCCTTATCGTAATCGTTATGACCAATTAGAAAAATTTACCGAATATATTACTAGGTATTTAGATAATAGAAAATTTAAGTACTATATTATCGTAGTAGAGCAAGACGATGCTAAAGAGTTTAACAGAGGTAAATTACTTAATATAGGTTATACAGAAGCAAAAAAGAAAGCTTGTGATTACTTAGTTTTTCACGATGTAGACATGCTTCCTATAGACGTTGACTATTCTTATGTCAACCGTCCTACACATTTAATATCTGAAGATTTACCTTTTCCTGAATACTTTGGAGGAGTAACATTATTTCCTATAGAGGATTTTGAAAAAATAAATGGATTTTCTAATAATTATTGGGGATGGGGTTTTGAAGATGATGATATACGTTACAGATGTATGCTAGAAAATGTAGGACTAAGAACTTTTAGCTTACAAAACAAATTTGTTACTTCAAGAGGACTCAAACTTAATGGTGAAAATGCTTATGTGAGTACTAGAAATCTTTTAAAGTCAAATAGAGATTTTAGCTTTTTCATTGAGTTCTACCCTCATGAAGTGATGTATGATACCGAAAAAGATTTTGATAAATATTCACTTCTATCTATACCCGGATTTGACTTTAGTATTAATTATACCTCTTTCAACAGATTCCAGGTAGAATTCTTTAATGAAGATAGAAAATACTATCAGGTATACTCTGATGTTATTAATTTAATTAATTCTAGAGTAGGTATAGGTGTAACTTATATTAGAAAAGATAAAAAACTTTTATTTTATATCAACGGTAAAAAAATAGGAGATACAATTCATGAAGGAGAAATATACCCTTACCATAAAGAAAGAGTTATATACCTAGGTTGTAGTAAAGCTAAAGAACATTTTTTACCTACTACCTATACTACCTTTGCTTATTACGATTGTGCGCTAACTAAAGAGGATTTTGCTAGCATAAATAATAACCGTGAGATAAGTCTATTAGAAAATTTTGAAAACTATAATAATTGCGGTAACTTAAAAACCTATTTTGATTTTAAGTATCTAAAAGAATATAAAGCAATAGACTTATCCGGGAATGGTAATGAAGGTGAGATAGAAAAAGGAGAACCTATCAATATAAGTAAACTTACTGTAAACAAGCACGGTATTCCTTACAGAAAAACTGGGCGTGTAAAGAAGCTTCCTCATATAAATAACGGATTCTATGAAGGAAAATGGAAACATCAATCGACCAGATGGAATCAAATTAGATTCAATAACGAGGTAGAGAAAGGTTATTATAATACCAAACTAGACGGATTATCAAACTTACAATTTAAAACACATTCTAAAAAACAACGAGGTAAAGTTATAACATTAAACGTTGGTATATGAAGTTAGGAGTGTGTGTACCATACAGAAATAGAGAATTGCATTTGAACGAATTCGTTCCAAAGGTAGGTAAGTATCTTAAAAATAGAGGAATAGATTTTCAAATGTACTTTTGTCATCAAACAGATGATAAATTATTTAACAGGGGTGCTACAAAAAATATAGCAGCTAAACATGCACTGGAAGAAGGGTGTGATTACATTGTATGGCATGATATAGATATGATACCTGAAGAGGGAGGAGGAGCTGATTATTCGTACCCAAAAGATAATCCTAGACATATAGCAACTCAAATATCTCAAATGGACTATAAACTTAAGTATCATGAGTATTTCGGAGGTGCAGTTCTATTTACAAAGGAACAAGTAGAAGCTACTAATGGATATTCTAATAACTATTGGGATTGGGGAATGGAAGATGATGATTTATTTTGGAGGTGTTATAAGGAAGGATATTTAAACGATTCCTATTTATTATCAAAGCCGTTAAAGCAAAAGTATATGTCTTTTGATGGTGAAGGTTCTTACATAAAAATACCTTCTGATAGAAGAACAAAAAGGTTAACTGGTAGTTCTCACACAGTATCTATTTTATGCAGAGCTTTCCAACAACCAGAAAAACATAACATATACTTAATAGGAGATGAAAAAACTAGATACATAGAGTATCCAATATTTAGAATACCAGGATACGACTATGGAATATCTTTTAATAACTCTAGAGCATTAACCTTACAGTTTTGGAATATGTTCTATAAACACAATTATATGTGGGTAAAACGTTACGATAATCACTGGTCATGGATAACCGCAGTTATAGATGATTCTAATAAAATATCTCATTTTTACTTAAACGGAACAGAAGTAGATTCTAAAGGTGGTTATGGAAGTCCCTCACCACTAGAATACTCAGGTAGACTACTTAAATATAAAGAAAGTGATATGTATTTAGGTATGTCTAAAAACGAACCAGAAGATGCTCCTAATAAATATTTTAAAGGAGATATAGCAAGGGTATATGCATGGGATAGAGCTTTAGATCCTTCTGAGGTCGAAAACTTACATAGAGAAATACCTACTGATATGGTAGTTAATTTAAATTTTAATAATCCTAGAACTAAATTTAAAAATAATAAGTGCCAGGAAAAAGAAGAGGATATACTAATTCCCAATTCTATTTTACCTCATAGAGTTGAAGGTAGAATGAGATGTCTTCCTCATAAAGACGAAGGTATAGTAGACGGAAAATTTGCTAAAGGAGAAACTACTGCTAAAAATGAAAGAAGGTATGTACTTCAAATGCAACAAGGTAAAATTAACCATAAAGAAGATGGTATAAAACAAGTAAAATATGAGTTTGTGAAAGAAACTAAACTTACACCTTGGGCTAAAATGATAGATATAAAATTATGAGTGATAAATTAGAGTTAGAAAAAAAGAAAGCTAAGTTACTTTTAGGTAATCACGATTATCAAATTACTAAAGATAAGCTTGATAAGGTAGGATGCGGTATGTGCTTAGCTAAATGGACACAGACTACTATACACTTACAAATGGGACAAACTCACTCTTGTCACCACCCTGCTACTCATAAAATTCCACTTAACGAATTAAAAAGAAACCCATCAGCATTACATAATACTTCTTTTAAAAAGCATAAGAGAAAAGAAATGCTTGAAGGAAAAAGACCAGCTGAATGTGATTATTGTTGGAACGTAGAAGATAATTCTCCTCAATTTTCTGATAGAGTTTTTAAGTCTAATGAAAGTTGGTCAGCTCCTCATTACGATGAGATTGTTAATACTCATTGGAGAGCAGATTACAACCCTAAGTACGTAGAGGTAGCATTTTCTAATCAATGTAACTTTGCCTGTTCTTACTGCGGACCTTCCTTCTCTTCTAAATGGACAGTAGAGGCAAATAAATTTGGACCTTATCCAACTCAAGATAATTTTAATGATATAGAGGCATTGAGGGCTAACGGCAAGATGCCAATTCACCACACAGAACATAACCCTTATGTAGAAGCATTTTGGAAATGGTGGCCTGAATTATATAGAGACTTACATACATTTAGAATAACAGGAGGAGAGCCCTTACTTTCTAAAGACACTTGGGGTATATTAGATTATATTATTAACGAATCTAATCCTAATACTAAACTTAATTTAGCAATTAATTCTAACCTCGGTGTCCCAGATGATTTAGTAGATAAATTTATTGATAAAATTAAAAGGATAGAAGATGAAGGAAGAGTAAACGAATTTATTATATTCACCTCTGTTGATACTTGGGGTGCTCAAGCAGAATATATTAGAAATGGTCTAGAGTTTAATAGAATGTGGGATAATATTAATAAAATATTAACTGCATGTCCGAGAGTTAATGTAACTATTATGTCAACTTTCAACGCTATGTCTGTTCCTAATTATAAGAAGTTAGTAGACGGAGTATATAACCTTAAGAAGCTATATTCTCATAAAGATAGGTATTGGGTATCAGCGGTCTTTTTAGATACTTCGTACCTAAGACACCCTCTACACCAAACACTTCAGATATTAGAAGAAGAAAAATGGGGACCTGTTCTTTGGGATACAGTACAGTATGTAGATTTTTTAGGTATTCCTAAATTCGATCACGAATTAGTAGGATATTCAGACGTAGAGGTTCAAAAAATAAAAAGAGCTTATGATTGGATGGTCTCTAAATTTAAAGATCCTGAAAAAATTTATAGACAAAGAAGAGATTTTGGTAGGTTCTTTAAAGAGCACGATAGAAGAAGAGGAACGGATTTTAAAAAGACGTTTCCTGAGCTAGCAGATTTTTTCGATTGGGTTTTAACATTTAAGTAATGATTTTAAATAAAGAGAGAAGTTATATTTTTTACGATATAGATAGACACGGAGTTTATATTAATCCTGTTTCTGATATGTTTGGTGATAAGTTTACTATGCTATGTAGATTTACCCCAGACTATGATCATATTCAAAAAACTTTAGAAAGCAGAAGAGATAATTCTAAGTTTAATAGAGTATTTCACAAACAATGTATTGTTGGTAAAAACGGTAAACACACAGGCTTATTTTTTACATCGTTAATTGATGATTCTGGTGATATTGTTCATACCGTAGAGTATGAATGGTGGCAAAATCCTTTATGGGAACAAAATCAAAGCGAGGATGATGATGAATGTAAAGCTATTCGATTCCCAGTAGATCCGTACCAAACAGATACTTTTGAGGTAGTAGTAAAAAAGTACGATGGGGTATTTGAAGTTACTATGAACGGTAAAACACAAAGTTTAGAGTATGACTGTATAATTGATTACTCTAAGTCTTTTGTTTGGATAGGAGCTGCCAATAGGTTATTAGATGATTCTGAAGCTTATGATGAAGGATTTGCTTGTTTATACACTGGTGATATATCATTATTACATATGCAAGAAACTGAGATGAATCAAAGCGATATCGATCTTTGCTTTACTAATTTTAAATCGTTTAGAGAAAGAGGGTATAATACTAAAGAAGACGTATTGTTTATTTCAACAGATTTTTCTGAAACTACACCTTATAAGGCTAGAGATTTTTCTGGAAATGGTACTCATCCTTTGCTGTATAACCCTCATTGGATAGGGTAAAATGAGAGAAAGACTACTTTATGTTGAAGGTGATAGCTGGACTAGAGGTGATGAAATAACTTACGATATTAAAGATACGTGGGGTTATACGTTAGCTACTAGTAACAAATTACAGTTAGTCAATACTGCTGAACCTGGTTCTTCTAACGACGGTATAGTAAGAAGGTTAATTAACAATATTAGTAATTTACTTAAAAAGTATAATCATTGGAATATACATGTAGTAATTGGTTGGTCATCACCAGAACGTAAAGATTTTTTCTATAATAATGCATGGGATGTTACTTATCCTGCTCAATTTGATTTTACAGATGATGATAAGACTAGAGAAGATTTTCATAGACTGTACGTTGAAAAGTATTGGAACGAGGAGGAATATCTTTACAGGTATATTAGTAGTGTGATTAATGTTACTTATTTTCTACATAGTAAAAATATTAAAGTAAACCATTTTAATGCTTTTTATGAAAATAAGTTTGGTATAGAAAATGGAGAAACTACAAATAATTTTGTAGAAAATTTTTACAATAAAAAAGATAGAGGCTATTTAAAGTATTTACATTTAGATAATCTATTAGAAGAGTATAAGTTAATTTATAATAAATACTTTATTGATAAGTCGTTTTTAGAGTATGTTAATGAGATAAAAACAGAGGACAAGTTATATTTTGATAACTACCACCCTACTCCTTTATCACACAAAAAATGGGGAGAGTATTTAAGCAAAAAGTTGTATGGTTAGTATAGTAGAAGATTTTAATAAGATTAGGTTGCATGATCCCGAAGCGTTTCCTGATGTGATGAAACTATACGATCATATTGACGAAATAAAAGAAATAGATAATAGAGGTTTTGAACTCTGTAGACCTTTATTTTCTCATTCAGAATTACCTAAGTATTTAGATTGTAAAAATATAGATAAAAAAGAGTTTAAATGGGATCAAGAATTTATTTATTCTGTGCTTTTACATCATAATAATGACTTAGCTGCTAAACATCTTAATTTAATACCGTTTGATATTTTAGAAGCTGTACGTAAAGGTAGCTGTAAATTAATTTTAGATAATGTTCTCGAAGGTAATAGTATAGATAAATTTTTAGATATTTTATATAAGTCTATCCTTACTTTAAATTTACCTGCTGATAGGATATACTATGTAACTAATAATCTATTAGCAGAGAAAGTTCATGCTGACTATTTAGAAAAAAATCCTAAGATAAAAAGCATAAACGTTATTTCATTTATGTATAACGTTATGGATGTACATAATTTAAAAGTTAGACCATTATATCATAATCCTATTATAAAAGGAGATTCGTACGAAGTTAACACACCGTATGAAACTACAGCTTTACCACAAAAACTAGATATAGAAGAAGAGATAGAGTATAAAAAGCAAAATATAGATAAAATAAAAAAGCTTTTAAAAGTAAATAGAACTAACAGAGAAGAAAGAAATCTATTTATGCTGTACCTTAATAAACATGAACTTTTAGATAACTTTGCTTTAAGCTTTCCTGACTTACCTGAAAACTATTACTACCCAGAACAATTTAAACATTTGCTAGAACCTACTAATATTGAAAGTTTAAAAAATAAATTACCCTTTGATATAGACGAAAGCGATAGAACTAATCACGGTCCAGCAGGATTTGGGTTAAACGAATTTGACGCTGATTTACCTTTTAACCCTATACATTATAGGGACACTTTTATAAGTGTAGTTATGTGTGCTTTTCCTTTTACAGAAAATGCCTGTCACTTACATAGCTCTACATTCAATCCTATCTACTGTGGTCATCCAGTTATAGAGTTTGGACCTTACAGACATTTAAGAGAGTTAAAAAATAGAGGTTTTAAAACTTTTGACAAGTGGTGGGATGAAAGTTATGATGAGATAGAAAATCCTTGGGACAGATTTAATGAGATATTAAAAATAGTTCATAAATTGGCTTTAATGAGCAAAGATGAGTTATTAGAGATGTATATAGATATGAAAGATATTTTACAATATAACTCTGATCTTATAAGCAATTTCGACGGAAAAAGTTTTTTAAAAGATAGATTATTATGATACCGGAGTTTTATAATAAAAAGTTTACTGTTATTACTAAAGAGAAAATCACTTTAGATTTACCGGATTATATTGTTAATTTTTACGGTTCCTATGATAAGTGTTATTATGATATAAAAGATTACGAAATTAGCAATGATACGTTTTTTAACGGACATATTATTTTTAATATATTAGAGAAATATCAAGATGGAATAGAAAAAGTTATAGAAAGTATAATTGAACATAATATTTTAACTCCTAAAAATATCTTTGTTACCGGTATTCATCATCATGGTGTAGACTCTAAATGTTACTTAACAGATAGTATATGTTACTGTAGTTCCTGGGTGTTGCCTTTTGTATTGAATACAAGCAGGACAGAAAATAACTTATACGGAGAAATGCAAGTACATAGAATTACTATAAACGAAATTAAAATACAATCATCTATATGAGAATAGCAGTTTGTATAAGCGGGCAGTTAAGAAACTGGAGATTAGGTTTCGAAAATCAACAATGGTTCTGGAAGACTGCAAATAGAGATATTGTTGAGGTAGATTATTTTGCTCATACCTGGACAAGTAGTATGGATCGCGAAGGAGTATCGCAATCTTATATTGAAAGAGAAGTTGACCAAAAAGAATTTTTAGAGTTCTGTAATAACTTTAACGTTAAAAAAGCTATTTTAGATTCAAAAGAGCAAAAATCCTTTTATGGAAATGATCACTGGAGCGGGTTATTTTATAGTTTTGCTAAATCTATTCTTTTAAAAAGAGAGTATGAGTTAAAAAATAACTTTGAATATGATATAGTAGTTAAATCCAGACCTGATGTAGTATTTAACCCTGATAGGACTTTTTTCATACCCTCTCTACCTAACAATAGTATTTACACTACCCATGGTGGTCCTATGAAAATGGAGTTTTATATGTACAACTTTAATGATTGCGTTTTCTTTAGTAACTCTTATACTATGGATTTACTACTTAACATACTCCCCTATAGAAAAAAAGGAATAATTGACTCAGATGAGCAGTTGAAAAATATACACCCACTAGGTCCCGGTGCTCTATTACATGATTATTTTAGAGAATATGGTATAACTCCTCATTTTGGGTGTTCCTTTAACGAGGTACTTCTAAAACTAGGATGTCCTGATGATGTTGATATGTTTAATGGTAGAGATTTTAAACGGATGGAAAAGTATTTTTCCGAATGGTATACTAAATAGGTTATGATAAACTTAAATAAGAAAGGTACAGTAATACTAACACACTATAGATCTGGTGGTACTCAATTAAGGTCTATACTACATGGTGTTTTAGAATATATTTATGAGGTCCCTATTGACGATACGTGGGAACTTAATTTTGATGATCAAGATTACGGTTTTGATTACAATAAGTATCTTACTGAAATTTTCTGTAAAGAGCCGAATGGTTATCAAACTATTCAATTGAATAATCCAATGGTAAGTAGTTATATAGAAAGTACCGATTGGATGGAAAAAATTATAAAGGATTATGAAGTTATAGTTTTAGAGAGAACAGATATAAAAAAAGCTTTACTTTCATTACCGTTATGGGAAAAATTTATTAAAGAAGGGTATTACGACTTAGGACCTGACGGATGGACTAGCGGTAATATGAATATTTTTCACAACACTCTTAAGAAAGATCCTATACGGTATACTGAAATATACCAGGGTATACATTTTGAATTCAACGATTGGAAAAATTATAGAAAGTATTTAGATTTTCAATTAATGCTTTTTTTAAATAGAATTAGAAGCAATAGGTATATAGCTAGCAAATATAGTCTTCCTGTAATTTACTATAGTGAATACGAATTTGAAACTACTGATAAATTTATTCACCGATTTAAACTAAAAGATGGATCAGATAAATCCAGATTACGAGGAATGATTGATACTACTAGAAAACACAAAATACCTTATATAGAACAGGATTACTTAGAGTATTTCGACGATAAGACTAAGCAAGTATTTAAGTATTGGCAACTATAATGAGAAAAAAAGTAGCATTTTATACCTGTACCAACGGGTTAGGACATTACAAAAGAGTAAGCGAAGTAGCTTTACACTTAGTTAATGACTATGATGTTACTATATACTGTAGTAAATCACAGGCAGAGAAGATAGGTACTGTAGGTTATGCTGAATACATTTATTATACTCAAGATAACATCAAATGGAACTTAGTAACTAATGGTGAAAGCGATAAAGCAATAGATACCTACCTTAGCTGGTTACTCCAGTACGGTTCTACAGTAAAAAATTACGATATAGTTATATCAGATAATCTAGCCGGGCTATGCCAATACGGTGATGTAATCTTAATGGGTTCTTTTTTCTGGAAAGATGTATTTAAGTCATACCTTGGGAATAATAGATTAACAAGACTCGATGAACGTACATTATTAGATAAGCACCCTACTATTATTACTAATAAGTACGTTGAAACTCAATCAATGAAAGAGTATCCTTATAAGTTTCAAACAGGTTTTGGTGAATTAAGTAGCCCTCGTATAGCTCATAGCATAAAATACCTATATTATTTACCTCCTAGTAATGATTATGGGTTAGGTTATAGTAGAGTCATAGATAAGATTGCTAGATTAGATGTACCGTATATTAAATCCGGAGGAGACATACCAGATTTTCCTGAAGCTACTGCTATAATTGCAAGACCTGGTGTAGGTACTATCACACATTGTGTAAAAAATCAAATACCTCTTATAGCTCTTTATAGTACTAAAGATTCTGAAGAGATAATAGAGCTAGCTCATATAGTAGAAGAGTTAAAAATAGGATTTAAACAAGATATAGATGAACCTTTACGTTTAGATAAGTTCAAAATGATGAATAATAATACTATATTTTGTTATGCTGAGAAGTTTGAAGATCAAGGTTACAAAAAAATAGCAAACTATATAAAAGAGTTATGAAAATTGGTATAGTAGGCGTCGGAGTAGTAGGAAGCGCAATAAAGAAAGGGTTCGAAGAACTAGGACATGAAGTAAAAGTACATGATTTAAAGTTAGGTACGTACATAACAGATGTTTTAGATACTGAGATAGTATACCTATGTCTTCCAACTAATTCTAAGCCTGATGGTTCTTGTGATACTGAGGCTCTCATCTGGACTATAGATGCACTATCAGATAAATACTACAAAGGTATCGTAGCTGTAAAATCAACTATCATACCAGGTACTTATGATAACCTAAAGGTAATGTTTCCTAGTGATAGACTATGCTTAGTACCAGAATTTTTAAGAGAAAAGTATGCGTTCGAGGATTTCACTCAACGTCATAATGTTTTAGTTATAGGTACTAATAATGAAGAATGTTCTAAAGCTGTAATTAAGTCCCACGGCTACTACCCAAAGCAGGTTAAGATATTAACTCCATACGAATGTGAATATGTAAAGTACTTTTCGAATGTTTTTAAAGCGTATAAAACTGTCTTTGCTAATTCATTTGGTAAGTTATGTGAAAAAAACGGTGTTGATTATAGTAAAATATTAGATGTATATCATGCAGAAGATGTAAAAGAGACTGCTTACTTAAATTACTTTAAAGAAGGATTTGGCGGGATGTGCTTACCAAAAGACGTAAAAGCATTAGCTAAGTTTGCCGAAGATACCGATATAGATACTTTTAACTTTATACTTTCAGAAAATAACAAATTTTTACATGAATAGAGTTAGATACGCATTTGAAGAATTTAAGGATTTGAAATCTTTTGATATTATACCTTATCAAGATATTATCGATAGGTATAACAGTATTCAAATGTCTACATATAATGATTCTCTAGAAAAATCAGATAAAAACACTCAACCGGTAAATTCGACTAAAGAGAAATTTAACCCAAAGCTAGCTTGGAAAAAACACCCACCTCTCCGATTTAGATACCAGTCTCCAAATACCGGGCTTTCTACATTAGTAAAAGCAGATACTGCTTCTATGGATATGCAAGGTTTAGGAGAAACATGGGATCATTTTGCTTATTTTACTATACCGTATGAATTCGTTAATAAATTTCAAACAAAAGTTTTAGAGAATCAAATTATCACACCCTTTAGGTTGTTTATGAAAGAAGCAATAACACAAGGATTAGGACCTAAAGAAATAATGAAATTGAGAAATAAGTATGATAAACTTTACCCTGATCTATATAATCATCAAGATTTTAGACCTAAAGTTCCTTATTGGAGATATATGTTAATAGTAGATCAGTTTATTTCAATACTATATGACGGTGTAGTTTATCCTATCTGTTACAACAATCCAAGTGAGATACTAGACAGAGGAACCCACCGTTCATTAATGATGGCAGGTTCTTATTGTGATGTACCTGTATTAATTTGGTACCCTGAACTAGGAGGCAAAGAATTAAAAGAAGAGTGGAAAATTAAATTACAACCAGGGTTTTCTGATAAGAATTTATACATGATACCAGATTATAAAAATAAAATTTTAAGGTTCTATGATGATGGGGAGGAATTAGAATACACAAATAACAACTTAATATGAAAAGTATAGCTATAATAATACATGCTAGACAAAAAAGCACTAGATGTCCTAATAAGCATTTAAGACCTCTCAATAACTCAGGAGACTGTATATTGGATATTGCAATACGCAATGTAGTAGATCTTAAAAATGTAGAAGAAAAGTATCTAGCAGCACATGAACAAGCTATTAAAGACCATTACATACCTGGTATAGACATACTACATAGGGAATATAATTCTGTTGCTCCTGGAAATGCTCATCATAGTATAATGTATAAACATTTAGAGAATGTTAAATCAGACTATATTATAAATTACAATCCATGTCAACCTTTTCTTAAGGTAGATAAACTACAGGAAGTTATAGATTGGTTTAAGAAATCTCCAATTGAAAGTGCCATTACTGTAAAAGAATCTAAAAACTTTTACTGGGAAAAAAATGCAAAACCAGTTAATTTTAAACCTAACGATAGGTTATCTACAACTTCTGGGCCTTCTTTATGGGAGGCAACACATTCATTAGTTATGTATAAACGTAGCTATATGTTGGAAAACTGGGAATTATTTCCTAATTTGTACTATGAACCATATCCCTACCTCATTGACTGGCCTGAAGAAGAGTTAGTAGATGTTGATACTGAATTAGATTTTAAACTTGTAAAAACTCTTTATAATGAAATACGTAATTGATATAGATGATACTATTTGTAAAGAAGAAGGACCAGTAATAGATAGACTACCTTTCAAAGATAGAATAGAAAAGATAAATAATCTATATGATGAAGGACATACCATTATATTCTATACAGCAAGAGGTAATAAAAGCGGTAGAGGAGAAGCATATTATAGACCTATAACAGAAGCACAATTAGAAGCTTGGGGGGTAAAATATCATCATTTGTATTTCAAACCTTTCGATGCCGACATATTTATAGATGATAGAGGAGTACACCCAGATGAATTTTTTAAATGATACTCAATATAAAAAAAGTTTTAGAAGCGGTTAATAATCCAATAAATGATCCTTGGACTCATTATATTGTAGACGACATTCTCAACTACGATTTTACCTATGAATCAAGTTTTGTATTTGACCATGATACATTCTTTCAGCTTATAGGTGAACTTGAATACTATAGACATGAAATATTAAAGACTTATAACCCTATTAGGTTAAGAGAAAATGCTCAAGGAGAACCAAGAGAAGAAGTAAAAAATACTTGGGCTAGAGTAAATTGGTTGACAGAACCGCCTTATGTCGATAGAGAGATTCATATGGACAATATTAATAAAATATGGACATGTGTTATATACTGCCATCCAGTTGATAATACCGGTACTGTATTAATAGAAGCTGACGGTTCTACTGTTGCCAAGGAAATAGAGTGGAAGCAAAATAGAGCTTTAATATTCTCACCAGGTAATTCTAATCAACCTACTTGGCATAAAATAATTAATAGTACTAATAAAACAAGAAGAGCTATAGCACTTAATATTCAAACTAATAACGATAAACTAAAAGTACCTTATTATGTTTACGATAGGGATCAACAATTATGATGAAGCAGTTTTTTAATATAGTAGTTCCGATGGCAGGAAGAGGTTCAAGGTTTCAAGAACAAGGGTATACTGACTCTAAACCGTTTATTGACGTAAACGGTAAACCTATGATACAAAGAGTAATTGAAAATTTAGATATTGAATTTGATAAAAATTTTAAATTTATTATAATTTGTCAACAAGCAGATTTTGATAAATATGATTTTAGTTTCTTTAATGAAATAGTAGGTCATGATAATATAGAAATAATTAAATTACAAAGTACTACTCAAGGAGCTGCTTGCACTCTATTGACAGCAAAATATTATATAGATAATAAAATTCCCTTACTTAGTTTTAACTCTGATCAACTTATAGACTATAATGCTAACGAAACTTTTAGTAGAATGAGTCTTCATGATGGTGGAATACCTTGCTTTATCGGTGAAGGTAATGATTGGAGTTATGCTAAAACTAATGAAGACGGGTATGTAGTAGAAGTAGCAGAAAAAAAGCAAATTTCTAACGATGCTACAGCGGGCTACTACTACTGGAGCAGAGGCTCAGATTTTGTTAAGTATGCCGAACAGATGATAGAAGCTAACGATAGGGTGAATAATGAATTTTATGTAGCACCTGTATATAACTATGCTATTAAGGACGGTAAACATATTGTGATAACACATGTGGATAAGGTGTATGAATTAGGTACACCTGAATATCTACAGAATTACTTAAATGGACTTACAAAATAAAGATACATTTTTAGATTATAGAAAAGAACAAGAGAAGAGTATACTAGCGAAAGCAGATATTACAAATCCTCTTAGTTCTTTACTTACTGTAGAGGTTAATACTACTGAACTTTGCAATAGAAGATGTGTGTTTTGTCCTAGATACGATAAAGATGTTTACCCTAACCGTAACCTTAATATGACTGTAGAAATAGCAGAATTGATAGGTAAAAATTTAAAAATAGATAACTACAAAGGTAAAGTATCTTTTAGCGGATTTAGTGAAAACTTTATTAATAAGAAATTCGTTGATATAGTTGCTAAATTAAGAGAGTACTTACCTGATAGTTTATTTGAATGTAACACTAATGGGGATTTCGTCACTGAGGATTACGTTAGACGTCTATATGATGCAGGATTAGATATACTTTATATTAATCTTTATGATGGAATAGATCAAATAGATAAATTTAATGCTATAATGAAACCTTTTAAGCAAGAGCAGTATAAGTATAGAGCTCATTACTCTCAAGCTGATTATGGACTTAATTTAAATAATAGAGGAGGTTCTATAACTTGGTTAGGCACTGATGAAGACTCAGTGGAGAACTTAAAAGGTACACCTTGTCATTATCCTTTTTATAAGATGTTTGTTGATTGGAATGGAGATGTGATTTTCTGTTCAAATGATTGGCAAAAAGAAATTAAAATAGGTAATTTGTCGAAACAGAGACTTAAGGATGTATGGTTCAACGATAAAATCAATAATATAAGAAAAAGACTTATAAAAGGAGATAGATCAGAAAGTCCTTGCAACAAATGTTCGGTTAACGGACAAATGTTCGGTAAAACTAGTTTTGAAATACTTAAAAAAGCTATCGTATGATTGTGAGTATGACAAATAAAAACAGAGGACTAGGGTTAGAACTATCTAAACGGTTTGATAATGTATTTGACGGATTTGAAAACTCCTCAGATGTATTTATTAATATAAGGCATAATAGTTTTAACCAGACAGAAATGTTAATGTATGCATATGAGCAATGGAAAGAAGAGAAAAAGACTATAGTTAACATTATAAGCCGTAGTAAATACCCTAATATTTCTAAAGGTTATTTATATTCTGCATCTAAAGCAGCATTAAGTCATTTATCTACTAATCTTAAAATGAATAGTACTAAAAAATGCAGAATAATTGATATAAATCCTGGATTATTAGAATCTGATCTACCTTCTTTAAGTTATAAGGAAGTAGCAGATGTAATAGAATACTGTATTAACCTACCTTTTCATATAGAGGTAGGAGAATTATCATTATGGCATAATACTCCGTATAATGTCGTATCAAAAATGAAAGATGAAAGAAGAGCTTAACATTTATATAGGATATGATTCAAGACAAGATGTTACACCGAATTATTCTAAAGTAACAAACTCACCTTTTATGGTGTGTTATGAATCTATAAGACATTTTAACCAAGAAGTATTTATTACAGCTCTTAAATTAGATGAACTTATAGAGCAAGGCATATATACTAGAGAGGTAGATCCTTTAGCGAGTACTGAGTTTACCTATAGCAGGTTTTTAACTCCTTATCTTAATGGATTCGAAGGAATTGCGTTATTTTGTGACTCAGATTTTCTATGGCAGTGCAATATAACAGATATTCTTGAGTACTATGATCAAACAAAAGCAGTCATGTGTGTACAACACGACTATGTACCTAAATTAGAACAAAAAATGGATGGGTACAAACAGACTGTCTACCCTAGAAAAAATTGGTCTAGTTTAATGTTATTTAACTGTGCTCATCCGGATTGCAAAAATTTAACTCCCGAAAATGTAAATACAAAAAGTCCAAAGTATTTACATAGAATGGAATGGACCACAGATGATAATATAGGTAACTTACCTTTATGGTATAATTGGTTGGAAGGTGAATATAATGGAGATACAGAACCTTACGCTATACATTATACTAACGGAGGACCTTGGTATAAAACATATAACGGAGATTATAAGCAAAACTGGATAGATATTTACAATAAGTTATGATAAATTGGTGGAAGAAAGATATATTTGACGATTTAAAACCTTTTGATATTTTATCTTTAGAAGACCTATTAGATAGATACCAGAAAACTTTGAAGACTTTTCCTGAGTATGAACAGCAAGCTGAAGAAGGAAGATTTTTTTTAGGAATAAAATCTAAAGACTTATCGGATCCTGATGTTAAATACTTTCATGAAAAATATAACCATCCTAACTGCGATTTAACAAAAGAACCTAGAGAGAAAATTTGTATGGTTTATAAGGAAGGAAGGAACTTCAATAAAGAAGAATACCATACAGAAGGTAGTATAAAATTTACAGGAGGTACATCAAATTACAATGGAAGAGATGGACAGATACGAGGTGGATGGGCAACACCAGAAATAGAAGAGTTTCATTTAGGTCCAGTTCGCGACGGTAAATTAACAGGCGATTGGATATACCTTGAGGTACCTTATAATTTAACATATAATTTTTTAGAATTAACAAATAACGGTGTCCCTATACAGATTGCCAAAAAATTTGTTAAAGAAGTAGAATCAGAAAAAGAAGTAACTTTAGATGTTATAAAGAAATATGAAGAGAAGTATGATAAACTGTATCCTGATTGGAGTCATGATTTTCCTATAAACGGTTACTTCCAAATGAAAAAGGACGGGTTACTGTTCCCTGGTGTTTGGTGGCACAGTCATATTATATGTGGACATAGTTACCATAGAATGATAATGACAAGTTTCAATAAGATGAATTTTCCTTTTGTAATGCCTGTGCCTGCAAATCATAACGGTAGTTGGTATGCTTGTTCGAAATATTGTTCGTATCTTTTTAATAACGAACTACATTACCTAACAGCAGAAATTAATATAGAAAAACAAAAAGTATTTTACTCTTTTACTAAAGATCAAAATTGGGCTATAGAGAGAAACAAAGAGTTAATTAAAACTTAATTTAATGCTTGAACCTATAACATATGCATATTTAGAGACTACTAATTACTGTAATCTAGACTGCTCTTTCTGTAACAGAAAAGAAGTTATTGGAGCATTACAACACATGCCTCTTCCTAGATTTAGAGAAATGTTAGAAAAGATAAAACATCATCCTATAAAAGAAGCTAAATTAATGGGTATGGGGGAACCTATGTTACATCCTCAATTTGATGAAATCTGTAAAACTTTTAAAGAATACTTTCCAGATGCTTTTTTAATTGTTGCAACTAACTGTCAATATCCGATAAGACCAGGTACTAAAATAGGAGATAAGTTTGAAAACTGTATGAAGTATATCGATTTGTTATATTTTAGTATAGATGGGTATAAAGAGTCATACGAAAGAGATAGAGCACCTGCTAAGTGGAGTAAATTAATTAAGTTTTTAGATGACTTTAAAGGTATGAACAGGTATAACTGTAGAGTTACCTGTAATTACGTGGTTAACCCAGATAACGTATATGATATACAGATTATTAAAGACGAAATAGTAGATGTATACGATTTAGAAGAACTTAGATTAAATATTGCTCAAAACTGGTCTGAGGATGAAAGCATGCCAGGTGGTTATTCTCAAGAAGATATTAAGTATATTAAAGATAACTGGAAAGAAAATATTAAAGGTAAAGACAATTGGGAATTCGACCAATGTTTTTGGGTAAAAGAAGGAGTTTACACTACAGTTGAAGGTCATGTTAAAATGTGCTGTTTGAATACAGGTGCTGAACCGTTTGGTAACCTGTTTGACGAAGATATAGATACAATTAGAATGTCTAAAGAGTATACAGCAGTAAGAGAAGGTTGTGCTACTAACAATCCTACAAGTCATTGTAAGAATTGTTCCTATAAAGAACTTTCTCCTATGTTAGGGTTGATTAGAAGTGAATGAAACGAATTAAAATAGATAATATTAACAATAAGGTACTAGTAGCAGCAGGATGCTCACACACAGCTGGTTGTGCATTTTACAAAAACCCTAAATTTAGAGTAAATTCACAAGGAGTATACGAAGATGTTATAGAGTGGGCTTCTGAAGAACTAGCAGATTTATATAAAGTACCTTGTTCTTTAAAATTAGTTGATGAAAAACTAAGTTGGCATGGTAAATTAAAAGACCTACTTAATTTTGATACTAATATTAACTTAGGTTTCGGAGGAGCAGGTTATGAAGCTTGTAGTACTGCTTTAAAGCACTACATATTTAAAAAAAGTACATTAGATAACCACCTTATTATACTTCAGCTACCTTCTCCAAGCAGGGTAATGATACCTGATACACAGAATGAAAAGTATAATATAAACTTAACTAGCGACTATATAAACGACCCGGACAGATCTTACGCAGAGAATAGTCTTCTACAAAACTTTTTTGAACCAGGTTTTTATGAAGTAAAGTTTTTACAGGATATACTTTATTTACAGGATTATATTGAAACTAAGGGGGGGAATTTTCGTATAATTACTGACTTTTTATACCCTTCTTTTCTTACCGGTAAATTTTTAAATAAACATAAGGTAGAATTCGAAACATTCTTCAGAAGAGGTAGTTATAAACCTTTTTATAACTTTGATATAAACTTTATTTTAGATAAATTGAATACTATAGCAATACCGGCTACCGAAAGTTATAAAACATTAGCTAGTCAAGGTTTAGTATTTGATGATAATCACTTATCTGAAGACGGTAACGCTCAATTAGCTAATCTCATTTATAAGAATTTAGAGAATTATTCTAAATTTAAATTAAGTACAACAGTTATATAATGAAAAAGCACTTAAAAAATATTGTTCGAAAAAGCAACTTACTTGATAAAACAGCATACAAGTATGTTTTAGATCAGAATGAAAGAAATTTTTTAATGCATAAAGGTAAATGGCAAGATTTTATTAATAGTTTAAGACAAGAAGATTTTTTCTTTTATCCTAATTCTAAAAAATTTGTAAGGAAGTTAGCTAAGCATATTAGAGTTAGAGAATATAATATAATGTTAACACCAGGCTCTGATACAGCTATCAAAACTATCTTTGAAGCATTCGAGTTAAAAGGTAAGAACATTGTTACTACTAATTACTGTTTTCCAATGTACGATGTTTATGCTGATCTATACGAAGCAAACTTAGTCAAAGCTAGATATAAAAGAGAGAGATTTAAAATAAGAAATTTAATAGAAAAAATTAATGAGGATACAGAGTTTATTATTATCGCTAACCCAAACTCTCCTTTAGGTGATCTATATACATTCGATGAGATTAAAATGTTATTAGACACAGGTAAATACGTTGTTATAGATGAGGCTTATATAGAATTAACAGAAGCAGAATCAGTCACGACACTAATAGACGAATATCAAAATCTTATAGTAACAAGAACTTTTTCAAAAGGCTTAGGAGCAGCAGGCTGTAGATTAGGTTATATAGTTAGTTGTCGAGAAAATATGGAAATACTTTCTAAATTTAGAATGATGTATGAAGTTAACTCCATAGGTTTACTATACGGAGAATACATCTTAGATAACTACCCAGAATATCTTCGTTACTTACAAACGACTATAAAGCAGAAAAAATTATTAGTAAGTCAGCTACAAAATATGCATTATAATATTGTAGACACGGACTGTACTTGGTTTTTTATTGAAAAAACCGAAAGATTAGAACAAATATTTAGAGACCATTGGGTTAGTTATAGAACCTTAACCCTACCGGGTAGGAGAAGTTCTGAATGGATTAAGTTTAATTACGATTTAGCACTTAGAAATACTTATTTTATTAACGATTTATTAAATGAAGTACGTTAGTAGATTTGATAGAAGCCTAATCGAAGGAGTTTTTAAAGAATCGTATGTATATTCGATCAAAGAACTTCCTTTAAACCTAGCTTATTTCCAAGATAGTAGACAAAATATACGTTGGGAGTATACCTACGGTAGTATAGGTCTTGTAAATAAAATAAATGATTTTTATAGAGTCGAGACGAGATTATTAGAGCTTATAACTTCTGGTGATTCACCTTCTAGTTTAAGACAGAGACTCAATATAGTTAATACTTTATTACTTTGTAACTTAGATACTGACGTTCCTGTACATACCTCAATAAGTCCTGAACATAATTTACAAGGAGAAGTAGACCTTAAGGATATAAAACCAGGTGACATTTATTTTATAGCTCATCCTGGACATACTAGAGTAGAAGGTTCAATCTTTCTTAATATACCTTTAAAAAATAGTCTACTTTACATTAATAAAAAACATAATTTAACTCTTAAACAAAATAACAATGTTCAAAGAGTTCATACAATCGGAAAATTATTAGAGAGCTTTAATAGCAGATTTACAGATAAGGATAAAAAATACTGGTATAGTTTTAGCAGAAACAAACCCCTCGATCCTACAGTACGCAATAGATTAAAAACTCATGATAAGACAGATGTAAGAATTCTTAAGCTCGGTAGGATATTAGAAAGAGGGAGTAAAATTAAAAGATCCTCTCACCCTTCTGCTCAATACCTAAAAGAGACATATAAATCTTTTAATAATTTCTGCAATCAGTTATTTACTAATAATATTAAAATTTATACTCAAAGTATAGGTAATGTTAGGCATAAATTTTTTGAAAATAGCAATTCTATATTGGAGGATAAATTAAAGTTAAAACTTAACACTAATCAGAGTGTTTATAACCTGATTAATAATAAAGTTAATTACATAGATCTACCTGCAAGGAATGAAGCAGAGAGATTTGATTTTGATACTAAATATGAAAAACTAATACATAGCGAACTTACTAATGTACTTAGTAAAGCTCCTAGTAAAGATCATAAAATGTTTACAAATAATAGTTTTAAGTATATTCAAACTAAAGAAACTAATATAGAAGATTTGGTAAGACTAAATAACTATAAAGGTTTTATTATATTTGTAGATAGTGATCAAATTAACTATATTAATAGAGCATTAGAGGAATTGTTATTCTGTATACCTTATGAGGTAAGCTTATCTCGTACAGAAAATAATGCTATAAAAATTGTAAACTGTGCACACGAGGGATGGAAGAGTAGTGAACTTAGAAAAGAAGTAGTTATAGATAATAGATTTTTATTATGAAAATAGGGTTTTTAACAAAATACAAACATCTCCCAGAATTTTCTTCTTTTGTTGAGAGTAAATTTGAATGTATTGACTTACATAAAGGAATAGTCGAAGTAGATTATATTTTCTCAGCTCCTAATTATACCTTAAGTGAAGTTGATGATAGTTTAGTTGAGAATACAAAATGTAAAGCTGTTATTACCCCTTCTACAGGTACTAATCATATTAAAACAAATCTTGTACCTATTATTAGCATTAAAAATGATAAGATATTAGAAAGTATAACCTCTACTGCAGAACATAACTTACTTTTAATATTAAGGCTTGCTAGAGAGATAGAACCATATAGACAGTTAAGTTCCTTAAACTTAGGAATATTAGGGTATGGAAGATTAGGTAAAATACTTCATCGTATTGCTACTCCTATTTTTAAAAATATATACACAGCCGATAAAGAATATCAAGATAAAGATTTCTATTCTAAAACAGACATACTCAGTATTAATATAGATCTAACTGAAGATAATTATGATTTTATTAATAAGAGTTATGTAGAGAAATTTAGTAAAAATATCTATATTGTTAATACAGCAAGAGGAGAAGTAGTAAACGAAGAAGAAATAAGTATTCTTACTTACGATGGTAAGGTATTAGGATATGGAACTGATGTTATAAAAGAAGAGTTTAATTCTACTGCTACGACTATGAAAAGTTATTATAATCCCAAGATTATAGTAACAAGACATATAGGGGGTACTGCTATCGAAGCTCAAGAAACTGCTTATAGACATTTAATTAATAAAGTACTTAATGAAAATAATATCTGAACTTTGTCAAAACCATAACGGTAATCTAGATGTACTAGATAATATGATTAAAATGGCGGCTGTTGGTAGCGATATAGTTAAAATACAGTCTATAAAAGCATCTACTTTTACTTACAGAGAAGAATATGAGAGCTTTAGACCTTATGAACCAGAATTTTTACGACTAAAAGGATTAGAACTCAGTAAAGAAGATGAGGAGTTTTTTATTTTTAAATGTTTAGAGTATGGAGTAGAATCTATGACAACCGTTTTTGTTCCTCAACATGCTAGCTATTTTAATAACTTAGGTTATGACAATTTGAAACTATCCGGATATTCCATACCAGCTTTTGACTATGGTAAAAAATTAAAAAACTTTAAATTTAAAAGATTATTTTTCTCTACTTCTAGTCTTACATTAGAAGAAATAAAAGAAACTGTAAAGAATCTAGATGAAATGAATATAGAGTACTATATGATGCAATGTACCTGTATTTATCCAACACCGTTAGAAAAACTTAATCTACAGAATATAGAATTCTATAGAAAGTTAGGAATAAAAAACGTAGGTTTAAGTGATCACTCTAATCCTCATCAAGATGGTTTACTTTCTTCTAAGTTAGCAATATTTCAAGGAATTGATGTACTGGAAAGACATTTTACTATTTTAGACATTGAAGATACTAGAGACGGTAAAGTTTCAATTACTCCTAAGATGTTATCAGAACTAAAAAGGTTCAGTAGAATGTCCAAAGAAGATCAGTATAGAGAGTTAAATGAGTTTACAGAAACTCAAATTTTTAATCACGACTACTATAGAGGTAGGTTTAAATGATTAAAGTGAGTACTATTTATAATAAATGGTAATAAGTTATGAAACCAGTAAATTTTATTATATTTGACTTAGATGGAGTCTTAATAGAAACCAAAGACTTACATTTTGAGGCTTTAAACAAGGCACTTGGTGAATATGCAATAGATATGTCTGAACATCTTGCTATTTACGACGGTTTAACCACTTCACAGAAACTCAAAGTACTATCAGAAAAAAAAGGACTACCAATCGAATTACATAAGGAAATTTGGAAAAAAAAGCAGTTGATAACTTTTGAAATGCTTAGAAGTATTAAACCTGATAAAAGACTACAGAATATAATGTCGGAGTTAGTTAAAAAAGGTTATAAGTTAGGATTATGTACTAACTCTATACGTAAAACTGCTATTACAGTATTATCTAAATTAGGAGTAGCAGAATATATGGATTTAATTCTGTCTGGAGAAGATGTAACTAACCCAAAACCTCATCCTGAAATATACTGGAAGGCTATATCTAAAATGAGCGTACTTCCGGAAGAGACTTTGATAGTAGAAGATTCTCCATTCGGTTTATTAGCTGCATCTAGAAGTAAATCTAATATACTTAGAGTAAATAAACCTAAAGATGTTACATTAGAGAATATAGAAAAGAAGTTAAAAGAAATACAGACTGGTATGAAACAACCAACACCAGCTTGGAGAGATGAAAACCTTACTGTGCTTATTCCAATGGCAGGAGCAGGAAGTAGATTCCAACAGGCAGGTTATACTTTTCCTAAACCTCTCATCGATGTAAAAGGAAAACCAATGATTCAAGTAGTAGTAGATAATTTAAATATAAAAGCTACATATGTTTACGTTGTACAGAAAGAACATAGACAAAAGTACAATTTAGATACCCTTCTTAATTTAATTACTCCTGGCTGTAAAATAGTAGAAGTAGACGGCATAACAGAAGGAGCTGCTTGTACAGCACTACTTGCTAAAGAGTATATCGATAATGATAATGCTTTATTCTTTGCTAATTCAGACCAGTATGTAGACTGGGATAGTAATGAGTTTTTATATAAGATGAATGAAACTGAAGCTGATGGCGGTATTGTAACATTTAAAGCTACTCACCCTAAGTGGTCTTTTGCTAAAGTAAACAAAGAAGGAATAGTAACTGAAGTTGCAGAAAAGAATCCTATATCAGATATCGCAACTGTAGGATTTTACTATTGGAAAAAAGGTTCTGATTTTGTAAAGTATGCAGAGGATATGATTAAAAAAGATATTAGAGTTAATAATGAATTTTACGTATGCCCTGTATTTAATCAAGCTATTGAAGATAATAAGAAAATTAGAACATTCAATATAAATAAAATGTGGGGATTAGGTACTCCTGAGGATCTTAAATACTACTTAGAAAATTTTAAATGAAACTAATAGCTCACAGAGGTAACATAACTGGCCCTAAACCTGAATTAGAAAACTCTCCTGATTATATTTTTGAAGCTATCAAAAAAGGTTTTGATGTAGAGATAGATGTTTGGTACAGTACAGACGGTAAGTTTATGCTAGGTCACGATAATCCTGATTATAAATTTCCTTTTGAGCTTTTAGAAAATTGGTACAGTAGATTATGGATACACTGTAAAAATTATTTAGCTTTAGCTAAGTTAGTAGAAATAGATAAAGGAGGTCATAAACTTAACTACTTTTGGCACGAAGAAGATTTTGCTACCCTCACCTCAAAAGGGTACATATGGAGTATACATCCAATAGATTATGGTATATTAGTTATGCCTGAAAGTTCTAACACAGTTCAAACAACTACTACGAAAGGTATATGTAGTGATTTTATAGGAGAGTATGCCTAAAGCAATTATCATATCAGGACTCTTAACACATCTTTCAGATAATATTATACCTTTTTTAGATAAAGATACTGACGTATACTGTTATACTTGGAATATAGATTGGAACGGTAGATGGATGGTTAAGTTAAATAGGTATAAGAAATACTGTAATGATATAAAAGTAGTTTTAGAAAAACCTAAATTCGAAAAAAAACTACATTCATATTTTTACTCTACGTATAAAACTGTTAATATGATTGATGATATTGACAAGTATGACCGTATTATTAAGTTTAAACCTAATGTAGAAGGAGATATAAATTATGTAGGAGACTTAGACTACTATTTTTTAAAAGCTAAATTACAATCCAGACCTTTGCTTTCTAATACTAATAAAGAGGAATGTATCTTCGGTACAGTTCATTATCAATCAATGGATGAGCGAATGTTTACTACTTATCCGTTGGCTTTAAAGAAATTATTTCATATCTTGGAAGAAGAGTTTATTCCTACTATGCTAAGTATAGATGCTTTTTGCAGTATGAAGTATGGTGAAAATTACGAAGGTAGTTTATTTTGGAAGGAATGGGTTGATAACAAACAAGTAAAGTTAATACAAGATATTGATTTAAGAATCCCTAATAGTAAATCATATGCCAATTCATAGAACAAAAAATAGCTTAACAGAAAACGAAATAGCTGACTTTAAACTTATAAAAAGCAGAGAAGAGTTTTTAGATAAAGAAATGGCTGAAGTAGGTTTATTAGAGCTCCAAATTAAGTTAAGAAAGGAATCTAATGAAAATTTCTATAAAGAGACAGTTAATTTACGAAAGCAGCTAGCTAAGTATATTAAAGAGAAGTATGGCGATGGATCCATTGATCTCGATAAAGGTAAATTTATTCCTTCTAAATAACTTTTTCACTCTTAAATACGATATTTATTAATATATAATACGGACCACTTGTAAAAATGGTTTCGATTTTCTCGATATATTTATAATAGACTAAAAATAAACTAAAGCGAACATGGCAGAAACTATTATCTCCCCAGGTGTATTTCAAAGAGAGAATGATATTTCATTTATCACTCCTGCACCAGTTGAAGTAGGAGCAGCAATTATTGGCCCTACAGTTAAAGGACCTGTTGAGATTCCTACTACTGTAACATCATATAATCAATATGTAAGGCTTTTCGGCGATGTATTTGAAAATGGAACAGCTAAAGACGAATACTTTACATCTATAGCTGCAAAAAATTACTTTAGTCAAGGAGGTAACACACTGCTTGTGACTAGAGTTGTAACTGGTTCATATACTAGTGCTGCTAACACACACATTTCAGCAAGCGACAAAGGTGCTACACAGCCTTTTACCATTAAGACAATCGGTCAAGGAACAATTTATAATAATTTATCATCATCAGACGGAACTTACGATGGAGCAATCGATGAAAATTCATTAGATGCTTCATTAGTTTCAGGATCTGCTGACAGTATTAGATGGGAAATCTCTAACATTAGTAATGCTAAGGGAACATTTACTTTATCTGTACGTAGAGGTAATGATAATAAGAATCAAAAAGTTGTTTTAGAGACATTCAATAATCTTTCGTTAGATCCTAACAGTGAAAACTACGTAGCAAAAGCTATCGGTACTCAATATAAGACTCAATCAGGAGGAGAGATCACTGTAAACGGAGAGTTTACTAATAAATCTAACTACATTTATGTAAGTGCAGTTAATTTAAAAACTCTTAACTACTTAGGTAATGACGGATCAACAGTAGGAGTAGATTCAGGAGGAACTTCTTATTCTGCTTCTTTACCAATTGCTGAGTCAGGATCATTCTACAATGCTACTGGTACTCAAAAAGCATCAGGTTCAATGAACCTTTACGGTAATATTAACGGTACAGATTCTCAAGGTCTAACCTCAGGTAACTACTCAGATGTAATTACTTTATTAGAGAATTCTGACGATTATAAATTTAACATTATTTCTGCTCCAGGTATTACAAACACTCACCATGGAACAACTGTTGACAGTTTAATCTCACTAGCAGAGACTAGAGGAGATTGTATTGCAGTAGTAGACTTAGTAGGATACGGAAGCAACGTAAGTGCAGTAAATACTCAAGCAGCAGATCTAAATAGCTCATATGCAGCATCATACTGGCCATGGCTACAAACTAGCTCAGGTACAGGTAAAAATATCTGGATCCCAGCATCAGTAGTTATTCCAGGAGTATATTCATTTACAGATAATAGTTCAGCACCATGGTTTGCACCTGCTGGATTAGTTAGAGGTGGATTAGTTGGAGTTATTCAAGCAGAAAAGAAATTATCTAAAGCAAATAGAGATTCTTTATATGATAACAAAGTTAACCCAATTGCAACCTTCCCTGGAACTGGATTAGCAGTATTTGGTCAGAAAACGCTACAAACTAAAGCATCTGCTCTAGATAGAGTAAATGTAAGAAGACTATTAATCGAATTAAAAGAGTTCGTTGGAAATCAAGCTCAAAACTTGGTATTCGAGCAGAACACTATCGCTACAAGAAACAGATTCTTATCTGCTGTAAATCCATACTTAGATTCAGTAGTACAAAGACAAGGATTGTATGCTTATAGAGTGGTAATGGATGATAGCAACAACACTGCTGAAGTTGTAGATAGAAATCAATTAGTTGGTCAGATCTTTATCCAACCAGCTAGAACAGCAGAATTTATAGTACTTGACTTCGTAGTAGAGCCAACAGGAGCTACATTTGGTCAATAATTTAAAAATTAGATATTTATAATAAATTAATAACATGGCAGTATTAGACGCAAACGAAATCATGTTTAGAGCCTTTGAACCAAAGGTACAGAACAGATTTATACTTAATATCGATACGATCCCTGCTTATTTAGTTAAGAATGTAAAAGCTCCTACTTTTACTGATAACTCAATCAAGCTAGATCATATTAACTCGTATAGAAAGATTCGTGGTAAGAGAGAGTGGGAAGATATGACTATGACACTCTATGATCCAATCACTCCTTCAGGAGCTCAAGCAGTAATGGAGTGGGCAAGATTATCATACGAATCAGTAACAGGTAGAGCAGGTTATTCTGATTTCTACAAAAAAGATCTTACTCTTAATATTTTAGGTCCTGTAGGAGATATCATCGGAGAATGGGTAATCAAAGGAGCTTTCTTAGTCAATGGAGACTTTGGACAGTTTGATTGGTCTACAGATGAAGTAGTTGACCTTAATATTACAGTAGCTATGGATTATTGCGTCTTGAATTACTAACGCTACACTACATATTCTAATATTAACCCGGATTCATTTCCGGGTTTTTTTTTCGAATTATTCTTCATATATTAAATTAATATTACGGCAAGTTTAAGAGAATATTACTAACTGCCTATTTATTAATATAAAACATCCAATTATGAAGAAAGCATTTAACCTTATTTTAGTAGGTATGCTGTTATTCGGGATGATAGCAGCAGCCAACACGACCGATCCGGTACGTGAAGCAAAAGCCAAACAGTATGAATATCTGAAGAAGGCTAAGTACTTCGAAATTCGAGCAGAATTAGAAGCAGGAAAAATTACATTAGAAGAAGCCCAAGCCAAGTGGCAAAAGGCAATTAACAAATTAAAAAAAGAAGAGGGTAAATAACCCTCTTTTTTGTTGTATATGAAATTTTAAAGTGCTATATTTATATAAAAGACTAGTTTTTTTAAAATAAAATTTATGGCCGAATTTAAATTACCTACCGAAACGGTAGACTTACCATCAAGAGGATTACTATATCCTGAAACTTCTCCTTTATCGAAAGGTACTTTAGAAATGAAGTATATGACAGCTAAGGAAGAAGATATTCTAACTAACCAGAATTATATTCAAAACGGTGTAGTATTAGATAAACTACTTCAGTCTCTTATTGTTACTGAAGGTATTAACTATAACGAATTATTAGTAGGTGATAAGAATGCATTGTTAATTGCAGCTAGAATTCTTTCTTACGGTAAAGATTACAATGTAATTATGGAAGGACAAAGTCTGGATATAGACTTAACTACTTTTGAAAATAAACCTATTGATGAAAGTAACTATAAAGATAGAAAGAACTCATTTACTATCAAGTTACCTAATTCCGGTAATGAAGTTACTTTTAAATTATTGACTCATGGAGATGAAAAGAACATAGAAAAAGAACTTCAAGGGTTAAGAAAGATTAATAAACAAGAATCTAAAGAGGTAACAACAAGACTTAAGCATATTATTACAGCAGTTAATGGTGCTACCGATATCAGTGATATCAGAGAGTTTGTTGACAATTATTTATTAGCTAAAGATGCAAGAGTATTAAGAGAGGAATATGCAAGGGTTTCTCCTGATATTGATCTTACATTTAATTATACCAATAGTTTAGGTGATGAGGAGGTCGCTACCTTGCCTATTACCTTTCGCTTTTTTTGGCCTGAAGGCTAGCGATAGATCTTCTATTTTTTCACAAATTCATGAAATAGTATTTCACGGTAACGGAGGATACGATTGGTATTCTGTGTATAATATGCCTATATGGCTTCGTAAATTTACGTTTATGAAGTTGAAAGAACACTTTGAAGCTATTAATGATACTAATAAACAACCTCAGAAAACTAAAAGTAAGGTTCATCGACCGGATATAAAACCATCTTATACAACAAAGGCTTCTTCCAAATAGGAGCCTTTACTATTTATATTATATAGAACTCTTACATGGCTATAAACGATAACGAAAGAAGGAAAGCTAGACAACAGGCTGACGAGATAGCACTCATATTCAAAGATACATTTTTTAGTATTGCAGATGAGTTTGCTGATCGTATGTCTGATGCTTTCGAAGCTGGTACTGATAGAGGTTTTAGCGCTACTACAGTTAAGAGTGTAGAGCGACAGATAAAAGATCTAGGACGCTCATATGATCAACTCTCCCGTAATCAATCACGTATTATAAAAGGTACTCTTAAAGAAAGAGATATACGTGCGCAGATACTAGAATTTGATAAAAAAAGAGAGGCAGTTCTTACTCAAATGAGTCTAATTGCTGATGAAACTTCACAAGAGTACACAAGGTTAAGACGAGATTTAGCTGCTATAGAAAAGACTGCTGAAGGACTAACACAGGAATTAGAAAACCAAATCGTTGCATTAAAGAGGTTAAATTCTCAAACTGCATTTTTCGATTCTCTAGCCGAAGCTGCTAAAAGTATTCCTGGCTTAGGGCCATTAATCTCCGGTCCTTTTAAAGAAGCTCAAGAAGCCGCTAGATTAGCAGCTTTGAAAACTGATGATTTTATAACCGCATTTGCTGCGGGAATTGGGACGTTAGGTGTATCACTAGGTCAAACACTTTTAGGACCAAAAGGTATTTTAATTACATTAGTTAAAGTAAATGATCAGGTAACAGAAATAGGTAGAGAATTTGCTATTTCCGGAGCATCCGCTCTGAAATTTAGAAAAGAGCTTGACTCCGCTGCTGAATCTACATTAGTACTTACAAAAGAACTTATTGCAGCTAATTTCCAATTAAATAATCTAGTTGGAATCGCAGGTAGATTTGACGAAAAACTAGTAACTACTTTTGGTGAACTTACAACCTTATTAGGACTTACAGAAGAAGAAGCTGGCAAACTACTATTAAACACTAGTAATTTAAACACCTCGGCTAATGACTTTACTAGCGCATTAGCAGAGAGTTTAGTTATAGAGAGTCAATTGCAAGGAATAGCAATAGGATTAAAAGATGCTTTTCAAGAGGTAAGTAATATATCTGCAGAGACTGCTCTTAACCTTAGAAGAAATGAAAATGCAATTGCTGCTGCTGTAGTACAAAGTAGAAGATTAGGTCTTTCATTTGATGTATTAGAAAATTCTGCTGATAGTTTATTAGATTTTGAATCTTCTATTAGATCAGAATTAGAAGCAGAACTATTAACAGGAAGACAGCTTAATTTAGAAAGAGCAAGAGCCGCAGCATTAACCGGAGATACGGTAACTCTACAAAGAGAATTAGGTAAAAATTTCGGTACACTAGCAGATTTTGAAAATCAATCTGTTTTAGCTAGAAGAGCACAAGCACAAGCTCTAGGAATGTCTGTAGAAGAATTAGCCAATATTCTATTAAAGCAAGAGGCTGTTATAGCTAATGAAGAAGCTGCTTTAAGATTAAACGCAGAACAAATTAGAGGTGCTAGAAAATTAGCAGAAGAAGAAGGTATAACTTTTGGGCAAGCCCTTAAAAATCAAGCTATGCAGCTATCAGCTACACAGACTTTAGAAAGATTTGCTGGTAAGCTACAACAAGCTTTTGCTTCATTAATCCAGGTAATCGAGCCTGCTCTTAACACAGTTACTAAATTAGTAGAAAAACTATCTGGTAATTCATTTTTTGCAACAGCAGCAAAATCTATCTTAGGTGTAGGTTCAACTATTGCTATAGTTAGTTCGATAATGAACTTTGGGAAGTCTATTATTAGTGGAGCAAGAGGTTCTACACCTGCTAATCCTATGTATACTGCAAATGTAGGTGGCTTAGGAGGTGATCCTAATCAACTTTCCTTATTCCCTGAAGGACCAGTACCTAGTGGTAAGAACCCCAAAGGTTTTAAAAATAGTAGAATGATGGGTAAATTTGGGAAAGCAGGCAAGTACGCCAGATTTGGTAGATTAGCTAAATTTGGGGGAGCAACTGCTCTGATAAGCTCTGGTATAAATTTAGGTACCAACTTAATGGATGATAAATTAAGTACTGGAGATGCCTTAATGAAAACATTAGATCAAAATAAATTTACAGCCTTAGGAGCAGGAATTGGAGCTCTTTTTGGAGGAATTGGAGCAGTACCTGGTGCTGCAATAGGAGGCTTATTAGACGTTTTCGCTAATAACGCAGGTTTTAATGGTACCTACGACGACTTTATAGTTAGACCAGGACAAAAACCTATGAGGTTTAACAAAGGTGATATAGTAGCCGGAGGTACTAATTTAGGAGGTAATAATAAAGGGTTAGAAGATAAATTTGATAAACTGATTGCTTTAGTAGAAAAAGGATCAGTAATTAATATGGAATCAAGAAAAGTTGGTACCGCAATGGTTTTATCAGGAATTAAAAACGCTTAAACTATTTATAATAAAAATTAACAATCATGGGAATTAAAGATTCATTTTTAAACAATCCTTCAGGATTAAGCCTAGGAGGAATCACACCACCAACAAGACCAGGTGCATTAAGAACATCAACTATGCATAACCAGTCTTCTATTAATGATAATCCAGATATTGAACAACAACCTTCAGTATTGGATCTTGACGGAGTTACTCCACCAAAGTATTTAGATAACCCACCTAACTAGTAAATGGGAATCTTAAGGAACTACATAGAAAGGGGTATCCCCGATAATAACAGATTTTACTTTGAATCAGGTAATAAACCCCTGGTTACAAAAGACATTCCTGTTAAAATAGATTCTAGGGTTCCTAACTCTACTAATCAAATTACTAGAAGAGTAAACGATTTAGAGAGGATAGCCAAGTTACTAATTAAACCACCAGGGTTAAAGTATATAGCTAATGAAACTATGCTTCAAGCTAGTACTTTTAAACCTGATCCTAATAAGACTTTTATAGGCAATAAATTAAAGCAGTTAGGAAGCGGTTTATTAGGTACAGCTAAGACATTAGGTTCCACTTTAGCACAAGTTCCAGTAAACGGAACAGGTACTCACTTTGTAAAAGGATTTGCCGGTCAAGCAAAAAATACTTATTTAAGACAGCAAAATGGTACTAAGTTAGGAGCAGCACCACATGCATTAGCTTTAGGAGGTGGAGAAATATCTATTGATCCAACCAGAAGTGTTCTCTTAGAGTACTTAAATTCTAAGTTTGCTCCTCAACCATTTGAGGATAATAAGCTAAAAAGTGATTCTCTTCAAAAAGAGTCAGATGAATTATCTAACAATAAGAGCATAAGAGTAAGATTAGGTGATCCAACTATTGGTGATAAAGTTTTAGCAAGAGACGGTATTAATATGCTTTCTCCTTTCGATCCAACAGAAGATCAATTTAAAAGATTATTAGATAGGAATAATATAGAGCTAAAAGATGGAGCCTATAAAACTCAGTTTGGTCAAACTTTAGGAAGAGATTTTGTAAAATTTAGAATACATATAGTTACTCCTGGAGAAAGAAATAATGCACCAAGTAGAAAAGTATTATTCTTTAGAGCATTCTTAGATAATTTTAACGATAATTATTCTGGTAATTGGAACACATACAATTATGTTGGTAGAGGAGAAAACTTTTATACATATAATGGTCTAGATAGACAGATAAGTTTAGGTTTTAAAGTGGCAGCACAGACTGGTGAAGAGATGAGACCTATCTATCAAAAATTAAACTACTTAGTTTCTTCAGTAGCTCCTACATATGAAGATAACTTTATGAGAGGAACATTTGTTCAAATGACTGTTGGTGATTATATATATGAATTACCTGGTATAATGAACTCAGTATCTTTAGACTGGCAATCTGACTACCCATGGGAGATTGCTATGAATAGACCTGAAGAATTAGAAAGAGATATACCGCAACAGGAACTACCTATGATATTAAATTGTAACTTAACATTTACACCGATTCATAAATTCTTACCAACAGCAGATGGAGATAGAAACGCATATATTACTAATGCTACTACTCCTGATGAAAGAAATAAAATAGTAGGAGGACGTACAAGACCACGAGTTGAAACGGCTAATGAGATTACCCCTCAAGGTAGTACAAACTAAATAGAATGAATAGATATAAAGGAATAGATAGAAATATAGATAACGATAGAGGCAGATATATCTCTAACGCTATATACCCTACTATACCAGAAACTGAAGATGATATATACATTATAGCTTCTTCTGGAGATAGATACGATACTTTAGCATCTAGCTTTTATAACGATTCATCATTATGGTGGATTATAGCTAGTTCTAATAATCACGATAGATCTTCACTAACTATTACTCCTGGAGTACAAATAAGAATACCAGCAGATAAAACCTTAGCATTACAATTATTTGAGGCAGTAAATAAAACAAGGTAAAATGAGTTTAGGTTACAATAGTAATTTTAAAATACACGTACCTATAACTTCAGGTTCTATAGAACAGTTAAAGGTAAGAAGTAAAATACTCTCTAAAAAGGAAAGAACCGAGAGAGATATACTTTATTTATCATCTAGAGCACCTTGGGTTAAAGTTTCATCAGCGGTCAATGTTGTTGATGGTGACGAAAAAACTAAAGATTATTTACTTGCTGAAGAAAATGTCTTAGCAGGTGGAACATACGATGCAAGCTCAGGTAAGTATAAAAGTGGTATATTTGAAAAAGTAAGCAGTTATAACCTATCAGAGCCTGGAGAGGGATATAGACCAGTTCCCGGTGTCGTAGGAATCACTTCTCAATATTTAGGTACATACGGTACTTATAAAGAAACAACAATTGATATTCAAGTTAATTCTTTAGATCAACTCGATCTAATGGATAAATTATACTTTAGACCTGGTATGTCTCTACTAGTTGAATGGGGTCATTCAGTTTATGCTACTAGTACTAAGAATGATTATCAGATAGTAAATAACATAGAAACAGTTTCTAACTTCTTTGCTGCTACAGGGCAAACAGGTTATAAGTCTATAAGTGATGTAAATAAAGCTATAGACGAAATAAAAGTAAAATCAGGATTCAATTATGATGCTGCCTACGGTCAAATAGTTAACTTTAACTGGACAGTAAATGATGATATGACTTATACCTGCAGTGTAAGAATGTTAAGTCATGGTAGTTTAATTGAATCGTTAGGATTGCTTTCTAATGCTTCTTCTAATACCGGTACATTATTTGCTGGAGAAGGAGAAGATGTAGAAGATAAACCTTTATCTAGTGGACTTACTTTACTACACGATGTATTTAGCGCTATAATGAGTTTAGAAGACTTTACAGAAGCTACAACTAATGAACTTACTTGGGATAAACTAACAGAAAATAATCAAAAAAAATTAGGACCATTAGTTGCCGAAGTACTAACTAATGTTAATTCTATTGGTAAAAGTAATGGAAGACCGTTTAATTATGTTCCTTTTAAATATGAAGGAGATAAAAGCGAAAAAACAAAATACTTAAGATTTATACAGATATCAGATTTCTTAAACCTAGTTAATGAGATATTTTGTCCCAAAAACGATGGGGTACTGTTAGCAGGTTTTTATACTGGCGAAGTAGATGATAACGATGCTCCTATAAATACTACTCCTTATTTAACTTTTCCTGATCATATATCTGCTGATCCTTCAAGAGTACTTTTTAGATCAAAAACTATTTCCGACCCTTTTAGGTACAAGATTATAGAAGATTTCCCTGAAGAAGAAAATGATATACTTAATATTTACGTTGAGGTAGGATTTTTACTACGTACTGTAGAAAGTATAGTAAATAGAAATAGTGAGAGTGATCAAACAGTTTACGATTTTGTTTATTCTATAATTAAGCAAGTTCAAAGTGTGATGGGGGACGTTAACGAGTTTGATATACACCCTGATGGAGAATTAAATTATATAGTAGATAGAAAAGTACTGCCTACAAAAAGTCTTTTAGAATCTAAAGACGCTTATATTGAATTAAGAGGTTCTAAATCTCCAGTGAGAGGTATAAATATAACTTCAGAGATTACAAATGATTTATCTACAACCTTAGCAATTGGTGCTACTGCTGGTAATACAGACCTATCTAATGATGTCCTTAATTTGCAGAAATGGAATGAGAATTTAGAAGATAGAATATTACATAAGATAAGATTTATAGATTCTAAAACTAAATTTAGAGCTAAGTACGATAGTACTATGCAGGATCGAATTAAAATTCAAAATTTTAGAAATTTAAGTATATTTGTCGGTAAGGTTAATTACTATAAGGTTAGTTATGAGAACAATGAATTTAATGCTAAGCTTCACGAAACATCTATATGGGAAAAAGCAGGACAAGCAATACGAGCGTATTTTAACACAGGTGTAGTATTTTACGCTGATAAAAAATATCCTAAAGGAGCGATAAATATTAATGCTTACGATGAAGTTAATATATCAGGATTACATAAAAAATGTATGCAGGAACTTCTTATTCTTAACACTATCAAGCAAGGAGAGAACCCACCAGGATTGATACCTATTGATCTATCTTTTATTGTAGACGGTTTAGCAAGCTTTAATATTGGTGAAGCATTTGGAGTTAAAAAAGGAGTTCTACCAAGCAAATATGATGATACTGTAGGATTTATAGTCACCGGTATAGATCATAATATAGGTACAGATGGATGGACAACACAGATTACAGGTAGAATGTTTATCCCTGATACTATAGAAAAAGCAGATATACAAGATTTACCAGTAGCAGAAGAAATAGTAACCACAGAAATAAAAGATTTTTTATCTGATTTCGAATTTGCTCCTATATTTATGTCACCGACAGGAAAACAACCTATAAGTAGAAATGATTTAGATGTTGTATACCCAACTGAGATTGGTTTAACCCAACCCCGTACTACTATAGTCGGGGCACCACAACCAGGTGCTCCAAGAGGAGAAAGAAAACATCAAGGGTGGGATATAAAAACTAAAGCTGAAAACGCTATTTATGCACCTATATCCGGTAGAGTACAGTGGGTTAGTCGTTTTAGTGTAGGTAAAGCTAAATTTAGAGGTATTGTAGGAAGTGGTAATTCAGGAAAACCCAAATTCTTTACTAAAAAAGATCTTCGTGGCGGAGGGTACTTAAAAGTAGTAGGTACCGGCGAGTACGAAGGATGGGAGTTTAAAATAGGATATACCAAACCTAATAATAACTACGAACCTAATATGGAAGTAACAAAAGGTCAGCCTATTGGCAAAGCCTTAGACTTAAACGTAATAAACACAGTAAGAGTTGGAGATCAGGTACACGTTTATGGAGGTTACGATACTACTGAAAATGATACAGATAGGATGGATCCTCACCTACACGTAGAAGCTCGTTATAACGGCTCTATTTATGATATGTCTCAATACGATAAATGGGAAACTAAATAATGTACATACCAGAAGGAAAATATAAAAAAGCTGTCTACACCCAAGGTGGTGATTTAATAAATGAAAATGGTACAGAGTATCAAGGATGGTACTTTGAAGACTATAAAGGTAGAATATTCTCTGGTAAAAAGCCTGAAAAAAAATCTAAAAGACTTCTTAAACTTTCTGATGAAGAAGATGCTTTTGCTCAAATGACTTTTACTTCTGAAAAAATTGAACCTACAGAACTAGATTATGAAAATGGTACTTTTACAAGATACTTTCTTCAAAACTTCCGTACCTCTAAAATAATAGAAGTAACTAAACAGAAATGGTTAGCTATAAAAGGAAAAAATAGAACAGCTTTTGCTAAGATAGAATGGATACTCAAAGGTCCTGCTGATAATGTTAAAAAAGGAGATTATATTTACTTCGGTGCAGAAGCTAAAAATAAAGAATTAGTTGAAGAACAAGTAGGAATTAAGAATTTAAAAGACTATATTACTGATTATAGAGAGTTTGTTAAAGACTAGTTGCTAGTTTAAGATAAAAAGGTTATATTGTTAAAAAGGTTATAAGTGTTTTATATAGTAGAATCAGATACTCAATTAGACAGGTTAGATAAGCTTCATAGATTCGGAGCCTTTATTTACGTTATTCCTGATAACTTTAATTTTCATCCAAAGTTAACAGATACTTGTGCTGTTTATGTTAGACCGTTAAATAGTAAACATGGATTTATAGTTCCTATTAAACACTCAGAAGGACTTAATGTTGAAAAAGAACGTATCTACGAAATACTTAAAAAATATAGTAAACTTTATACTATAGATAAGAAAGAACTACTATACCACTTTAATTTACAGCAGAGCATTGATGTATCTTTACTTCATTCGATGACTACATATGAAAGATTAGAATATAATAAAGATCATTCTTTAGTAAATAATTTTTATAATAAGCATAATTCTAAATCTGATATCAATGCAATCATACCTTTATCGATTTTGTATAAAGTATGTGAAAAAATTCATGATCAAGTAAAATCCTCAATGGATTTTGTGATTCCCGCAGGCTTTGACTTCTATAATTCGACTGCAACTAATGTTTTTTACTTGTTAGAACAGTCTGGAATGGGTATTTATTATAAAGCCTTTAACGAATTATTTAAACCTCGTAACCCGATATATAACACAGTAGATAATAAAGTTTTAACCTATTATAATTTATACAATGCAACCTCTAGACCTACTAATGCTTTTAATTCTGTCAACTTCGCTGCTATACCTAAGGGTGACCAGTATAGGAAGGCTTTCCGTCCCCAAGGCGACTACTTTGTGGAGTTCGATTTTGATGGTTACCACCTTAGGCTACTTTGCGATCAAATTGGCTATAAGCTAACGAACGAATCCGCACATAAGCAGCTAGCTAAGTTATATTTTGAAAAGGATGAAATATCCGATGATGAATATGCTCAAGCTAAACAGATTAACTTTCATGCTATTTACGGGAAGATACCTGAGAAATACGCTTTTCTTGAAGTCTTCGAAAAAATACAGCAATATATTAACTCATTATGGGTAAAGTATGAAGGGGTGGGTGTAGTACATAATCCAATGACTGAGAAACCTTTTACTGAGAAGTTAAAAGATATGAACCCTCAGAAGCTGATGAATTATATGATGCAGTCGTTGGAAACTTCAAGAAACATTCTTATCTTAAAAGAAGTACTTAGGTATCTTGATAAAAAGCGCACTAAAGTATGTTTGTATACTTATGATGCGCTTCTTTTTGATTTTTATAAAGAAGATGGTAAGGAAACTTTAGAAGATTTGAAAAAAATACTAGAAGAAGGTGGAAAATACCCAGTTAAATTTAAATACTCGGAGAATCTAGTTTTATGAAACAATTTAATATTTATTTTAAATGTCAGTAGTTGTAAGTCCTCAATTCGATTATGATATTGAGCCTTTATATTTAAATGAAGATATGAGTAACAAACTATTCTGTACTTTCGCTACAGAAGATTCTCTTGATACAGTATTAGAGCAAATTCAAGATAAGTACAAGATTATTTATAATAAAATATTCGTTTTATATTCCAAAAGTCAAGACGAATATATTTGTACTTATAATGTGGATTTCGGTAACGTAAGTACTTTCCTAGAAAATACTATTCTAGTACATAGAAAGAAAGAATCTAACACTCTCTATACTATTAATGCGTTAAATACTCTAATAAAAGAACTCAACGAAGGAGTTCTAGATACTTCTTATAGAGTAAACTGGAATGATTTCAGAAACTGCATTCTTCTTACTAAAGGTCCTGAGCTAAAAAGAATTAATACAAGATTATTTAAAATTCTTGAATTATAGTTGCTCGTTCGATCTTAATTAGCTATATTATAGTAAACATAAATAAGTTATATAAATATGGATTTAAATGCGATTAAGGCTAAACTAGATGCCTTGAACAACAACGGTCAGCAAAAAGAAAAAACTGACTATTCGACAATTTTTTGGAAACCTGAATTAGGTAAACAAACTGTTAGAATTGTTCCGTCTGCTTACGATCCTACTTTTCCTTTTAAAGAGTTGAAATTTCACTATGGTGTGGGGAAGTATCCAATGGTGTCTTTATCAAACTTTGGTAAACAAGACCCTATTGAAGAATTCGTAAAAGAACTTAGAAAGACAAACGACAAGGATAACTGGTCCCTATCAGGTAAACTTAATCCTAAAACTAGAATCTTTGCTCCTGTAATAGTTAGAGGAGAAGAAGATAAAGGTGTTAGGTTATGGGGATTCGGTATTACTATCTACAAAGCTCTTCTGGCATTAGCTGAAGATGAGGATGTAGGTGACTATACTGATGTTATTAACGGATGGGATTTAATCGTTGAGCAACAACAAGGTAACCCTTACCCGACTACTACTGTTAGAATTAAACCTAAACAGACTCCATTATCAGATAATAATGATTTAGTAGATACGTGGTTAAAGACTCAACCTAATCCTACTGAAGTACACACTCAGTATGACTACGAATTTATTAAAAAGCAATTACAGAATTATCTTAACCCTGGATCTGCTGAAGATTCTGCTCCAGCAGCATTACCAGGAGGTTCGGATACTGTAGAATCTGCTGCTCCTCAAAAGACTGACTTTACATTGGAAACTGCTACGTCAGGTAACCAAGATACAGTTAGTAAATTTGACGACTTATTTAATGAGTAACTCATCAGGCCGCTAAGGCGGCCTTTTACTTTTATTTAATTATGGCTAAAAAGAAACAAGAGGTCCAGGATAGGGCCACGGAGGCGGTACGTAAATCTTTCAACTTAGGTAACTTTAAAAAGAAGAAAGGATTCTCTAATGCTTCTGTAAAATTTAAAGAACAAGGCTGGATTCCTTTATCCAAAGCTTTTCAAGATATAACTTCACTACCTGGTATTCCTACCGGACATATTACCCTACTTAGAGGACATAGTGATACTGGAAAAACTACTGCATTAATTGAAGCTGCAGTAAATGCTCAAAAAATGGGTGTACTTCCAGTTTTTATTATTACTGAGATGAAATGGTCTTGGGAACATGCTAAAGAAATGGGTCTTCAAGTAGAAGAGGTTAAAGATGAAGCTGGTAATGTTATAGATTATGAAGGACATTTCCTTTATGCTGATAGAGGTACGTTAAATACTATAGAAGATGTAGCAGTTTATATTGCAGATCTAATGGATGAACAAGCTAAAGGTAATCTACCTTTCGATATGTGCTTCTTCTGGGATAGTATTGGTTCAGTACCCTGTGAATTATCAGTAAAATCAAATAAGAATAATAACGAATGGAATGCCGGTGCGATGTCTACTCAGTTTGGTAATAATCTTAATCAAAAGATTCTATTATCAAGAAAAGAAAACTCACCGTATACTAATACTATGGTAGCTATTAATAAGGTTTGGACTATGAAACCTGAATCACCTATGGGTATGCCGAAATTACAGAATAAAGGAGGTATGTCGATGTGGTACGATGCTACTTTAGTAGTAACATTCGGTAATATTACTAACCCAGGTACTTCTAAGATTAAAGCTATCAAAAACGGTATGCAAGTAGAGTTCGCTAAAAGAACAAACGTACAGATAGAAAAGAATCATATCGGAGGAGTACAGTCTAGAGGTAGAATCGTAATGACTCAACACGGTTTTATTGAAGACGATAAACGAGCTATTGATAAGTATAAAGACGAACACAAAGACCACTGGTTAAAGTTAGTTGGTAGTTTAGACTTTGATTTAATTGAGGAGGGTGATTTAGAAGAAACACCAATTTCACCTAACTTACTTGATTAATGGCTTACGACGATATTCTAAAGAATTTAAAGCAGACCCCACCCCCTGAGTTGAACGATCACGTTCTAGTGATCGATGCTATGAATATGTTAATTCGTAGCTTTTCATTACTCAAAGCGATGAGCCCATCTGGTCACCACATAGGTGGCTTGGTGGGATTCATGCGCTCACTTGGTTATGTAACAAGAATTTTTGACCCTACTAGAGTAATTATAGTATGGGACGGTAAAGGAGGTTCTGGTAATAGGCAGAATATTGATCCAAATTATAAAGCACACAGAGCAAATACTAGAATTACCCACTGGGGATTATACGATACTAAAGAAGAAGAGACAGAAGCGTTAATTGGACAGTTATTTAGAACTAAAGACTATCTAGAATGCCTTCCGGTACAGCAGATTATGATGGAAAAGTTAGAAGCTGATGATATTATAGCATACCTAGCTTCTCAAATTACCAAGAGTAATAAAAAGATGACAATTATATCATCGGATAAAGACTTCTTACAGTTAGTTAACAGTAATATAAACGTATATGCTCCAGTTAAAAAGAAAACCTTTACAATTGATAATATAAAGGAAGAACTAAAGGTAATTCCAGAAAATTACAATATAGTTAAAGCCTTATTAGGTGATAATTCAGACGGTTTAAGAGGAGTAAAAGGATTAGGTATAAAAACTATAGTTAATGAGTTTCCTATGCTTACCACAGATCCTAATATGACGTTAGATTATGTGTTTGATACTTGTGAATCTAATTTAGAAGGTAAAAAAATCTTTGCTAAAATTCTTCATAATTGGGATAAGGTAAATACTAATTTTGAATTAATGGATTTACATGAGTCTGTGTTGGATGATAGAGAAAAAAAGACTATATTGGATATAATAAAAAGTGATATACCTGATCTTCAGACAGGAGCTTTCCTTCACTTGTTAGATGTAGATAAGATTGAAGGAATAACAAAGAATACTGAAGGATGGTTAGAAACTTTTAGGGGTTTAACGGTTTTTAAAAAATAGGTTATTAAATGACATTAAAAAGTTTACAGAATTACGGTAAAGGATTTCAGTTAAAAGTATTAGGATCTCTTCTTACCGATAAAAAGTTTCTTCTCAATGTAAGAGACGTACTATATGATCACTACTTTGATGCTGATTCTCATAAATGGATAGTAAAGCAGATTTGTGATTACTTTGATAAGTATCATACTAACATTACTATGGATGTTCTTAAAGTAGAACTTCAGAAAGTAGAGAACGAAGTGCTTCAAGTTGCTTTGAAAGAAGAACTCAGAAATTCCTATCAAGCATCTCAAGAAGATTTAGAATATGTACAAGAAGAATTTACCACTTTTTGTAAGAATCAAGAGATGAAAAATGCTATCTTAAATTCTGCTGATCTACTTAAAGATGGAGATTTTGATGGTATTAGAAATATGATTGAAAAGGCTATGAAAGCCGGAATGGATAAAAATATTGGTCATGAATATAACAAAGATGTTGAAACGAGATATCGTATTGATTACCGTCCTACTATCCCTAGCCCTTGGCCTATACTTAACGAAGGTATTCAAGGAGGATTTGGCCCAGGAGATCTTGGAATTGTGTTTGGTAATCCTGGTGGGGGTAAAAGCTGGACTATGGTCGCTATTGCTGCTCACGCAGTACAACTCGGATACAAAGTTAATTACTACACGCTGGAACTCGGGGAGGATTATGTTGGTAAGCGTTTTGATTGTTACTTTACTGGTTATTCTATTGACGAGGTAAATAAGCATAGAAAAGAAGTTCAAGCTCATGTAGATAACTTAAAAGGTAAGTTAATAGTTAAAGAATACGCTCCTAAATCAGCTACTGTAGGTACTATTAGATCTCATATTCAAAAATGTGTGGATATGGAGCATAAACCTGATTTGGTTATTATTGATTATGTAGATTATCTTAGAGCACCTTCTAAATCTAAATTTAGCGAAAGAAAAGATGAGATTGATGATGTATTTATCGCTACTAAAGGTTTAGCTAAAGAGCTTAAAATACCTATTCTTACTCCTTCTCAGGTTAACAGAATGGGAGCTAAAGATTCAGTTATTGAAGGAGATAAAGCAGCTGGGTCTTATGATAAAATGATGGTAGCAGATATTTGTTTATCATTATCAAGACAGAAAGAAGATAAAGTATTAGGTACTGGTAGAGTTCACGTAATGAAAAATAGATATGGACAAGACGGTATGACTTATAATGTAAAAATGGATACTAATAACGGTCATATTGAGTTCGAAGGTAAGGCTGATCCTTCTGATCTAATACCTGACAGTCAAGATAAACCTAAATTCAACTTGACTAGAGAACAAATGTCAAAATTATTGTAAAAAGTTTACGTGGAAGTAAAATATATATTGTATTTATTAACACGGCCTCAAAGTTCTCTTATGAGGCCATATTTGTCTAACACCTTAAGTAATATATAAAGATATATGAGTTTATTAGAAGAAAGAGTTGTGTACAAACCGTTCGAATATCCTAAAGCATTTGATTACTGGCTAAAGCAACAACAAGCACACTGGTTACATACAGAAGTACCTATGGCACAAGACGTATCTGACTGGAAAAGTAATATGAAAGATCATGAAAAAAACGTTGTTGGTGGGATATTGAAAGGATTCGCACAAACTGAAACTATTGTAAATGATTATTGGTCAACACTAGTAACTAAATGGTTTAGAAAACCAGAAGTTATTATGATGGGAACTACATTAGGATCTTCAGAAACTATTCATGCCGAAGCATATTCTTTATTGAACGAACAATTAGGTTTAGATAATTTTGCCGAGTTTTTAGAAGATGAAACTACTATGGCAAAGATTGAAAACTTAATGAATGTAAGAGATGGTCATGATGGTACTCCTAACTGGCATGATAGAGCTAAATCTTTAGCTATTTTCTCTGCATTTACTGAAGGTGTTAACTTGTTTTCTTCTTTTGCTGTTTTATTATCATTTAAAATGAGAAACTTACTAAAAGGAGTAGGTCAGATTGTAGAATGGTCTGTTAGAGACGAATCATTACATTCAGATGCTGGATGTTGGCTATTTAGAACTTTAATGGAAGAACATCCAGAATTTAAAACTCCTGAATTAGTAGCTGATATTGAAGAAGCTGCTAAAAATGCTTTACAGTTAGAGTTTGACTTTATTGATAAGGTATTTGAAATGGGTGATTTAGAGAACTTAGGTAAGGAAGAGCTTAAAAACTTTATTCGTCATAGAGTAAATACTAAGATGAGTGATTTAGGTCTTAAACCTATCGTTCCTGCTTCAGAAATCGATAAAGGAGCATTAAAAACTATGAAGTGGTTTGATGCAGTTATTGCTGGTAAACAACAAACTGACTTCTTTGCAAATAGAGTTACTAATTACGCTAAAGGCCATATGGACTGGTCATCAGCATTTTAAATAAAGGTTATGAGTTTAGTAGTAGATACTTCCCAATGGGAAGCTGGCAAAGATTATCCTGAGTGGATGAATGAAGTTTCGATAGCAACTATCTCTAAAGGATATTTGTTACCCGACGAAACACCTAGAAAAGCATACAAACGTGTAGCAGACACGATTGCAAAAAGATTAGACCGACCAGATTTAGCGAGCAAATTCTTTCGCTATATGTGGAAAGGTTGGTTGAACTTAGCCTCACCTGTACTATCCAATACTGGAACCGATAGAGGGCTCCCAATCTCTTGTTTTGGTATAGACACACCTGATTCGATTAGAGGAATAGGCCTTACTAACGCTGAGTTAATGAGGCTTACTTCCTTAGGTGGTGGAGTAGGTATTGGTTTATCTAAAGTTAGAGGTAGAGGAGAAAAAATCGGTAATGCAGGTATGGGACAATCAGAAGGAGTTGTGCCATGGGCTAAGATTTATGATTCAACCATTATAGCAACAAATCAAGGTGCAGTAAGGCGTGGAGCAGCCTCTGTAAACTTAGATATTAATCACCCAGATATTAAAGAATACCTACAGATCAGAAGACCTAAAGGGGATCCAAATCGCCAGTGTCTTAATCTACACCAATGTGTTGTAGTAGATGACTCTTTCATGCAAAAATTAGATCATAGAGATCCTGAGGCAATGGAACTGTGGGTAGAAATACTTAAATCAAGGGTAGAAACAGGTGAACCTTACCTTATGTTTAAGGATAATGTAAATAAAAATAATCCACCGGCATACGTTAAGAATAACTTGGATGTAACAATGACAAATATATGTTCCGAGATAACATTATTTACAGATGAAGAGCACAGCTTCATTTGCTGTCTTTCATCGGTTAACCTTACAAAATGGCATGAATGGCGCAACACAGATCTTATAGAAACAGCAATATATTTTTTAGACGGGGTCTTAGAAGAATTCTTAGCAAAAACTTCTGGAAGAGAATCATTGGTAAGAGCACACAGATCCGCTAAAAAAGGTAGAGCTATTGGTTTAGGAGTCTTAGGTTGGCATACATTATTACAGAACGAAAGAATACCGTTTGCATCTATTGCAGCTACATCGTTAACTCATCAAATATTCTCTGATATTAGACAAAAAGCAGAAAATGCTTCGAGAAAATTAGCTGATGAGTATGGAGAACCAATTTGGTGTAGAGGTACAGGAATGAGAAACTCTCACTTACTAGCTATCGCACCTACTGTATCAAATTCTACAATATCAGGAGGTGTTTCAGCAGGTATAGAACCTGTACCAGCAAACGTCTATACATTTAACTCAGCAAAAGGTACATTTATACGTAAAAATCCTGCTTTAGAGTCTTACTTAGAAGAAAAAGGAGCTAACACAGAAGAAGTATGGGATCAAATTATGAAAGATAGAGGGTCTATCGCTAATTTACCTGAAGATGTTATGCCTGCAGAAGATAAACCTATCTTTTTAACATTTGCAGAAATTAATCAGTTACAATTAGTAGAACAAGCTGCTGCTAGACAAAAGTATATTGATCAAACTCAATCGTTAAATTTAGCATTTGATCCAACAGATTCACCTAAATTTATTAACCAAGTTCACCAAACGGCTTGGAGATTAGGAGTAAAAACACTATATTATTTAAGAACAGATTCAGTAATCAATGGAGATATTGGTTCAAGAACCGCAGAAGATTGTTTAAGTTGTGATGGATAAAATAAAAGGACTAGGAGACGTACTATTTATAATAACAAAGTATACCGGAATCAGGTGGATCGTAAAAAAGATCTGGGGTGAAGATTGCGGATGCGATGAACGGCAAGATTTTCTTAATGAAAAGTTTAATTTTACTAAAGAAGATCTAGAAGCTGATTTATTAAAAAAACCAAAACCTACACCAAAGTTATGACAAAGAAAAAAGGTTCTATTTTTATACAAATTGCAAGTTATAGAGATCCAGAATTAAGAAATACTCTAGCTTCACTTTTAGATAATGCTGATAACCCAGATAGGTTAAAAATATGTATTGCATGGCAGCATGCTAAGGCAGATGAGTGGGATACATTAGATGAGTATTTTGATGATAAGAGATTTAAGATAATTGATATAGATTATAGAGACTCAAAAGGAGCATGCTGGGCTAGAAACTTAATTCAACAAGAATACAACAATGAAGATTACACTCTTCAATTAGATTCTCATCATAGATTTACTAAAGGCTGGGATACAACGTTAATTGATATGTTAACAGACCTTCAGAAGAAAGGTCATAAAAAACCTCTTTTAACAGCTTATATTCCTTCGTTCAATCCTGAAAATGATCCTGAAGGTAGAGTACAAGTTCCATGGAAAATGAACTTTGATAGGTTTACACCAGAAGGAGTAGTCTTTTTCTTACCTGCTGCTATTGATGATTGGCAGGAAAGAGATGAACCAGTGCCAGCTAGATTCTTCTCTGCTCACTTTACCTTTACCTTAGGTATTTTTGCTAAAGAAGTACAGCACGATCCTCAATTTTATTTCCATGGGGAAGAAATATCATTAGCAGTTAGAGCATTTACTCACGGTTACGATTTATTTCACCCTCATAGAGTTATTGCATGGCATGAATATACTAGAAAAGGTAGAACAAAACAGTGGGATGATGACCCAATATGGGCGGATAGAAATAGATTAACATTTCATAGACTAAAAGGTCTATTAGGCACTGATGGAACTACGTGTTCACCGTGTATGAGGAAAAGATTAGAACCATATTATCTAGGAGAAGAAAGAACCTTAGAAGATTATGAGAGATATGCTGGAATTAGGTTTAAAGATAGAGGTATTCAAGAATGGACTACAGATAATAAATACCCACCTAATCCTGAGGTAGATGATTATGATAACTCTTTTAATTCCCTATTCAGACACTGTATAGACATACATTTAGACTCGGTCTCTGAAGATGATTATGAATTTTGGGCTGTTGCGTTCCAGGATAAGGATGGAAACGACTTATATAGAAAAGATGCTGATGCCCAAGAAATTAAAGGATTGATTAATCATGCGAAAAATAATGATAATTGGATAAATCTATGGAGAGAATATACAGGTCCAGTGCCTGCAAGTTGGGTAGTATGGCCATATTCTAAGTCTAAAGAATGGTGTAATAGGTTAACCGGTAAATTAGGAGTATAATGGTTGTAGAAACCTATAATGAATTTAGTTTTATTTTAGGTTACTATCTACCTGAAGCTTTTACGTTGTATAAGGAAGGAAAACTAAAAGAAACAAAAAGTAGAATAGGGACTAAAGAATTTTTTTATTTTTCTCCTGATCATAAAGAATATAATAGACAGATTAATAATATAGAATTTAATCTTTCGAATTTTTATAGTAATAACTGTACATTAGTCGAAAATAAGTCTTTTCCTGATTTAAATACATACTATAAAAACGATAAGTATAAATTTGATAAACCGATAGTCACCATTCAGAATAAAAATAATATTGAATGGGGAGTAGATTTGTTTAATTTTTACTCTAATACTGATTTATCTGAAATTATTAATATATTAGGTAGTAAGTATCAAATAGTGTACATAAGAATGCCTGAAAAAGGAGCTTTTAATACAAGCCCTGACAGTGTAGGTTATGTAGACTTAAAAGATAAAGAATACTTAAAAGAAAATCACCCAGAAGTTACCATTTTAGATGACTTAGTTGAAGATAACTGGAATATTGAACAAATGAAAGCTATGGCTAACGCTGATAAACACCTAACAGTAGCAGGTGGGGATGCAGTACTAGCAGCTTACTTTAAAGGTGACTTAGTAATATATAATTCATTAGGAACTACTGCTACTAATAGAGGCATATGGGGTACTAATTCTTATTTATCTAAATTTAGCGGTAGTAGTATAAACGGATTTAATGAAAAGTCTCAAATTTTAGATTATATTAAAAATAAATGGCTATAGACGTAAGAATACATTATTATAAAAATGAAAAGTGGGGTAGATACCACTTACCTTGGATTACTCAATTCTCGGAATATATCAAAAAGTACCATACTGTCGAACTTAAGGATTATTATAAAGGTGATGGTAAGTGGGACGGACCTATAGATTTACAAGAACCTATTCTATTTAATAGAGCAAAAACAACCAACCCAGGAATCGGAGATACAGATTTTATTATAGAAAATCTTAATAATAACGAGATAGTAGTTGTTACGTTTTGTAAATTCTTTCATCACCGTATGGTACATTGGATGAAAGACCCTAAAGTTAAAGCTATTTTATGTGCTCATTATAGCAGTAGGTTTTTCGCAGAACATTATACTAGAAATAATAGTTTCGAATATGCTAATAAAGTTAAACCGTTTATCTTTGGGTTTTTCCACGAATTTGATGTAGATACCTACAGAGAGGTAAGAGATAATACTGAAAAACTTAATCCTAACTTATTTTTTAAAGGAGGAGGAGTTTCATTAGAAAGTTATAGATCTGTTGTCTATCATCTAATGAAAAAAGGTATGTTAGAATCTCATAGCGTACCTCATCCTACTTATCTTGAGTTATTAGCTAAGCAAGGTATAGCCTTTTCTCATTATCTTGACCTTAATCTCTTTAGATCAGCAACCGAAAATTGTGGAGAACTATGCTACAGAGATATGGAGATGATGTCTATAGGTGTACCTTATATTAGAGTTGAATATAAAAGTGAGTTACATGAAGCATTTTTACCTAACTACCATTATATATGTGTTCCTAGAGAAGATGCTTTCCTAGCTTTTGAAGAAGGAGGAGATGAAGCAGTAGCAGATTTAGTAATAAAGAAATACAATGAAGTAAAAGACAATAAACCATTTCTTGAGTTTATAAGCAAAAATCAGAGAAATTGGTATGATAAAAATATGAGATTTCCTAAAAGTGCAGAACTTGTCAGGGAACTCTCAGGTATGATAAATTGGTAATATGGGACATTTTAGAGGACATACATCTTATTATAGTGAAATTCTCAAAGGTAATTTTACTGCCCAACAGAGAGATTACGCATTTGATGTTTTAGGTGAATTATTTGAAGATAAAAGACCTTCACAGGTTTTAGAAATCGGGACTTCCTTTGGGGGTACAACACAATTTATTAGAGAAAAACTTAACAGTATAGAATTAGGAAATTCTGTAGTTAGATCATACGATGTTAACGAACAGAAATGGTATAATCAACAGAGAGAAACAGGAATAGATATTAGAGTGGAAAATGTTTTTTCACATTCGTATAAAGAGCTTTCAAAACCTCAAGATGTAGAAGAGTTCATAACTAGAGAAGGGACTACTATAGTTCTATGTGATGGTGGTAGTAAAGTAAATGAATTTAGATTACTTGCTCCTTTTTTAAAGACAGGAGATATTATTATGGCTCATGATTATATTGATACAAGAGAAAATTTTATAGAAAATTATTTTGACAAAATTTGGAATTGGAGAGAGATAGGTATTGAGGATATTCAAGATGTATGTGATACTTATAATTTAGTTCCTTATATGCAAGAAAAATTTAACGAAGCAGTTTGGGCATGCAGAATAAAAACATAACAATAGTAACTGGATTATGGGACCTTGGTAGAGGTGATTTAGAAGGATGGTCAAAAAGATCTTTTGAGACCTACAAAACTCACTTTTTTAAGTTACTTGAAACCGATGCTCAATTTTGTATCTTTATTCCAAAAGAACTTGAAGAAGAAGTTCGAGAAATAAGAGGAGATAAACCCACAGCAATTTATATCAAAGAACTTAAAGATATAGAAACTTGGAATCCTTTTTTTAATGAGATACAAAAGATAAGAGAAGACGAAAAATGGAGCACATCGGTAGGATGGCTAACCGATTCTCCCCAGGCAAAATTAAAGTACTATAATGCTTTAATGATGTGTAAGATGTTTATGGTGAATGATGCCTCTGTTTATAATCCTTTTAAATCTGAATACTTTTATTGGATAGATGGTGGACTTACTTCTACTGTAAATCCTGGTTACTTTATAAATGATAAAGTTTTAGATAACTTAGAAAATTACTCAAGAAGTATAGAGAAGTTTACCTTCTTACAATACCCTTATGAAGGAAACACTGAAGTACATGGATTTGAAAGGAAAAAATTAGCTCAATTTTGTGATACTGAATATGTAAATAAGATCTCAAGAGGAGGTTTTTTTGGGGGTCATAAAGAAATATTAAGCCAATTAAATGGACATTATTATAATTTTTTATCTAGCACTTTAACCCAAGGTTATATGGGTGCTGATGAATGTTTATTCACTATCTTATCGTACAGGTATCCAGAACTGATTCATAATTTTGCTTTAGAAGGTAACGGTTTAGTTTTTCCTTTTTTTGAAAACTTAAAACAGTACGATAAAGTTCGTAATGATTTACAGAAAGACACTGTTCTATATGTAATCACTTATAATTCACCAAAGCAGTTTGAAACTATTATAGAGTCTTTTAAACAATACGACCCAGATCTGTTAAAATTAACGGATAAGGTCTTATTAGATAATTCTATGGACCCTACAACTTTTGATAGATATAAAGAACTATGTGAAGAATACGATTTTAAACATATCAAGAAAGATAATATAGGTATATGCGGAGGAAGACAGTTTATTGCTGAACATTTTGATAAGGAAACTAACGGAAAGCAGTACTTATTTTTTGAAGATGATATGTTTTTCTATAACGGTAAAGAAACTACTTGTAGAAACGGTTTTAACCGAAAGGTAAAAAATATACTAAATAAATCTATTCAAATATTAAACAGAGAAAATTTTGATTTTCTAAAGTATAATTTTTCGGAATTTTACGGTGAGCACTCAAAACAATGGGCTTGGTATAATGTACCTCAAAATTTAAGAGATAAGTTCTGGCCTGATTACAACAAACTACCAGAAAGAGGTTTAGATCCTCACTCTCCGTTTTTAGAGTTTAGTAATATAAAAATTTATAAAAGAATACCTTATATTACCGGTGAGATTTACTACTCTAACTGGCCTCAGCTAGTATCTAGAGCAGGAAATAGAAAAATGTTTCTAGAAACTAAATGGGATAGACCGTTTGAACAGACATGGATGAGTCATTTTTTCCAGCTTACAAAAGAAAAAAAACTCAAACCCGGATTATTATTAATTACCCCTACAGAACATGATAGATTTGATTTTTATCCTGCTGAAGAAAGAAGAGAGAATTAGTTGCAAATAAGATAAATTATTACTATATTGATATTATGAAAGAAATTATTAAATTTTATGCAGAATGGTGCGGACCATGCAGAATGTATAATCCTATTTGGGATGAGTTTAAAAGAGAAAACGAAGGTAAAGCTAGTTTTATAGAAGTAGATATAGACAAAGATACTACTGGATTAGCTGCTAAATTTAAAGTAAGAAATATACCTTCTACAGTGGTTGTAGAAAGTAATGGAGACTTTAAAAAAGAAGTAGGTTTATTGAATTACAGTAAACTTAAAGAATTAACCAATTTATAGTTATGTTAAGAAAACCAAATTCTATCCCTAAAGGGGATACCATTATCGAAGACCCAGCAATTGAACCTTATTTTTTAGTTAAGTCAAGAGTTGGAGGATATGTTCTCTATAAAAGAGTAACAAGAGGTGCTAATAACACAGAATACATTCAAACAATTTGCTACCCAGGTAATTTTCAACATGCATTGAGATTATTAGGAGAGGAGATGTTGAATAATGGAGAAAAAGTTGTATATAGTAGCTTAAAAAACTATATTAAAGAATATAATAAAATTGAAGAAAGAATAACTTCAATAAAGGATCAGCCTATATCCTAATAATACCTGGCAAATTTAATTATTTTTTTATTATGGCTAAAAATGCTGTTTTATCATTAAGTGGAGGAATGGATTCTTCTACATTATTACTACACCTACTTAGAGAGGGGTATAATGTTACTGCCTTATCGTTTGATTATGGGCAGAAGCATAGAGTAGAGCTAGAAAGAGCTCAACAACTAGTTGATTACGTTAACTCAAAAAGCGTACAGCTAGTAGATTACGATTCTTCGCAAGAACAAGCGATTGCAGAACCGAAATTTAATAAGGTTACTTACCAAGTTATTAAGATTGACGGTATTACCTCATTACTAAACTCAGCTCTAGTTGAAGGAGGTAGTGATGTACCAGAAGGTCATTACGAGGAAGAAAATATGAAGGATACTGTTGTTCCTAACAGAAATAAAATCTTCTCTTCTCTTACTCAAGCTGTAGCACTATCTATTGCAAATAAAACTCAAGAAGACACGTTTATTTCCTTGGGAATTCATGCAGGAGATCACGCTATTTATCCTGATTGTAGACAAGAATTTAGAGATGCTGATATGGAAGCGTTTCAAGTAGGTAACTGGGATGCAGATAGAGTTAAATTTTATACTCCTTATTTAGATACCGATAAATTTGGTATTTTAAAAGATGGAGAGGTTAGCTGTGAAGAGTTAGGCTTAGACTTTAATGAAGTATATGCTAAGACTAATACTTCTTATAAACCTTACCCTTCTGGTAACTCAGATTATAAATCAGCATCTTCAGTAGAAAGAATTGAGGCATTTATTTCTCTTGGAAGACCTGATCCGGTTCAATATGAAGATGAAACTGGTCCTGTAGATTACGAAGTAGCTAAGTCACACGTAGAAAAGCTATTAGCTGAATACGCAAAATGATTTACTGGTTCACAGGCCAACCAGGTGCTGGTAAAACAGTACTTGCAGATAAGTTAAAATCGCATCTTCCAGATGCATATCGAATTGATGGAGATGATATGAGAGAATTATTCTCTAATAAAGATTACTCCATTAAAGGTAGAGTAGAAAACGTGGGTACTGCACAACGCATTGCCCACTATCTACATAACAATGGTAAAGATGTAATAGTTTCTTTAGTTTCTCCTTATATAGATCAAAGAGAAGATTTTAAAAAATTATTAGGAGACGATATAAAGGAAATTTACGTCCATACAGAAGATATTAGAGGAAGAGAGAATTATTTTGCTCAGGCTTATTTACCACCAAAAGAAAATTTTATTGACATAGATACTTCTTATGACTCTCCTCTTGAATCTTTTATTAAACTTCTTAAACAATTAAACCTATAATGGAAAAGAAAAATACATACTTTGTAGATATCGACGGAACCATTTTTGTTTATAGAAAGTTTGAAACATATAAAAACTCAGAAGCTCAAGTAATTAAAAGTACTAAGCAGTTTTTGCAACAGAAGAAAGATGAGGGTCACTGTATTATATTAACAACTGCTAGACCAGATTATTTAAGATTACATACTGAATATGAATTAGAAGTTAATAATATTCCGTATGACCAATTAGTAATGGAAATAGAAAGAGGACCGAGATATTTAATTAATGACTTGTCTCCTCATGAACCTGGCGATAGAGCAATAGCAATTAATTTAGAAAGAGATAAAGGTATATGAAAAAGTATTCAATGTTTATTGGTAGATGGCAACCTTGGCACGACGGACATAGATGGTTGATTGATCAGAGATTAAAAGAAGGTAAAAAGGTTTGGATAGCTATTCGTAATGTCGAACCTAATGAGAATCAACCTTGGACTCCTCATGAGGTTTTAATGAATTTACAAGAAGAGTTGAATGATTTAATTCAAGAAGGTAAAATATTTATATCTATAGTCCCTGATATTGAGTCGATCAATTACGGTAGAGGAGTAGGTTATGATATCATAGAACACATCCCACCAAAAGAAATCGGAGAAATCTCAGCTACTTCTATTAGAAAACAGATGAAAAAAGATGGTAAGTTATAAAAATGATAGCCACGTTTGACAAATTTTTACTATCTGATAAAATATGTAAAAAAATAATATCAGAATATAAAGATAAAGTTTCTTTAATAGAAATGGTCAATGTTAGAAGGCAGAAAAATTATCATGAGTATGACGGAACTAGTTGGGTACATGAAGTTGTATCTGATTTGATTTGTAAAAATTTAGGCAGTCAGTACAAGTTATTAGAACGAGTTACTATTTTAAGATATGATATTAGTGATTATTTTATTGAGCATGTAGATGGTCCTAGTAATACAAAAATGAGAAATGATTTGTCATATCATTTTTACGGTGGTGTTGAGTTATCTGAAAAATCTGACTTTGACGGCGGAGAATTTTTTATAAAAAAGAAAAAAGTGGATTATAAAAAAGGAAGAATATTTACCCATGGATTTTCAGACCCACATAGTGTGAGTAAAATAACTAGAGGTACACGATGGAGTATTCATTTTTTAATTTTAAAAGAATATCAAAATGGTATCATATAAAAGACACATAGCAAAAACAATTTCCTGGAGAATTCTAGGTACGTTAGATACTTTTATATTATCTTGGGTACTGACAGGGAATGTAAAGATAGGTGCTGCAATCGGCGGTGCTGAAGTTTTAACAAAAACTATATTATATTTTGTTCATGAAAGAGCATGGTATAAGTTTTCAAAATTTGGTTTAGATAAATGATCCAATTAGGAATATCAGCTTTTTACCATGATTCTGCTGCCTGTTTAGTAGTAGACGGAAAAGTATTATTAGGTGCTGAAGAAGAGAGATTCACAGAAATTAAACATGATCATAGCTTTCCTGTTAATGCTATCTTATATGTACTAAGAGAATCAGGAATCCAAGATATCAATCAAATTGATGAGATTTGTTGGTACGAAATTCCGGAAGTTAAAAAAAATAGAGTTCTTAAAACTTTTAATAAGAACTTTTTTAAAACATTTAAAAATAGATTAAGATTTTTAAGAGACTATCATTTTAAAAGCCCAGCTAAATTATTAAAGAAGCATTTTAACTACACTGGTGACATAACATATGTAGATCATCACTTATCACATGCCGGTTTTTCATACTATACCAGCAAATATGAAAACGCTGCTATCTTATCTGTGGATGGAGTAGGAGAGTGGGAGACTGTTTCTATTTACCATGCAAAAGGTGAAGAATTATGGCAGAAGCATAGTTTTGTTTTTCCTAACTCTCTTGGGATGTTATACTCTACTGTTACTTCATTTTTAGGGTTTAAACCTAACGAAGGAGAATACAAAGTTATGGGATTAGCACCATTCGGTGACCCAGAAAAATACTACGGTAAATTATCTAAAATTTTTACTCAAGAGTATCTAGAAATAGACCAAAAATACTTTACATGGGAATATTCTGATAGAATAATGTTTAATATGGAATTTTGTAAGCTTCTAGGATTGGCACCAAGGTTTAGTGAAGAGCCGATTGAACAAGAACATAAAGATTTAGCAGCTGCATTACAAAAAATATATGAAAGAGAGTTTGAAAAATTAGTTATTCTTGCTAAGAATTATACCTCGACAGATAATATATGTTTAAGCGGAGGTTGTGCGTATAATGGTGTAGCAAATAAATTAGCCTACAAACATTTTAAATCAGTACACATACCTTACGCACCATCTGATGCTGGATCTGCTATAGGTGCTTGTTTAGTTAGTAGAGCAGGTAAGAAAGAATCCTTTAATGTTACTCCATATTTAGGACCAAGAGTAAAAGATAGTGACTTTTTACCTATATTAAGTGATTATAAGGATAAATTAAGCTGGCAAGAGCTTAAGTTTACTGAGCTTACAGCTCAAGTAGCTAAACTATTAGATGAACAGAATATAGTAGCTTGGGTGCAAGGTAGGATGGAGTTCGGCGCAAGAGCGTTGGGTAACCGCTCTATATTAGCTTCTCCAAAAAATGCTTCGATGAGAGATAAGTTAAATAGGGTAATTAAAAAACGAGAAGGCTTTAGACCATTTGCTCCTTCTGTTACTCTAGAAACAGCATTTAAACATTTTAATATAGAAGAGCCTGTACCTTATATGAATATAGTAGTTACAGCTAAGGATGATGACGGGTTTGCAAGATTTACTCGATTTCCTGCTGCTACTCATATCGACGGTACCTGCAGAGTTCAAACAGTAACACCAGAAATGAATAGTAGATACCATCAACTGTTAAAGGCAGTTGGAAGACAGACCGGTGATGAAGTATTATTAAATACCTCATTTAATCTTAAAGATCAGACTATAACGGTCTCTGGTGAACAAGCAATCAAAAGATATTTAGATTCAGACATTGATTATTTGGTTATCAATAATTATTTAATTTCAAAGAGATGAGCAAAGAAGAGAAAAAAGAAAAACTTTCTAAAGAAGAACTAGAAAGAGAGAAAAAATTTCAAGAAAAATTAAAAGAACTTAAAAAAAGAGATCCTTTTGTCTACAAAAACTTCTAAATTAAAAGTTGGATTTTTCGGTGACAGTTGGTGTGGCTGTAGCACAAAAAATAAGCAAATATACGATATATCTTGGCCTAATTTACTGACTAAGAAATTAAATGCTGAGCCATTGTATACCTGCTTACCCGGTGGTCACTTATTTCATGCATATGAAAAATTAGAAAATCATTTAAATGAAGTAGATTATGCTATAATAGTAGTTAGTGATCCGTACAGACTACCATCTGAATATCAAATACCAGCTATGAGTGCCGGTTATGATGATGAAGTTGCAGAGAGGCTTTTAGGTAAAAGACAAGCTGATATGTTTGGTAAGTATGTAGAGTATCATTATAGATTTTTTTCAAGAAAATATTCTGGTATAGCTCAAAAAGGATTATTAAGTGAAATAGATAATATGGTGAAAGATAAGAAAGCACTTATAATTCCTGGATTTAAGTTATCTATGCAAGGGTACAAAATTACTAATGCAGCATATACAAACTGTACTTTACACTCTATTAAGAGAAAACGTTTTGATAAAAATAAAACAATCGCAAATCATCTTAATGAAGAGGAAAATATTGTGTTAGCCAATGCTTTATATGATTTTATAACATCAGATTATAAAAAAGGTGAATTTGATTTAAAAAAGTATTTTAAATATTTGTATAATTGAAAATAAAAGGTTATATTGTATAGACAATAGTGTCGTAGAACCACTTTAAAAACACATTATGGGAAAATTTCAATCAACAAAAGTATTCGATGGCTTTTCGACGGTATTCCGTCAATGGAAAGCAGAAACTACCCACTGTAAATATGTACATGGGTATGGAGTTTCATTTAAATTATGGTTTGAAGGTGATTTAGATGAAAGAAACTGGGTATGGGACTTCGGCGGAATGAAAAGAGCTAAAGGAAAAATAGATGGTATGACTCCAAAAGAATGGATGGATTACATGTTCGATCATACCTTTGTAGTAGCAGAAGATGATCCGTATCTTCAATCATTTGTTAAAATGGATGAAGCAGGAGTAGCTCAAGTAAGAGTAGTACCTGCAACAGGAGCAGAAAGATTTGCTAAATTTATTTACGATAAAGTTAATCCTTTTATTGAAGAAGAAACAGAAGGTAGAGTAAAAATAGCAAGAGTAGAATTTAGAGAACATGGTAAAAACTCAGCAATATATGAGCCTAGGTAGAATAGAAGATTATAATAAAACTTTACCTATAGTAGAGCTCTATACTGCTGTACAATCAGAAGGATCTAGACAAGGATTTCCTACTATAGTAATACGTACTACAGGTTGTACGCATAGATGTTATTTCGGAGAAGGTGGATGGTGTGATTCTTGGTATACTTCTATACATCCCGAAAAAGGAAAATATAACTTCCAGGATATCATAGATATGTATAATAGTCATCCGCATATTAGTGAAATGATGTTGACAGGAGGTTCGCCTACTATGCATAAAAAATTAGTTAATGAATTAACACATTTTGCTAATGAGAGAGATATTTTCATTACTATTGAAACTGAAGGAAGTCACTTTCTCCCCACAGACTATCCTATTAACCTTTTATCTATTAGTCCTAAGTTTTCTAATTCTATTCCAGTTATAGGTGTGGAAACTCCAGAAGGTAAGATAACTGATGATAAGATGATTAAACAGCATAATAAATTTAGAGTAAATGTTGAAGCAATTAAAGAAAGCATTAATTATCATTCCGATTACCATATTAAACCGGTTCTTGATAAAGAGCTGTCGATGGTGCCAGAAGTAGAAGAGTTTATTAATAAATTAGAAATTCCTAAAGAAAAAATATGGGCAATGCCTGCAGGTGATGATAGAGTTTCACTTTTTGAGAGTTATCCGGTAGTAATGAACTTCGTTAGAGATAAAGGATGGAGATTTACCGGTAGGGCTCATATTATGGCGTTTGATACCGAAAGAGAAGTATGAGTTATATCATAGGATCTAAATGTATAGGAACAAAAGATGGTGCTTGTATAGCTGTTTGCCCAGTAGATTGTATAGAGGAAGGAGAGGATAGCATGTATATCGACCCTGAAACTTGCATTGACTGTGGTGCTTGTGTGCCAGAATGCCCAGTTGAAGCTATCTTCGATTCTGAAGAAGATGCAATAGCAGCCGGTGAACTAGAGGCTGTAAAAAATAACTATAAATTTTACAATTTAAAATATGAAAACTAAAAATTTTATTTTATTACTTAGTTTAGTTTTACTAAGCTGTACTAAAACACAACCAATCGTAGCTCAAGATTTAAGAGAAAGAGTTGAATTTGATATAGACGGATTATTTTCTGGAGTTTATTCTGAAGTGTTAGAGCAACCATTAGAGGTTACCTATATAGTTCCTTGTCCGGATGGAGATGCTTCAAGAAGTGGATTAGATTTTTACGAAGATGATAATATTCATACATCAGATGATGATGATTATAGTAATAACGTTTGGGATAAAGGACATTTAGCTCCTGCTGCAGCATTTGCTTGTGATAGAGAAACAATTAAAAAAACTTTTACTTATTTAAACTCAGCCTTACAGCATCAATCACTAAATAGAGGAGCTTGGAATCGATTAGAATCGGTCGAAAGAGGAATGGCTATCTGGCATGAAGTAGAAGTAAGAATAGAAGTAATATTTGATGAAAATAGTCAAGTACTTCCATCCGGCGCTACAGTTCCCAAAGCTTTTAGAAAAACTATAAAAGCTGGAGATATCACAAAAGTATTTTATTTCCCTAATATAGATACATCAGGTACTGATTGGGAAGATTATTTAGTTAATTAATATGAGCGATAAAGAATTCGTACAATGGTTTAGAGGGTTCGTAGAAGGAGCTCATCACTATAATATCACCCCTAAACAGTGGGATGATTTAAAAGATAAGTTGTCATTAGTAAAGAAGGAAGGTCCATCATCTTTTGCCTATCAATTGGACAAATCTTGGGTTACTGATATAGCTTATTAGGTTATATTTTGTTTAATTTAAATTTTAATTAATGAGAAATCTCGTTACAATGCTGTTAACATTCTTAACAGTAGGAGCTTACGCTCAACAAGTAGCTGTTAAGGATACAGTCCTGACACAGCAGCTAGAAGAGGTAGTAGTCTCATCAAGGGTAATTGACGTTGCAAAAGAACGAATTACACCTGTTGCAGTATCTACTATTTCCGCTAGTGACATTTCTTTAAAAACAGGAAACTTAGAGTTCCCTGAAATTATGAACAACACCCCAGGTGTTTACGCTACTAAGCAAGGAGGAGGATATGGGGATTCTCGTATCTCACTTCGAGGTTTTGATCAGCGTAATACATCTTTCTTAATTAACGGTCAACCCGTTAATGACATGGAAAACGGGTGGGTGTACTGGTCTAACTGGCAAGGATTAACGGACGTTGCTTCCGGAATCCAAATCCAAAGAGGACTTGGTGCATCAAGACTGGCTGTCCCTTCTGTGGGTGGTACAGTATCTATCTTCACTAAAAGTGCGGATAAAAGACAAGGCGGTTCATTTACCCAAGTAGTAGGTAACGACGGGTATACTAAAACGACTGCTGCTTACAACACTGGATTAAATGAAAATGGATGGGCTACATCTGTTTTATTAAGTAAGTGGGCTGGAGATGGCTATATTTACAACACCAGTGGTGAAGGTTGGACTTACTTCTTTGCATTAGGATATGCACCAGAAGATTCTGATCATGCTATTAACTTTTCTTTATTAGGTGCAGGACAATGGCACCACCAAAGAGATGTTTGGGTATCTATTAGAGATTACCAAAACTTTGGTGAAGAAGGAATTGATAGAAGATGGAACTCAAACGGTGGTATTTTAAACGGAGAAGAATATAGCCTTAGAAGAAACTTCTATAACAAACCATTAGCTACAATTAACTGGGATTGGGACATTTCTGATAATGTTCAATTAAATACATCCCTATATGGTTCAGCTGGTAGAGGTGGTGGAACAGGTCCAAGAGGTAGAAACTACTACAACTCGGAAACTGATATCTTACCATTTAGAAAAGACCTTACTGAACATTATTTAGAAAATGGTAGAGGTTCAAGATTGGCTAACGGTTTCATCGATTTTGATGCAATCGTTCAGTACAATAGAAATAACACTCAAGGATATGATGGAGGAATCTCTGCATATCAAGGAGCTTTAATCGCTTCTAACGGGTACAATGATGATAACGTAAATAGAGCTGGTCTAGTAAGAAGAGCTTCTATGAACTCTCATGATTGGGTAGGTGCTATTTCAAACTTAGATATTACTGCTGGTAAGATGAGATACTCTATCGGAGTAGATTTAAGAAACTACAAAGGTTACCATTATAGAGTACTAAATGATCTATTAGGATTTGATGCTTATTACTCTACTGGTAATAAAAACTCAGAAGGACAGATTATTGAATCACTAGTTGAAGCAAGTCCATTTCAAAACACTGGAATTAGAGGACCTAAAATCGATTACTACAATATCGGATATGTAGGTTGGCAAGGTGTTAATGGTTTAGCTGAATACTCAGGAGATGCATTAACTGCTGTAATTCAAGCAGGTCTTTCTAATCAATCATTCCAAAGAGAAGATTTATTTGATCAACCATCTAACTACCTTTCTGAAAAGAAGAACGTTGGTGGTGGGTATGTTAAAGGTGGCGCAAACTACAACCTAGATGCTAAGTCTAATGTATTCTTTAACGCAGGGTATATTTCGAGACAGCCTAATTTCGATGCAGTATTCCCTAACTACGCTAATAACGTTAACCCAAATCTACAGAATGAAGAAATTAAATCTTTAGAACTTGGATACGGATTTATCACAGACAAAGTTAAATTAAACGTAAATATCTACTCTACTAACTGGGGTAATAGATTTGTAACCAGATCTCTTACTAACCAGCAAGGTGTTGATGGATTTGCTCAATTTAGAGATATCGATGTAACTCACAACGGTGTTGAGATTGAAAGTTCATACAAACCATCTAGTAGAACTACATTCAAAGGAATGCTATCAATTGGTGATTGGGAATACGATAATAACTTCGAAGCAGAATTATTTGACGAGAACCAACAATCAATCGGTACAGGTACTTTATATACTAAAGGAGCTAAAGTAGGGGATGCTGCACAATTTGTAGCTAACTTTGCAGTCGATCAGAGATTCGGCTCTAAACTTAAAGCTGACCTATCATATAGATTCGTTGACGGATTATATGCTGATTATTCAATTACTGATTCAGCATTTACTTCTCCAGATAACGATGGAGCACTTAAATTACCTTCTTATGGTCTTGTTGACCTAGGAGCTACTTTCTTTGCAGGAAGAGGGTGGAGTTTAAGAGCTAATGTTAATAACGTATTAGACACAACTTATATTGCTGAGTCTAATTCAAATATCCATGCAAGTGCAACTTCAACTACATGGAATGGAATTGATGTAAGAAACTCGGTATGGTTCGGATTCGGAAGAACTTGGAACGTATCTCTTAAGAAAAGATTCTAACATTAAAAATAATTAAGGGGAGCCCTTGCGGCTCCCTTTTTTTTTCATATATTATAGTATGGCAAAAAAGGTTGTATTAACGTGGGAGGATATAAACTCTCTATTGGATAAAATTCACAAACAGACACAAGGAAAAATAGATATGGTTACGGGTATACCGAGAGGTGGTACCTTACTGGCGATAATGTATTCGCATAGGTTTAATGTTGCTTATTTACCTTATATGAGTAACCATTATGAAAGACTTCTAATAATTGATGATATAGCAGATTCAGGAATTACATTTACAAAGACTAGTAAAGAGTTTCCTAATTGTAAGTATGCTGCTATTCATTATAAAAATACTTCAACTTTTAAACCTGACTTCTACGGATTAGAAATACCAGAAGATTATGGATGGATCGTTTATCCGTGGGAAAAAAAAGATTCCAAACCTATACAGGATTATTTGGATAATTGAGTAAAAAATCATATATTATATTAAATAAAGTTTATATGGGTGATAGTGTAAAAAACGAAATTGAAATTGTAAAGACAGGTTTTGCTAATGGTGTAGCACCTGGTTTTCCATTAACTGAAGATGAGAAATGGAATGTAGTAGAAGAAGCAGCTGAAGCTTATGGTAAGTTTTTAGATGCATTAGGATGTGATTGGAAGAATGATCCTAACTCAGCTGATACTCCTAGAAGGGTAGCAAAAGCTTATGTTTTTGATCTTTGGAAAGGTAGATACGATGCTATGAGTGATATTACAGCATTTCCTTCTGATGGATATGACGGTATAGTACAAGAAAGTAACATACCAGTTACCTCTATGTGTAGTCACCACCACCAGACCATAGCTGGTAGAGTATCGATAGCTTACGTTCCTTCTAAAAATGGTAAGGTTGTAGGATTATCTAAGTTAAATAGAATTGTAGAGCATTTTGGTAGAAGAGGAGCTATACAGGAGCAACTTACTGTTGCTATTCATAATGCTATCCATGTTATATGTGAAGGTAATTTAGGAGTAGCAGTAATGATAGATGCAACTCATAACTGTGTTAGTTGTAGAGGAGTAAAGCATTCAGGAGCATCAATGCAAACAGCTAAACTATCAGGTTGTTTTCTAGAAGAAGATGCTGCTAGAGCAGAGTTTTATAAAAATATTGAACTTTCTAGCAAATGTCGAATCTAGAACACGATATTAGACCTTGGGGGGAGTATCAAGTACTCTATGATGGAGAAGACTGTAAAGTAAAACGTATTACAGTTTTACCCGGTAAAAAACTATCACTTCAGTATCACTATAAAAGAGATGAACTTTGGCAGATCATCTCAGGTAAAGCAAAGTTAGTTATAGGATCTGAAGATCTTAAGTATGAAGAATTTGAGTTGCTTCCTCAAGATGATTTCTTTATATTTAGAAAACAACATCACCGTATAGAGAATATAGGTGAAGAAAATTTAGTCTTTATTGAAATACAAACAGGTGACTATTTCGGTGAAGACGATATAATAAGATTACAAGATGATTTTGGTAGAGTAGACTTTGATCATTTAAAAGATTGGGTTGATATAAAAGAAGAACAAAAAGCCAACAAAACTGATTGGTGGAAAAAAATGAGTAAAGATGGCAATTAAATTAGACGACCATATAGTAGAAATAGAAGGTATTAGGTATATACCTTATGAAGTAGCAGTAAAAGCAATCTCTGAGATAGGAGAAGATCAGATTAATAGAGCTGATGAACTTCTAAATAAACTAGCTTCTGACTTAAATTTAACATTTAAAAATATAGATAAGAATGATTAAGATAGCTCACGAATCTCCTAAGAGTATATTTGAAGACGTACAAAGATTTACCGATTATGATTATGCGTTAGTTCATTTATTTGAAGAGGATGAGGAGTATCTTAAAATCTTTGAAAAAGCTGTTAGAAAAGGAAGAGAAGTAATTTTAGATAATTCTATTTTTGAATTAGAAGAAGCTTTTGATGCAGATAAATTTGCTAAGTGGGTGGATCATTTAAGACCTACCTGGTATATTGTACCGGATGCTTTAGAAGATTCTGTTAAGACATGTAAACAGATGGCTTCTTGGGATAAGAGGTATTCTGAGTTACCTGGTAAAAAGATAGGAGTAGTTCAAGGTAGAACATATGAGGAAATCGTAAACTGTTACAAGTTTATGGATAATTCTGACGTTGATATGATTGCTATTTCCTTCGACTATTCATACTATACTAAATCAGTACCTCATCCTAATAAGTATGTTAGTTGGATGTTAGGTAGAGTTAAGTTATTAGGAGATCTACTTAAGGATGGAGTAATAAACGTAAATAAGAAGCATCATTTATTAGGATGTGGGTTACCGCAAGAGTTTCAATATTACAAGCATGCTGATTATAATTGGTTATACTCTCTTGATACTTCTAATCCTGTAGTTCACGGTATTAAGGGAATTAGTTATGCCGATCAAGGACTATGGTCTAAAGAATCTCAAAAACTATTTGAACTGATTAACTCAGATGTAAGTATAGACCAGTTAAGTGTTATTAAAAATAATATTCAAAAATTTAGATGGTTTGCAAATGGACAACAAGATGTGGATAGCGTTTTTTAGTCAGACAGGATCTGAAATTGCCGATATTGCTGAGTCGTTAGGTAGATGGCCTGATAGAATAGTAACTAACGATAGACCAGAGCATCTTAGAACTATAGATGCTAGAATAGAAAAACAAGGTTACTTTACTTTCAGCAATAAACCTGATGTAGAAGAGTATGCTGACTTACTTACGTACTTTCCGGACGCTATCATAACTCTACATGGTTGGTTAAGAATAATGCCTCCTGAGATTTGTGAAAGACATAGAATATTTAATGGTCATCCAGGATTAATAACTGAATACCCAGAACTAAAAGGAAAAGATCCTCAGATAAGAGCTTACGAAGGCATTAAAGCTGGAAAATATCTGACTGCTGGAGCAGTTTTACACCACGTAACTGCTGGAGTTGATGAAGGTAAGGTTATTATGGAAGAATATTTTAATGCGCAAGATTTGTCTCTTGATGAATTATTTCGTATATTGAGAGATAGAAGTTTATATATGTGGTGTAATTTTCTTAAAAAGGTTTTATGATTACAAGAATAGCATTAGTAGGAGCAAGTAGTACAGGAAAGACTACAGTTTATGAATTACTTAAGTCTAAGTTACCTAAGTATGAATTTATTAATGAATCAACCCGTTCTGTCGGTCAATATGGATTTCCTATCAATGAAAACGGAACAGATGCTACCCAATTAGCTATCAGTTCTTTTCATTTAGAGGCATTACTTAATCCTTATAATCTTGTATTAGATAGATGTTATATGGATCTAGTAGCATACTCTAGATTTATGCCTAATATAAGCAAAGAAACGTTAAATTACATCTTAGATACATGGAAACGTGTTAAAGGCGAGTATACTCATTATGTGTATTTTCCTATTGAATTTGATTCTGTAGACGATGGAGTAAGGAGTATCGATGAGCGATGGAGAAAGGATATAGATGATGAGTTTTTTGAAATGCTACAAGATGTGAGACAACCTTATTTAACTGTGACTGGATCACCGATGCAAAGAGTAGAACAAATTATAGATTTTATAGAAAATGGGAAAACAACTACAGCTATTCTCTGATCAAGAGATTGGACCTTGCAGCAATCATGCTAATGAATACGTTCCGTTTGTATCGGAAGTAGAAGAGTTTAATACTACATTTGGTAAACCTAATAATTATGAACCAACCATCCCTGAAGAAAAAGAATGGAAATTCGTATACGACTTTATACTCGAGGAACTTGAGGAGTATAGAGAAGCGTGCGAAAGAGGAGACATCGTGGAAGTTTTGGATGCTTTGTGCGACATTGCTTATGTTTCCATTGGGAACGGTACTATGCTACATGGCCTTAAAGATAAGATATGGCCAGCATATCTCGAAGTACAAGCGTCTAATTTATCGAAGGCTTGCACATCTGAAGAAGAAGCAATTGAAACCGTCAGCGTACGAGCTAAGGAACAAGGTGAGGAGTGTCATTATGAAAAGGTAGGAAAAGTTTTTGTAGTATATAGAACTAGAGATAGAAAAGTAATGAAATCAGTTAATTATTTTAGACCTGATTTGACTAAGTTTTTTCAAGAGGAGGAAATAGATAAATGTAGACCTAATTTTGATCCCGGTACAATAATTTAAATATAATAATATGTCAGAAGTTAAAAATTATCAAGAAGTAGTAGATATTGCATCTAAGCATTTAGGTAAAGTAGGAGGCGATGGATACTCAGATCAATATAATAGAGATTTATTGGTTAAGGTACCTAGGTTCTTAAATAGAGAAGGTTACGGATTAACATCAGATAGTTTTGTTGGTGTTGATGTTTGGAATGCTTATGAAGTATCTGCTATTACTGTAAAAGGTCAACCAGTAGCCGGTATGTTAAAGATAGTATGTCCAGCTGATTCCGAATTTCATGTTGAATCTAAATCGATTAAGTTATATTTAAACTCTTTTAATATGACTCAAATTGGTGAAACTGCTGCCGATTGTATTAAAGCAATCGAAGCTACTGTAAAAAGAGATTTAGATGAGTTACTAGAAACTGAGACAACTGTATCTTTTTATGCAAGTAGTGAAGAGGCGGAAGTTCTATCTTTCGAAGATTATCAGGATGTAGCAGATGTAGTAGATTTAGATCAAATAGACTTTACTTCTTTTAAATCAGATGCTTCTCAATTGAAGATTGAGGATACTGATGAGGAAGCTAAGGTAGTAAAATTAAGATCTAATCTTCTTAGATCAAATTGTAGAGTTACTAACCAACCGGATTGGGGAGATGTATTTATTAAACTTAAAGGTAAACATCTTCCAGCAGCAGACTCCTTAGCTAAGTATATTGTTAGTCATAGAACCGTTAGTCACTTTCATGAAGAGATATGCGAAATGGTTTTTAAACATATTTCTGATGCATATGAACCTGAAGAGCTGATGGTAGCTTGTCTATATACTAGGAGAGGAGGTATAGATATTAATCCTGTAAGAGCAACTCATAGTAGTTTAATACCTGAATTCTTTACTAACCCTGATTATTTAATTCAGAAGACTCTAAGACAGTAATGAAGGCTGGGAAGATTTGGGGGAATACCGAGATGATTCATAAAAATGGAGTTTTAGAATTCCATAGGATTGAATTTAACGCTGGATATAAATGCTCCGAGCATGAGCATAAATTTAAGTGGAACGGTTTTTTTGTTGAATCTGGTAAAATGTTAATTAGAGTTTGGCAAGATGATCAAAATTTAGTTGACGAAACGATTCTTAACGCAGGTGAATTCACTATGGTTAAACCAGGTAAATTTCATCAGTTTGAAGGATTAGAAGACGGTGTTGCTTTTGAACTGTATTGGGCAGAGTTTAATCATGAAGATATTTATAGAAGAACAGTAGGTTCAAAAAGTTAATTATGGCAGTAGAAAAAACTGAAGTAAAAGAATTGATTGCAGTTAGAGTCCCACCAGGAGATAACTGGGAATTAGTAATAGATAAGGAAAACATTATTGAAGGTTTAGTTCAAGCATTAACTCAATATATGCGTAAAACTAAATTTAAAGGTCACTATAGATTAGAACCTTTAAATGGTAAACTATTTGCTATCAAAGAAACTGAAGTAATTGTTCCGGAACCAGAACCAGAGGTATGGGACCTTTACGGTGAAGGTTCGTACTAATGTCAAGATTCTTCAAAAAATTATCCTATAAATACGATTACTTGAATCTTGAATTAGAAGAAACTCAAGAACTCTCCGATGAATATCAGGTTGAATTCAATAAATTATTTGGGAAGTATTTTATAGATAAAAATTCGGAAATGTGGGTTAATGAAGCCACAGGAGAAATCAGAAAAGAAAGACCAGAGAAAGAAGAAGAAAAAGAAGTAAAACCTAAAAAGGTACCGAATAAGAAACTAAAAGAGCTCTATAAAACTCTTTCAAAGTTTGTTCATCCTGACAAAGGAGGTAATACAGAACTTTTTAATAAGGTTAAAGATTCATACGAGAATGAAGATTTATTTTCTTTACTGAAGTTTGCTGGAGATTATGAACTTAAGTATGAGTATGATGAAAAAGATAAAGAGTTAATTAGTAGTTCAATTAAAAGAGTAGAAGACAAAATTAATACCTTACAGAATACTTTAGCCTGGCATTACTGTACAGGAGATAAACACAAAAAAATTACAGTTATTAAAATGCTTGAAAAACAGTTAAATATAGAAGTAAAACAGGAAGATATACCTAAAGAGTTACATTTATGAAATTTATAACCGGTGAAGACTTTCAAAGCTTGTGCGGCACTCAGATAAGTATAGAACCCTTTACACCTTATGAACTTAAATCAGATATAGTTATTAATGCTTGGGATTATGATTTTACTGATTATGATAATAGTGAATTAGTTTATGTCAATATTGATTTAATAAAAGGACCAATCAAGCCTGAAAATTTAAATGAAGAGTCTAAAAACACGTTAGTATTCGATAAAGAAGTTAATATAGTAGATAGTTTAAAAAAATTTAAAAATCCATTTAGGTTAGTATTACATAATAATGACGCCGGTTTTGATGAATCTAATTTAGAACTTCTAGACATACCAAATTGTAAAAAGATATATACGCAAAACGTTTTAATAGAACACGAAGATGTAGTACCTATTCCAATCGGTTTAGGTAATTCTTGCTGGCATTACGGAGATCAAACAGCTTTTGATAATATTGAACCCAGTGAAGAAAAAACAGAAGATATCTTTTTTAATTTCACGATAGAGGGAGGATGTCGAGACGTTAAGAGACCTGACTGTTTTAATAAATGTACTCAATTAGGAATACCTTGGATTAAATCGTTAGATCAGAGAAGTTATATAGAAAAACTTAACACTTATAAGTTTATTATCTCTCCTGAAGGTAACGGTATAGATTGTCATCGTACTTGGGAAGCTCTTTACTTAAAGACTATCCCTATTGTTGACAAGAATAAAGTTACAGAGCATTTCAGTAAACTTTTTCCTATGGTTTTAGTTGATGACTGGAATACCTTTAAATTAGATGATTTAAACGGTGTTTACGAAAAAGCTGACTGGTCTAATTATGAATTGCTTGATTTTAATAAATTTATTTCTTATATTGGTATAATATGGCAGTAAAAAGAATATTTGCGTTTGGAGACAGCTTTACTCAAGGTGAGGGAGCTAATTTAAAATTATGTAGAGAGATAGAAGCTATTTTCGTAAAAGAAAGAAGTAAGTCTAAACGTGCTCATGGTTTAGCTTTAGTAAGTGATATAAATCGTAAACTATCATGGACTCAACACGTAGAAGATGATTTAGGAATATACGTTGATAATCAAGCTGAAACAGGTGCAAGCAACCAAAAGATATTCCAGAAAGTTTTTGATGTTGACAAATGGGCTAAGTTTAATTCTGATGATTTAATTATTGTAGCATGGAGTTCTATTTTAAGAGATCCTATGCCGTTTCTACCCAATGTGTATCAAGAATCCTCTCCTACCGGTATTGGATGGTCAATAAAAGAATTAGCAGGAAAAGATGCAGAAAGATTATTTTTAGAGACCTACCCTGATAAGTTAGATAAATCTGAAAAAAACTATTTAATTGAAACGTTAGTTCCTTTTATGAAGGAATTCTTTAAAGATTATATAGTGGATATTCACGACGGTTCACTACATAATTATCTTACAGTTAATTACATTTACTTTTTACAGAAGTTTTTTGAATCTAGAGGCATTAGGTATATGATGGTAGATGCTTTTGAAAATACTACTGCATATAAAAGTTGTAATCCTAAGTTATGGAAAAGTATAGATACAGAGTACTATATGGGATTCGATAAAACTACCTTATGGGATTTGTTAAATGATAAGTGTGGTGAAAAAGATGTATGGGAAGATGAAGAACTTCGTAGTAAAACAGATGGAATAAAGCATCATCCTAATATGGAAGGATATAAAATTATAAGTGAATTCGTATTAGAATATCTTAAAGAAACTTTTTTTAAGAAAACAGCAATATAGTTTCTCGTCTGAGATTATTTTCTTATATTTAAGTAATAAAACGGTTATATGGAAAGTGAATATACTTTAACTATGTATGAGGAAGATTTAGGATTTCCTCGAAAAACTTTAGAAAAATATATTAGAGACCCTCAAGCAGCCAGAGACGCAATAATGTACGGCGGTAAACCCTTTTTAACTGAAGAAATTATTAAAAATTGGGCTTGTCATTACTTTAGAAGAGATATGAAAGTAGCAAGGACTACTAATAATTTTGGCTTTGATGTAGTTAGTGATGATGGTGAAATTTTTATTGAAGTTAAAAGTAGTTGGAAACCTGATTCTAAATACGTATCTTTTAAAAGTATAGGTCAGAAGAAAGATGCTAACGGTGAGTATGCATTTACTCATATAGCTTTTTATTCTCCTTTATTAGATCCGAATGGAGTTGTTCTTTTTACTAGAAAGCAATTTGTAGAACAAGTTGTTTTACCCCCAGCTGGTAAATTAAATATAAAAATGGATCTAAATGAAGGTTATGATAATAATACTTGTCATAAGTCTTCTGTAGCATTTTATAATAATATTAAATGGATGTAATGCAATTAGAAAAAAAGTACTATACCGTCCAAGACTCAGAGACGTTAAAGTTAATGTTTCAACACATACAAGAGTCAGATATTATCGCAGTCGATACTGAGACTTCAGGTCTTAATCCTAGAAAGAATAAAATTGTAGGTTGGTCACTCTCAGGAGATGAAGGTATTGGATTTTATATTCCTACTTTAGTGTGGAACTTTGAGAAAGGTGAGCTAGAGTTGCAGACGATAGATGGTACTTCTACTGAAACTATCTCTAAAAATTTACTAAAAGCGTTAAAAGGTAAAAAATTAGTATTTCATAATGCTTCTTTTGACGTTCAGTTTATTAAGAACTATTTCGGTATCGATTTGTTACCTGATGTTTGGGTTGATACTGGACTACTTGTTCATACAGTTTATGAAGAAGGAGCTTTTGGCTATGGTAATCCGTTTGGATTAAAGTCAATTGCTATTATGAATCAAGAAGCTCTAGGGTTAGATGTAGAAAAAGCAGCTAACGAAGAGCAAATAGAACTAAAAGAAAGTATAAAGAAAAATGGAGGCTCAGTTACTAAAGAAAGTTTTGAAATTTATAAAGCTGATCTTGATATTCTTAGCAAGTATGCCAGTGCAGATACTGACCTTACTTTACGTATCTGTAACTTATATCTTAAAAAACTTAAAGAAGAAAAATTAGAGAAGTTCTTCTTTGAAGATGAAGTTATGCCTATCTACCGTGAAGTAACTGTCCCTATGGAAGCTGCAGGTGTTGATTTAGATGTAGAACTTATAGAACAGATTCATGAGGAGATAGTAAAAGATCAAGAAGAAAATAAAAAGATTGTGATGAAATCTTTACTAGCTCTTTCTGAAGTAAAAGAATGGGTAGTAGCTACTTCTATTACTAACTTTCCTGTATCTCATAAAGGTAACTGGGCTCAAAGGTTAGTACAAAGATACTCGCTACCTTTACCTAAATCAGAGAAAACCGGAAAATACTCTCTTACTCAGAAGAACATAGAGCAGTTAGAAGACTCTCCTGTAAAAGAATTCTTACTTACCGGTAATGAAGACTTATTAGAAGACCTTGAAAAAGCTAGGATATCTATGTCGCTATGGAAGGAGTCTAATGACGGTGAATACATTAATATACAGTCTAAAAAGCACCTTGGAGAGATAGTTTTTGACTATATGGGAATTCAACCTAAAGTTGCTGGTGCTAATACTAAATCCGGTAGAGCTAAGTTTGATATGGATATGGTTAAGGATTTAGCAAAAGATTATACTTGGGCTGAAAATCTAAGAATTTATAATAAACTACTTAAAATTAAATCTACGTATGTAGATAGATTTAGAGATAGAAATGAAGATGGTAAGTACTATTTTTATTTTAAGCAGAACGGTACTGTGTCTGGTCGATACGGTTCTGATGCTCAGCAACTACCTAAACCTCTAGAAGAAGGAGAAGATGCTCCGATTATTATGAAGTATGTAAACATAGTGAGAGCATTTTTAACTGCCGGTAAAGGTAGAAAAGTAATTGATGCAGATTACGAATCACTAGAACCTCATTGCTTTGCTTCAGTATCTGGAGATGAGAAGCTTCAAGAAATATTTAATAACGGTTGGGATTTCTATTCATACGTAGCTATACAGACTGAAAAATTAGAAGGAGTCTCTGCTGATAAAAAAGCTGATAATTACCTTAAAAAGCTAGATCCTGTTAAGAGAAATAAAGCTAAAGCTTATTCGTTAGGGGTTGCCTACGGAATGGAAGCTTATGCTCTTAAAATGACTTTGGGAGTCGATCAAAAGACTGCAGAAGGTTTAATTAAAGGTTACTTAGATGGATTCCCAGGTCTAGCTAAATGGAGAGAAAACTCAAGGAGACAGGTTAAGGATAACGGTTTTATTAAAAATTATGTTGGTAGAGTAAGACATTTACCTAGAGTTAAGAAGATCTATGAAAAGTTTGGTGAGCAGATGATGGATTGGAGATTTAGAAAAGATCTTGAGAATCAAGGATATAGTAGAGACGATGTCATTAAAGTTTATAGAGATTATAGAAACGGATTAAATAACTGTTTAAACTTTCAGTTACAGTCTTTAGCAGCAGCGGTAGTAAACAGAGCAGCAGTACAGATAAATAGAGCTGCTAAGGAGATGAATATTGATGCTTACGTACAAGCTCAAGTTCATGACCAGTTAATTATAAACGTAGATGAGAATCAAGCTGAGGAATTTGCTCCTGTAGTACAGAAGATTATGGAAAATACTACTAAGCTTCCTGGCGTAACCTTAAAAGCACCTCCTGAAATAGCTGATAACTGGAGAGATGGACATTAAAATTTAAAATATGATAAGAACAGCAGAGGTAGTAACACCTAAACATCCGGACAAAATATGCGACAGAATATCAGATGCTATATTAGACGCATGTCTTCAACAAGATCCAAATACAAGAGCAGCGATAGAAACTATGGGTGGTCATGGTATCATAACAGTTACTGGAGAACTTACCACAACAGCATATGTAGAGATTCCTGATATAGTTAAATCAGTTTATGGAGAAGATATAGGTATTCAGGTAAATATAGTTAAACAGTCACCAGAAATATCTCAAGGAGTTGATACTGGCGGTGCAGGTGATCAAGGAATAATGATCGGTTACGCTTGTAATGAAAATGAAGATTATGTTCCTCAAGAATATTATTTAGCAAGAAAACTAGCTCAAGAGATATATCATAGATATCCATATGATGGCAAAACCCAGGTAACTATTGATGGAGAGAAACTTAGAGTAGTTGCTTCATTCCAGAACGCTCCTTCTTCTGAATTAGAAGAGATTGTTAGAGGGTACTTTGCTCAATACTCTAAATATACGTTAGAAGAAGTACATTGTAATCCTGCTGGAGATTGGAATATAGGAGGATTTGTTGCTGATACAGGATTAACTGGTAGGAAGTTAGCTGTAGATAATTATGGACCTAGAGTTCCTCTTGGTGGAGGAGCATTTAGCGGTAAAGACTGTACTAAAGTAGATAGGTCAGCTGCTTATATGGCTAGAAAGATTGCTGTAGATTTTCTTAAGGAATGGGATGCTGAAGAAGTGTTAGTTAGATTAGCTTACG